ACGAATTTAAACCTGCTATTGCTTATAAAATTCCACAGATTACATCTATTTCAGATGTAAAAGGTTGGAGCCCAACTCCAACTAAAAATGTCAAATCAAATACAGTTATCCCGATTGAAACATTAGTCTCTGCACTGAAGTCTAAAAAGACTTCTGAAGCAAGCAAAAAGGATATTGCCGATTACTTAATCAAACATTATCCAAAAGAGTCGGTTAACGCTGAAATAAGCAAAATTAAATCTAAAAAAGTGAGTGAAAACATCCTTGCAATAGTTGTTTCCACTCACGATGAAAAATAAACAACAGTGCATAATTAAAGCACACAACAGTGTTACCGCCCCTATGTATTCCCAGTACATAGGGGCTTTTTATATGCAACTGTTATAAACCAAACTACCATTTTCTGGAAGCTCTCAGCGGCGATTTAAGCGACTTTTACAACAAATAGATATTAAAGTACCATGATACTATATTCTTTTCTCTATCGGCGTCTCACAGCGTCTCACGGGTATTCCTTATTTCGCGACGGTTTTTGGAACGGCAAAACATACCGAAAACATTACAAAATATCATGGAAAAATTTTTTTATTTTTTTTCGATTTATTTTGGCATTTCTCTATTCTAGTTCGACAGTATAAGTGGAAGAAATTAAAAGTTTCTTTCCTTTTAAAGTGTTTCTCACTTATAAAATAATAAGTTGGAAATGCTTAATAAGTTACCCGTTTCCAATGGGACGCAAGCCGAATGGTGTGCGTAATCCGGAGGGGCTGGATAACTCAGGACGCAAGGAGTCCCAAAAACCGAAACACTCGTGTGCTAGCTACGCTGGCTGTAACATCGAGGGCGGTATTCCAACCGCCTCGGCTCGAAAGGGTTCGACTCTGAGCGGTCAAAAGCTTGACTTGAGCAAGCCCACAACTCGGGACTGCGACTTTTGCCACGTGCTTCTGTTGCGGTTGGGTAGGGCGAGACAAGGGGACAAAACAACGTCCGTTTCGGCGGTTCGTTGCCTCGGTTGTGAGGGGTTGAGCTATGACCTAGACCTGTTGCGTTGAAAGCCCATTTTGCAAAATCTACCTTGAGCAAGATTTTAACCTTGCCTTGAGTCGCCTTTGGATAATTATACCATTTTTCTGACGGCGGTTCAATGCAAGGCTAAATTTTTGTAAACCGGAACTATCCGGATTTTAAGGAGGATTATTATGGCAACTAACACGAATCAGACTCAGAATTCCGTCAGACAGGCACTTCTCGAAAAAGCGGCGAATGGAAACACGTCGTATGTCAGAAGATCTAATATTCTCGATCATGGCGGTTCTGATCCGTCTTGGGATTGGTACGATAAGATCATGTGTGATTTTGAAGAGACTGCACGCAGATACGTAAGCCGTCTTTTCGACGTCGTTGAGCTTGACGGTATCACCGTTGAGGAAGCTCAGCAGAAACGTGATGCTGAGCTTGACGCAATCTGCAAAGAGCTTATTGCACTCAAAAAGGAAATGCTCAAACGCATCGACCCAGAGGGCAAGCACATCGTTTCCAGTCATGACGGTGACGTTATCGGGATCATGGCACATGGAACTGAAGCGACAGCTAACAATGTCGAGGGTAAAAAAGGCTTCGAGTCAACCCGTCAGGATACATTTGCTTCCCGTGCAAAGTTCCGTCATGCACTCGAAGGTTATTGGGGGCGGATCATTCTTAACGCTGGCATGATGTCCCCTGAGCGGGCAACATTCCTGCGTGAAGAACGTAATCTTCTCGGTAAGGTCAGATCTGCCAAAAAGACAGTGGATGATCTTTCCTCTGAACTGACAGGAATCCAGAACGCAAAAGAAAAGGCGTCTGGCGGAGCTGAGTATTTCGATGAGGTCATCAAAAATTTGACCGCAAAAATCGAGGGTGCTAAAGCGGCCCAGAAAAACGCTGAGCGTGCATTAAAGGCTTTTTATGGCAACAATCCTAACGGAGTTGCAACTGAGCCGACTATTCAAGAGGTAATGGACAAGAAGAAAAAAGAAGAGCTCAAGGAGAAGGCAAAAGAAGCGGCTAAAGAGATGACGATGAAGCAGATGAAAGAGCTTCTTGATCAGCATAACGTCAAGTACAGCAAAAAGGCGAATAAGGAGCTTCTCACGAAAAAGGTTGTTCCTGTACTCATGGCAACCATGTGCGATGAAGAGCCTGAGCATGCTGAGCCAGAAGCCGCAGCCGCAGTTGCCGAAGCCAAGACAGCGTAGATTTCCCGAGGGGTGGCGAGAGTCACCCCTCTTGTGTTCAACACGCATTTGAGGGCAGGGTTTATGTCCTGCCTTGAAACGGGTGCTGAACGCCCGAAGGAGGTTTGGTATGAAAAACTTATGCCCAGATATTCCATCATGCTCTGAGTGCAGGCATTATTTCTGCCTGTACGCAGTAAACACAGGCATCCTTGAGCGTAGGGTATCGTTCCCTGAGTTTATGGCTCTGGATGCACAGGAGCCGCAGTCCGACGAGGAAGCGGCGTCGATCCTCTGGCACATGGACGAGGTTGAGCCGTGTGTCGTCGAGGACGACGGGTTTTACGCCGTCTACTGGGATGACGGCATTCAGTACGAGAGGAGGTTTTAAATGCTGACAAACTATTCGATTGAGGTTTCTGTCGAGATGATGAACGAGCCATGCGACAGGTTCCTTGAGCCGACTCTGGTTGAAAAAATCAGGGCGAAGCTCCGCAAGGTTTTCGAGCCAGAGCCGAAGCCGCTGGACATTTCAGATGAAGGTATCGTTATCTGAGCGAGGTTTTTCAACCTTGCTCCGAGCCGCTAAGCAGTACCTCCTGTTAGATTTCCACTCAAGTACAGCAAGGCGGTTCAGAGGAAGGCTGAACAGTCCTCCTTTCAAGAAGGTGCCGAGGTTTCGAGATCGAGCCTCGTAACGACAGTATGGGACGCACCTACCGACGCTGTCGTCCTCGTGGTATCTATCCAGAGTCACCCCTTTGGTTTGTTGTGAGGGTTCAGAGTTGCAGGCTGAACCCCGGAAGGGTTTTGAGGAACAAACTTCAAAACCCTTCTTCTGGCGGCAATAATTTGAGTGCCGGAGGTTTCCGACATTGAAATCGTTATCGTCCGAGAGGAGGAGGTTTTTAATATGAAAGAGTATGTGAAGACTGTAGCAGTCGGCATTTTTGGCGTGGTTGCTGGTGCTGGAATTGCAACAGCGATATGCGGAGCTGCTGTATTGATTGCCGTGTTAGCTTATATCACGATGATTCATTATGGTTTTGTCGCAGGAATAACTGTCGCTTTGTTTATGGGTGGTTTTGCTGTTGGTTCAGCGGTATTTGCTTTAGAATCGTTTGTATTCAAAGATGGTGAAGACTAAGCCATCAAGCAGGAGGTTTCAACATGAAGGTTTACTTGGTCGTAATGGAGGCAGAAGGTGAGTCGACCATAAAAGTTTTTCGCACTAGAACTGATGCCGCCAGAGGAATGAATGACTGGGTTTCCGAGGTCGAAGACGAGCTCGTTGAAGCCGAGTATGAAGATGTAAAGGTGAGATTCATGGATGACGGCGCATTCGTGCAGACGTTCGCATCTCTGAATTACTTCCGCATTGAGGAGCAGGAGGTTTTGGTGTGATTAAGCAAAGGCACAGACAGGAAATTCGGTACGAAGACCGAATGAACAAATTCTTGTCTATATACAGCAAGCCGCTAGGGTTTCCTGTTGCTGGTGCATCAGGTTATTCTGAGCTGGAGCTGATGGAAGAGACTGCGTTCTGGCAGTACCTGAAAATTGTAACGCTAGTTGATGTGGGAGCCTTACCACTGTATGGAGGGTTTTTATATGGCATACAAAATCACAGCGACTGTAACGAGTCGCAAGCAGAAAAAGTTTGAGCACGTCAGAGGTTTCTGGTCTGAGTCCCAGCCGACAAAGGCAGAACTGAGGCTTCTCGAAAAGCGCCTGAAGCGTGCAGAGTCCGGACGTCCGGAAGATTTCGACGTCTGGATCGATATTAAGCCGGTCCAGACCCGGATTCCGGTTCCGATTCTGAAGCTGTTTATCGAAGGAGCGTAGGAGGGTTTCACAATGGACATCTTTTTCCTTCTGGCGGCGATGCTCGTTCTGGTCGCCGTTAATTACTGAGGGTCGGTATGCACAAGCTGCCGGGTCTCGAGTAGGAGGTTTTGATATGAGGGTTGTTGCTCTAATCGCAGGTTTTGTATTCGGATTCATTTTCTGGTGGATCCTTGATCTTATGGGAGGTGATCTGTAATCGACCCGTATGTAGGAATGCCTGAGTCGCCATGGGCATATTTCATTGCCGGTATGGGATTCGCAGGAATGCTGTACCGGCATCTGAAGTGGCGGTAATCGTAGCTCCGGGGTTTCGGCTCCGGAGCTCATGTGGATCTCAACTGAGAATCTCTTCGGAGGTTTTGAGTTGAGGGTCGCATGAGCGATCTACGGGGTGCACATTTGGTGCACCGGGTTTGCACCCAGAGGGTGCGGTTTATGCGCCAGAAATGCGCAAAGGAGGATATTATGGCTACTACTAAGAAAGCTACACAGAAAGCAACTGAGAATGTAAAGGTTTCCTACTACGGGAATCGCGATGCAATGATGACAGCGGCAACACTCCGCGGGAATCTGGGTCGTCCACTTAGATCCAGAGGGTTTTTCTGTCTGACGGCAGAGAAGAAGTCTGACGTGACCAAAGGTCTTAAGAAGCTGGTCGGTCCGGACGTGAAGATCGAGTACACGAATCCAGTCGTGTGCAGAAAGCGCAAGGGTGTCGTCGCGCCGATCGATGGCGAGACGCGCATCTGGGTCGGGGTTTGCAAGGCTCCGAAGAAGGCGACCGCCGAAGAGCCGAAGGTTCCGAAGAAGGCGGCGAAAGCCAAGGCCGCCAAGAAGGAGGCTCCTGAGTCCGACGAAATCGCAGCTCTGAAGGAACAGATCGCACAGATGCAGGAAGCACTGAACACGATGGCAAAAGCTTTATAGGAGGTTTCGAAATGTTGACTGAAGCAAGAAGAACGACTGTAACCGCGGGAGATCTTGCGGATGACATGCTATACCGCAGGCTGATCTCTAAGGATCAGCACGAGGTTTTGATCCGGTCTCCGAAGGCCGCACGCAAAATCGACATGTATACGATCGTCCCTGAGTACATTCATGGATGGTCAAAGTACGCCAGAGAGGTTTCGGAGTATGAATCCGAAGCCGCGTACGTTTCCGATATCGAGAACGATTACGCACTCGGAGACGTCATGAACGGCGGAAAGAAGGCTCTCAGATGAGGGCTTTCGAAGAGCTGGTTTTTGTAATGATTACGATTCCCCCGCTTCTCTTTCTGGCGGGGGTTTTCGTTAGAGAAATAATGGAGGCATGTGATGTCAGGTATTATTATCGGGTTTGTTCTCGGATTCTTCATGATCCGGATCTGCTTAAAGCGCTACTCGAAGAAAAAGCACAAAGCCGCAATTCGCACAAGACAGAAAGTGCATGACGAATCATGGCAGAGCATCATCGAAGCTCAGCCGACGTGGGGGTGATGCTATGAAGCTTTTGAAACACATAGCGATGGCGGGTTTTATAGCGTTTCTGCTGAGTCCTGAGAAGTCCCGCCAGAGAGAAGATATCCGTGATCATAGTATCGACGTAGTTGTTGTCATTGATGATACCGGATGCGTTGCGCGAGTTCTCACATGCTCTTTATTTGAGAGTATAAAAGTAAGCAAAGAGAGAAGTATTTCTTTCATCGCCGAACATTTAGGAATTGAGGCGGATTGCTGTTTACTCAATGGCGGAATGGTTCTTGAAAGCGATTACGATAGACCTTTATCAGAGCTTATTGGTTCCGACGAAAGGATAGCACTATATTTCATGAACAAGATCGATAACGCGTGAGGTAATACGATGAAATATCCAGATTATAAAGTTTTCCCGCATAAAGGGAACATGGTTTTGAGATCGAAGCTTCCTGCTGTCTACGTATATCAGGTGGATCTGTACGAAGATGAGTTCAAGGTCCACACTGAGTATTTCTATTGCGACCAAGCATTAACGGGTCGCGACAGGGATTACATTCAGGAGGTTTTCCTTGAGCAGTTCCAGCACATCGAGCTGCCAGAAGGAGAAGAGTATCATCCGAACAAGGCAGTTTTATCCGTGTGCTTTGAGTCGCCGACGATGGATTACATCTGGGCGACGTTTGACTAAGGAGGGTTTTATGAAAAGGTTAGTAATCACGGCGGCACTCGGAGCCGCCCTTCTTTTCTCTCTGGCGGTTCCGTCAGCAGCTACAGAATGGTGGCGACCGGGGTTTGAGTTCGCGGTCGTCGAGAACAACATCATGGATATGGACGCGGGAGGTTTATTCCACCCATACCGCGAGGTTTCCCGTGTCGAAATCGCAGACGCGATCTGGCGATACGACGATACGCCGATCGTCTCCGGCATGAGTTTCCGCGACGTCCGGAACAATCCGGCTGTGAACTACGCGTCAGGTACCGGAATAATGAAAGGCATTGATCGAAACCACTTCGATCCGGAAAGTTCCATCACACGTGAGCAATTTGCCACGATCATGTACCGATTCAATCTGGCGTCTGGGTACAAAGCCAGCTCGCCGGAAGAGGAACTTCTTGGGTATTCAGATCGCGAATCGATTTCCGAGTACGCCCGGGACGCCGTTGCATGGTCGTCATACGAGGGTTTAATGACCGGAACCGCTGAGAACGTATTTGATCCACAGGCGGTTTTGACCCGGGGTCAGATCGCGACGATTTTAAAGAGGTTTTCGGACATCGATCACGAATGGGCAAGAGCAGGATTTCGGATTGAGGCGAACGAGACCCGCGTGGTCAACCATGAGAACGACCGGGAGATTTTCATCGACAACCTCGGATGGCTTCTCCGCCAGACGGAAACCGGAGTTGTTGAGTGTACCCTCGATCAGTCAGATGCCATAGTAACCGTATGGTTTCAGGACGGGTCGAAAATCGACGTCGACATTGAAGGGTTATCCTACGTCGACGCCGCCAGAAAGGTGATGGACAAGATATGACAAGAGAAGAATTCGAACGGCTCCCGTTTGATGAACAGGTCAGGAGGTTCCTGGAGTCAGATCTGTGGGATTATTCAGTGTGTGACGATTGGGAGATCATACATACTGACGAAATTCCTGACCGAATCGAAGACTGGGTCATTTATACGTTACGCGAATTCGGTGTTGCGGATTTATATAACTCGCTTAATCGGATCGTGCGTGCCACAAACGGGTACGACGGGTTTGTGTATTGGAATATGTGTGACGAGTTCTGGGACGATATGATCCCGCTAACGCAACAGGGGTTGTCCGACATACTCGACGAGTACTCAGACGATGAGTACTACGAAAGTTTTTTCGAAGCAGAGCCGCCAGAGGAAGAAGCCATCACATTCGATGGCGTAGAGGAGTTGATCGCATGACCAGATCAGAGTTCGACCGGCTTCAATTTGTCGAGCAGATAAATTTTCTGGAAAGGTCGAAATTATGGGTTGAAATAAATAAGTACTATCACATAGTAAACCGAGGCGAATTGAATGATGAGGTCTATGATGGTATAGATTTTTACATACGTGAATTCGGCTGGGTTAACACAATGCGTGCGCTGAACAGGCTCGACTCGAATATCAGAGATTCCTATCTTGTATATAGATATAGGTTTACTACTCAACACGAGTGCGACTGGTGTGAATTTAAAGCGTTCAACAAAGGCAGCCTCGCAATAATCCTCGATGAGTTCAGCGATGACGATTATTACAAAGAGTTATTCGAAGAAGAAATGAACTTCAGTGGAGTGGAGGAGCTGATATGACCAGAAAAGAATTCGATGAGCTTTCGTTGGAGCAGCAGATTTACACGCTCGAAACAGACGACGATTTCGAAGGTCTTAAAAACCTCATCAGAAGCGACTACGACATTTACGATACCGAGATCTTCTCGTCATATGTAGATGAGCAGATCGCAGATCACCTGCGCTGGAATAGCTGGCAGAATTTGGCTGAATGTCTCAAATTCCTGTACGACAATGTCGGGTATCACGATGGGTTCGTATATAAAGGTTATGATGAGGGATGGGATGAATTCGAAACCCTTGATGAATATACGCTGGCGGACATCATCAATCAGTACTCAGATACAGACGAGTACGCCGAAGCTTTCCAGCCAGAGAAAGAAAGATCCTTGAGTTTTGAAGGAGTGGAGGAATTAATCGCATGAGAAAAGCAGTCGAATGCGGCGGAGATGCCGCGAGAGAGAACCGGGAACTTTTCGTCCAGAATCTCGGGTGGCTTCTGAGCCAGACCCGTGCCGGCGTCGACCATATCGAGTACGACGATGGAGATGAGTCCGGATATGAAGCAGCTATAGTCCATTACGACGACGGGTTTCAGCGTCGGGTTTCGATCGAGTGGGACTCGTTCGTAGAAATAATAAAGGATGTGATAAAGAATGTTCGGTGACCTGCTACGCCATGAGTGGTCAAACCATGAAACCGAAGAATGCTTCGCCGAAATGTTTATCGACGAGCAGAATTTTGAACGGTGTGATGAGATCTACGCGAAGACGGAAAATCTCGGGGATGTAACAAATGAGGAACGCACAGGCTTCCTTGCCGCGTGGATCGACGCGTTCATCCACTCGAAGTTTTTCGACACGGTTTTCACGCCGGAAGAAATCGAGCTGGTCGATCCGTTCGAGATCGCACGGGCTCTGGTTTGTCAAGACTAACTGCACGAGGATCTTGCGAGATCCTCTTCATGTTCCCAAAGGGTTTTTAATCCGGTTCGATTCCGGATGGGAGCACATTACAAATTTTTTATGAGGCGCAAAATGCGCAAAAGAAAGGAGCCGCAAATGGCAAATATCAAAGTTTCAGGCAGAACAGCAACTATCGTATCCAATTACACTTACGAGGACTTTGTAAGGCTTCAGAAGTATCGCCCTGAAGCACTCGTACTCGAGGACTATGACGGCAACGTCATCTTCAAGGTCGGAACTTCCTGTGTCGGATCCGTATCCGACTTCGGGATCGGATTTGCCGATGAGACTTTCGGCAACGGAAAAGCTTGCGTTACGGTTCTGGGTGGCGACGCATACGCCACCGCCGAGGAGTTCGTCCTCGAAGAGGTCGGGACTGCGATAAACAAGCTGAACAAAGTCGAAGCCAGGATCGCCGGAGCACTCGACGAGGTCGAAGCCGAAATTAATGCGATCAAGGACGCAATCGAGATCGCATAGGACCTGTTAGTCCTGAACCAATCTAAAAGCGTGACACACACGCGTAAACACTTTGTACGGGGAGGATTTGACGTCCTCCCCACTGGAGAAAAGGAGAAAAATTTATGATCAGCGCAACAATTATGAACAACACAAACAAAGTTAAGACAGTCCTCGATGAAAACACCACAACACTCCGCGAAGCGTTCGAAGCAAATGGTTTCCCTGTTGATGGTATCACGGTGCTTCTCAACGGCGTTGCTGTTCGCGCCGGAGATATCGATCGCACGTTTGCTGAGCTTGGTGTCGATACATCAGCCAGTCTGTTCGGCATGGCAAAGACTGACAACGCAACCAGATAATTCTTCTTCTGGCGGAGGGGGTGATACATGAAATAAAATTGCACGTAAGAATCCATAGTTTGCAACACTTATCCGTTCGGCTCTCATGTGTGGCGGTTCACATGGGAGCCGTTTTTTAATTGCCGCCAACAGGAGGAGACATGTTTGCAGAACACATTCAACCCCAGGATTTAAGGATAATCAGCCCGTATCCTGGGTTTCAGAACTATATCGATTCAATGAACATGGTCGACGGACTCGACCTGTCCATTACGGCTGAGCTGACGGTTTTGCTTCAGCCTAGAATTCCAGAAGGCACACCAAAGCCATGGATGGACTTGTTGTCCGCCGAGCTTAATGAACGTGACTTCGAAGATTTTCATACGTTCATCGAAGGAACACCTGAAAACGCATTAAGGTTTTATAAGGTTGGAACCTTACCCGAAAAAGAATATCCAGAAGGCTACGAACATTTGCGCGACATCGAAACCTTCTTAAGCGATAGGCGTATCAACGCCCACATCGTAATAAATGAATCCAGGCGCCAGTCGATTGTACTGGTCGAGGGACTTAATATAATCTCGTTTCACACCATGGGGGTTTTCGTATCGAGGTTACTCCCGTGGTACTTCAAAGATAAGCCTTTGACAGAAGAGGAAACCTCCTTCGTCAAGACCATGATCGCGTCTGACGGAGAAGAGTTTAAGCGCATGTGCAATGAACTCACGGAGAAGCGCTTCGACCTGAGATCCGCCATGATCCACATGGCTCTGGACGGTTATCGCGAACGCTATATCAATACGATGCGCGAATCGTTGAAAGGAGAGATCAACTATCTCGAAGAACAAATCGAATCTCATTACAATCGCATCCGTGAAAACCGCAAGGAGATCATGGAGAGATCAATCCGTTTCAATGGTTTGTCTGTTGTCGGCGAGGACGTAGAGGATCTCACGCAGTTCTTGATCGATACGGAATCAATCGATGTCAAGTCAGTTTCGAACGATGGAGAGCTTCGCATCGGGGTTGCGACAACGCTGTCGAACTTTGACCGCGACGACGCAGAGAATGTCGTGACGAATCCTGACGCATACATCTACTCACGCACTGGAAGTTATTCAACGGAAGATGCAATGGCTCTTCTGAAGGAGATCTTCGTTGAGGAGACATACGTCATCAAGATGTACGCAGAATTCTCGCTGAACCTCATCCAGCGGTATGCGCAGTCGATCCGAGGTTTCAATCAGAAGGGCGGCTATATGCCGAACAAGCACATGCAGCTCCACGCATGCTTAGGAAACAACGGAGAGATGATCCGTCAGGCTTTCGATTCCGGCAACGATATCGGAGTCGTCAATGCGATCATCGCGTCTGTCGCGAATATCAATGTCTCTGAAGCAGCGTCGAATGAGGCGTTCTTCAATGAGCTTTTCATAACGGCAGACAAAATAATCATCGCTCCTGGCGGTGAAGAAATCACTGTCGCAGAAGCAATCAGAAGAATCAAGGAGGAGAAATGAGAAAACTGAGGCTTACACCCGAAGAGATTCAGGAACAGACATCGAAAATTATCCAGATGCTCCAGACTGCCGGAGCGGTTAAATCATCGAAGATCAACTTGACGCTGGATCTTGGGAAGATCGATCAGCCGCCAAAAGAGAAGTGCAAGGTTGTATTCCGTCCGATCGCATGGCTCAAAATGTGGACACTCGTCGATGAGTTTTCGAACGAGGTAGCATGGCACTTCCTTGCCGAGCGCGACCCAGAGGATCCATTAGCTTTCATCTTGACGGATGTAATCGTATATCCGCAGGAGGTTACCGGAACGAATGTCGAGATGGACGAAGCCACATACGGACAGTGGCTCATGACGATTCCGGATGAGCAGTTCAATAATATCCGAGGTCAGGGTCATTCTCATGTCAACATGGGGGTTTCACCGTCAGGAACGGATATGGATCATCAGGAGAAGATCGTTTCCCAGCTGAAACCGGATTCAGAAAATCCGTTCTATGTATTTGTCATCTTCAATAAAAGATGTCAGATTCACTTCGACGTGTACGACATCGAGAACAATGTGGTCTACGAGAACAATGATGTCAAGTATTACATATTTGATGATGACAACGATATCGTTTCATTCGTCAGCAAGGCGAAGGAGCTGGCGGTGAGAAAGGTTTACAAAACGACCGCGATGAAAACGCCAACGTCGATCCAGAAGCCTGCGAAACAGGACACCTCTACGAGATGTTTAGACATGTATGAGCGTGATCTGGACTGGGAGGAGTGGAATAGGTCCTTCTATTCTGGAAAATAATTCCTTTGATAATCAAAGCTTAAGAAACTGTTAAGAAAAACTTGATTCAGGATTCGGCTGTAGCAAGGTAATTGCAATCTCTCCGAGACCGCGGGTCGCCGTGTTGAATGTGAATATACGGGGAACAATTACCTTACGCTACGTGCCACCCGAAATGAGGTGTTTATATGCGTATAGAAGAAGTTTATCCGATGCTGTTGCCGCCAGAGAAAGAAAAGTGGTTAATGCAGAACGGATTTATCTACACAAGATACTCTGACTTCCTGCTCGGGTTTTACAGGTACGTCGACGGACTGACTCTTCCAGTGTCAGAAGATGACTTCGTGATCTTCGACCTGCTCGACCGTGCACAGAACCTTCCTGAAGACGAGGTTGTGCTCATGAGTATGTTATCGCGTATCGGAATGCCACAGTCTAGTGATGCTGAGATGTATATACTTACGACGAATCATGGAATCTACGGAGCCGGGGTTGTTCTGAGCGATGCCGCCAAAAGAAAAATGAGTGAGGTGTTCCCTGACGGGTTTTACCTGCTTCCTTCATCGGTCCATGAGTGGATGGTAATAGGAAAAGAAATTGATCTAACTGATCTGAAAGGCATTGTTAAATCCATAAACGGCACAGACATGATCACTGATGATCTCTATCTGGCGGACGACCCATACGAAATCGTCAACGGGGTTCTCATGGTCGCGACGGTGCTAGGGTTTGAAGGAGTTGAGGAATTGATATGAGATACAAAAAAGGTGACAAGGTCACAATCACGATGAAGTATCTGGGAGAAAATCAGAGAACGCCAAACAACCTATGGATCAATCAGGACATGATCGATATGGAAGGAGAGGTACATGTGATAAAGAGTGCCCATCACGGAACGGGTTACGATAGGTACTACCTTGAGGGTGATACCTGGACATGGGACGAATGGTGTTTCGCAGAGACAACGACGGCGATTGATTTCAGTGGGGTGGAGGAGTTGATCTAATGAAATATAACGTAGGAGATACGGTTACCATACTCCCAGAGTTTTTGCTTAATGAGTATTACGACTGGACCGAAAAAGCAGATGAAGCATACACAGCGAATGTTGTACCTGGTATGCACCGGTACGGTGGAAGCATCGCGACGATAATTCATGCGAGCTCGAGATATCATTCCCGCGAATCTGACATATACCGCCTCGACATCGATGGTGGAAGATATGCATGGGAGGATATCATGTTCGAGCGGACTGAACCTATGTTCGATGGCGACCCGGTTCCGACGTGGGTTTTACTTAACGAAAACATGTCAGAAGACATTGATTCTCTTCTGGCGGCAAACGAAAGGAGCGAATTATGATCGATCTGAAAAAATCATTAGAGTACTTCAGCCCGTCCGACTTAGGTTCGAGTCGGTGCCACATCATCGGGTGTGGTTCTGTTGGCGGGAACATTGCGGTCAACCTCGCCCGTCTGGGTGTTACGAAAATGGTTCTGTACGACTTCGACCGAGTCGAGTCTCATAACATAGCGAATCAGGTTTTTCGTCAGAAGGATATCGGAGAATATAAGATCGATGCTCTGGCGGAGATCCTCAATGACATCAACCCGGATATGAATCTGAAGCTTGTATATGATGGCTGGACTGGTCAGAAGCTTTCAGGGTATGTCTTCGTCGCACCTGACTCGATCGACGTCCGCCGCCAGATCGTGACGGAGAATCAGTACAACACAGGGATCAAAGCAATGTTCGACTTCCGGACGAGGCTCGAGGACGCGCAGACCTTCGCCGCTGACTGGCAGGTTCCTGATGACATTGAGAATTTCTTCGCCTCGATGGATTTCACCCATGAGGAAGCAACAGCTGCCACACCGGTGAGTGCATGTGGTACGACACTGGGGGTTGGTTCGATTCCAAGGCTGATCGCAGATATCGGAGTCAACAACTGGCTGAACTTTGTCAGGGGAAAGGATCTCAAGAAGATCATCATCGTTGACGGTTTCAACTTCGCAATCAACGCGTTCTGAGGTGACTATGATGACAGAATTCAATGAAGGAGATCTCGTACTCGTTAAAAACAAGGTTATCGGCCCGGCAAACCAAGATATGATCGATTCCTTCAGCGGGAGAGTTTTCGAAATACAAGAGCGATATCATAACGGCGCCGGGGATGTTCGGTACCACTTGGAGAGAACGCCCATGAGTCAGGATTGTCCACCGATTAGTTGTTACATCTGGGCGGCACAAAACCTGATTCCGTATGGATATAACGACATGGACTTCGACGGAGTTGATGATCTGATATGAATTATGAATTTATAGAAGGTGACCTTGTGTACGTAAAGAACGAGATCATTATTCCGGCGAATGAATACATGATCGATTCTTTTGGCGGCAGAGTTTTTACGATAAAGCGGATCGTCACAGACCGTTCTAACTACAAAGGGTATTATCTGACAAAGAATTCCATGAGTGGTGACTGCCCGTCAATTGATGATTTCGTATGGTCGGCAGAGAACCTGATCCCGTATCACGGGTTTATCGCAAATTTCGACGGAATCGACGATTTAATATGATGAGCACATGCCCGTGCTCATTACCGAACGGATTGGTGTACGAATACATAATACCTCCAAACGACATGTCTCCTTTCTTAACATCGGTCCGTTCAGTAATGTGCATGAGCAGGAAGGAGGTTTCTATGCCATACATTGTTACTCCTTTGGCGGCAAAAGTCCGTCAAATACACGTAGATGATATTCTGAATAACACGGTTGATCTCGAAGCTGTTCTGAGATCTCGGCAGTACGCACAGAATGACACATTCACAAGAACTTGGTATTACCCATACCGAGTTCCGTTTAAGTACTACCGTGACTTAGGGCTCGACCGGATGGTCAGCTCACTGAGGGAGTGGAATCAGCGCCATGCGGATCTGTTCGAGCGTGACCGCCAGAGTATGTATACGGAGTTCCGAATCCCGAAAGCGTCTGGAGGTTTCCGGACGATCGACGAACCGTGCGACGAACTGAAAGAAGCACTGCGTCAGCTGAAGTTTATCTTCGAAACTGTGTACAATCCGCTATATCACACATCAGCGTTTGCGTACATCAAGAAGCGCTCAGCACTCGATGCTGTGAAGCGCCACCAGCGCAACGCATCATGGTGGTTTTTGAAGACGGATTTCAGTAACTTCTTCGGGAGCACAGATCAGGAATTTGTGACACGGATGTTGTCGGATATATTCCCGTTCAGCGAGGTGATGAACTTGCCGACCGGACGGGAGCAGCTCGAGCGAGCGTTGGATTTGTGCTTCTTAAATGGCGGTCTGCCACAGGGAACACCGATCAGTCCATTCCTGACAAACGTCATCATGATCCCGATCGACTTCCGCTTCGCCAGAGATTTCCGGAACAATAACGGAGATCTCTTTGATGGAAATCATTTCGTGTACACTCGATACGCTGACGATATGAATATCAGCTGTAAAGGTTCGTTCATGTTTCAGGATGTTCTCGCATATATGAGAGGGGTTTTGGACGAGTTCGGGGCTCCATATGAATTGAAGCAAGAAAAGACGCACTACGGCTCAAGAGCAGGTAGGAACTGGATCCATGGCTTAATGCTGAACAAGGACAACGAAATCACGATCGGCTCAAAGAAGAAGCGCACGTTCCGGTCGATGTGCCACAATTTCGCGAATCACCGCAACGAATGGGAGCTCGGGGATATGCATTACATGCTTGGTCTGGTTTCGTACTACCGCAATGTTGAGCCGAGCTTCATAACGAGCGCCTTCGAGAAGTGCCGCCAGAAGTATGGTTTTGACATTGAGCAAGAGCTGAAAGATACAATCGCAGGGAGGATCGTATGAGTTACAAGGTTGGCGATATAGTTATATGCCATCTCATAAGGGGTATAACACCGGACAGGTATATTGAGGCGTATCAAGATCGGGTTGGTGAGGTTGTTAATGTTTGTGGCACAGGTGAAGATGCCACTTACACCTTGGATATAAGCGAGCCAGACGACTACTTCTTCGAAGATGAACTTCTCCCTTTTAACGAAGTAGATCCGATTGACTTTGATGAGGTTCTCGATCTGATCGACAGGAGGATTATATGAAGTACAAAATAGGAGATGTTGTGAAAGTTCATTTCGACGGAAATCGTGACGACGTTCCGGACGCGTATCCAGATATGTACGAAGGCAAGATTGGATCGATTATAAAAACTGGACCTGGTTCCGAAGGGGATCGCTACTACTTGGATATATGTGAGGACGGAGATTACTTTTTAGAAGAGGAACTTTCTCTTGTTGGCGGAGTCGAACCGATTGATTTTGATGAGGTTTTGGAACTGATCAATTAATATAGATTAGTGTGCGTTTGCACTGCTTTGGCGCTTCGCCGAAGTTTTAAGAAGCCAGAAGGGGAACGGCTGCCGGAGGCACCTGGATGCGCGCTTAAGGCTGGTCATCGGGAAGCAATCCCGCTTGGAATTCGAGGTCAGGGTGCAGAAACCGTTGCAGCAGCTCGGTAGTCCTCGACTGTCGAGTCATCTCGAAGCCGGCAGATTCGGAGTGCAGCTGGGACCAAATGGCGTACGATTCATAATGAGTGTATTAATTGATTATTAAGGAGGTGGTTAATTGTACAAAAAAGGAGATTTGGTGACAATCAGTTTATTGCGAGTACCGATTGATCAATACGTTAAAGCTGTGCAGGAAATACGAGGTCAGGTTTTTCCTGTAGAGGAAGACAATGGAGATTATGTAAAATTGAAAGGACTCCGTTGGCATTTCGACTATGGCGACATTGAGCCATTCAATCCAATTGATGAATTTACATTTGATGAAGTAAAGGGTTTGCTGTAGGAGGTATTACATGGCAAGAAAATTTATGTGCAACAATGAACAGGTTGAAGTTATGCGCATGCTCAGAAACAAGGAGGGCTTAAGCTACGAAAGAATCGGCAAGGTCTTCGGAGTTTCCGGTGAGACAGCTAAGGCGTACATTCTTCCAGAGTATCGCAAAGCAAAAGATGCACGGAGGCGTGCAAGACTTGCCAACAAGAAGGCGACAGCAGTTGATGACACTCAGAAAGAGAACGCGCTCAGGCAGGTAACACTGGCGGAGGTTGCTCAGAAAGCCGCCAAAGGGAAAAAGATCCATGGCGAAATCCGGAACGCGACGATCGACGATCTCGCGACGCTGAACGACATGTTCAATGTAAGTTTCACAGTATATTTCGATTAATAATCAACAGGGCGGGCTTCGGTCCGCCCTCCTTTTTCGGAGGGAGATTTTATGTTTCAAGTAGGCGATCGTGTAATGTTGAAAGAGAATGGAGCGAACGACCATCTTTCAGAGTATTATGGGGAGGTTTTTGAAGTGGAAGGTATTGATTACCTTGATGATGGAAGAGAAGCGTTTATTAATATATATCATGATAGATTAGGCGAAATAAGCTTGCTCGCATGGCGATTAGAAAAGATTCGTGTCGTAGATCCAATCGATTTTGACGATGTAATGAATTTACTGTAGCAACGACGATGAGTGTGCATAGTGCACTACTTTAGCGATACGCTGAAGTTTCAAGAAGCCAGGAAGGGGATCCCGAGGAGGCGCATCCGGAGGAAGACCTCCATCGACACAACCTGCGAGCGAAGATGACTGGACAACCGTTGGAATTCCAAAAGGAACAGCCAGACGATCGAGCTGGTTGGACCCCCACAGCCACGAGATGGCGTACGTAAACCTGGAACTTTACGCAGACTAATGCTGGGGAATAATGCTGCAATTATAACGAGGTCGTTGCATTTAACACGGCGGTGATGAGTGCGCACAGCGCTACTTTGGTGATTCGCCGAAGTTCCACAATGTCTGAGTTTCTCGGCTTAACTTTTCCGAGAGACGGAAAACTTAAGCCTCTTGTGTTTTAAGGATGACACTATACCTTAAAAAGACCGCCAGAGAGAGAAAGGAGTGGTTAGTTGAATATTACCAAATGGTCGTTAGAACTGGTTGCTGATGAGGATTTTGAAGTCGTCGGCAACTCGAGCAGTCCGCAGGATGTATATGAGGTGTGCAAGCGACTGAAGCTTGATCGAATGCCAGAGGAGCACATCTTCATTCTTCTGGCGGACTCAGCCCTGAACGTCATAGGAGTTTCTGAGGTTTCACACGGTGGCATATCCGGATCATATCTGGATCCACCAAACATTTTCAAGAGGGCGCTACTCGCGAACGCGCGGTCGATCATCATGGTTCACAACCACCCAAGTGGCGACACGAGTCCATCCGATATCGACTTCGACATAACGCGCCGAGTCCGCGACGCTGGGCGGAAGATCGGCATTGAGCTTCTGGATCACGTTATCGTTTCGCATAAAGGTTATACATCGATGAAGGAAGGCGGTTGGATATGAAGTTTGCAGCATTCGTAACAAATCTGAGCAAATATACCATGGGCGATCTGGTCGGCGAATGGGTCACGTTCCCGGCAACACAGAAAAATATCTCTGCAGTTCTCGACAGGCTCGGACCCGGAGAGATTTTCATAACAGATTACGACATCTCGATCTACGGAGTTTCCGACAAGCTCAGCGAATATGAGAATCTGGACGAGTTGAACTATCTGGCACATGTTCTCGACGATCTCGACGGTTACGACGAGCTCGTATACGAGTCAGCTCTGGGGATCTGTGACTATGCATGTGACATTCAGGGTTTGATCAACATGACGTTCAACCTTGAAAATTACTGTCTGTTGGGCGACGTCCATGATGAAGAGGATCTCGGGATGTACTGGATCGAAGAATCCGGATGCTACGGAGATGAGCTATCCGATTTCGCCAAGAGGTATTTCGACTACGAATCGTTCGGTAGCGACGTGGCGATGGAAGAGAACGGCGACTTCACTGACAACGGATACATCTACGAGACGGATACATCGTGGTACGAGGAGTACGACGGAACACACGAGGACATCCCGGAAGAGTATCTTGTTATGGAAACGATTCCTGAGATCGACGAGGAAGAGCTCGAAGGTTTACTGTGAAGGAAGGTGTGGTAAAATTAAGAGGAAGCCGTATAACAGACCGATTGTATCTGATCCATACATCAATCTAGCGGGAGAGATTATCAAAGGAGTTGCCTACGATTATATCAAGGCGCTTCGCTCCGGCGACACTGATGGACAGCAGGAGTGTGAAAAGTGGTTTAATTCACAGTATTACGCAGTGTATGCGTTAGGAGTTCCGCCAGACTATGTAATGGATATGTGTCACGAGGTTGCATTTGAATAAAAGAAAGGTAGGGTGCATGGAAGAAGAAAAGTATTTTACAATAGAAGAAAGTCGTCATGCGAAAGATTATGACGATATCAAAAATCAGCTCGGCGTTGTGATTTATCCGTCCGATGCCGTCAGAGAAGAAGAAGCTGAGAATGAAACAACTTTTTGCAAAGAGGAGCTTCCGGGCGGGTTAACAATGGTCGTTGAGGTTTTAATGCAGGAGCCAGACGGATTTTACCATGTTCCGGTTGAGACATTCGTCGCGGTTCGGGAGTCTCTTGACATCTCGGACATGTTCGACGATGCGCTGGAATGCATGGAGCGACACTTCCCGGCGATCTTCGAGAAGGCGACGGATCGAGTGAATGTGTCCATGCTGTTCGAGGATCCGAACTTTTATCTGATCCATACGGACGAGGTTTTCGGAGCATCAGCACTGTTCTACGAAGGGATGATGGAACAGATCGCGGAGAGCTTCGGATGTAGCTACTTCATCATGCCGCTGACCAAAGACTTTTTCCTTCTGGCGGCAGACGACGGGACGAAAGACGCTGATCGCCTGCAGGATTTGTTGATCGACCAGAACGAGCGAATCTATCCGGATGACCAGCTGACGAGTACGTTGTTATACTACGACCGTGCGACGCATCGATTAACAGCCGCGAGTGATGCGAAAAATTCGAACGTGGTTTATCTAAACAGAACAGTTACAGATTATCTCAATTGAGGAGCCTACGGGCTCCTCTTTTTTATGGAGGTTTTGAATGAAGATCCAGCTTGAGTCAGGGTACATCCTCAACGGTGATGCGTACAATTACTGGTTGGGGCGGATGTATAAAACAAAAGACGGAAAAGAGTATGAGCGGATCTGCTCAGGGTACTTCCGGAATGTCGAAGATATTTTCCAGAGCGCACTGAGGCGCCGGATTTCGGACACAGATGCAGAGAGCTTCGAGGAGTTGATCAAGCATGTCGACAAGGCGAAGCGGGAAATTAAGAAAGCCGCCAAAGGGTTAAATGATGCATTAAAGAAGGAGAAGGAATGACAATGATTGCTGCTTTGTCGGTGTGGGGCGCGGTTGCATACGCGTTACATATCGTACTGTCTTGATTCAGGAATTCCCTGTAGCCCTTGGTGGCGAACGGGTTTCGGGTACTATATTAAAATGCTAATTGTGAAAGGAAATAACGCATGTTTGGAATTTTAATAGGCAGTCTATTGGCAGGAGCACTGCCGATGTTCGTAGCTGGAGAAGCAGTTCATGATGTAAAAGAGATGTCGCTCGCTGAGATGATGGAAGCGGAAACAGAAAGGCTCATTGAGGAGGAGAAGAAAAATCCGAAGTACAATATTCCGCGGCAGGAGTTCATCGAGAAGACGGTGTGCTCAAGAGACGGCTGGGAAAAAGAGTTCTATCCGATTCTCGGCTGGGAGCCGACGGTGAGACTGTTCATCGCATCAGCGCCGAAGGCAGAACATATAAGAGCGGCGTTCGTAAAGGCGATCTCCGAGAAGGAAGGTTGGACGATATGGTACGATCCTCGAAACATAATGCCACTCGACCCAGAGTATAAGAAATATCATCCAGATCCAAGGGTGGTTAAGCAGAGATATAGAAGAATGAAACGGGAAGGAAGGAGATGAGCAGACGTCGCGCGAGCGGCGTCTTCTTTTCCGCCAGAAGGAGGAACAATGAGCAAACACAGAAAGCTTGCATCCGTACAGTACATACACGATGTTACCCCGATCGAAGGAGCAGACGCGGTCGAGTGTGCGCATGTGCTCGGATGGCAGGTTGTCACAAAGAAGGGCTAGTTTTCGGTAGGTGACATCGGAGTTTACTTCGAGATCGACTCGTTTTTGCCGATCCGCCAAGAGTTCGAGTTCTTGCGCAAGAGCAGCTATAAGAAGACTGACATAATGGGCGAGGGTTTTCGACTGAAGACAGCTCGCATGAGAGGACAGCTCAGTCAAGGGTTGCTTTTGCCAATATCGATTCTGCCAGAAGGAGAATACGCCATAGGCGACGATGTGACTGAGGTCCTCGGCGTAAGAAAATTCGAGATTGAAGAACGCGCCACAACGGGCGGTAACGTCAAAGGTTTGATGCCGTATGACATCCCTAAAACGGACGAGCTCAGGATCCAGTCGTTTCCAGAACTGGTCGATGAGCTTCGCGGCAAGCCATACTACATCACGACAAAGATGGACGGCACGTCGGTAACAATGTATTACGTAGATGGAGAGTTCGGTGTTTGCGGACATAATTACGAATACAAGGATGACGGTTCTTCTGCTTTCTGGCGATATGCGCATGAACATGATTTGCCAGAGAGGTTTGCTGAGTATGCCGCCAAAGTAGAAATCGATCGGTTGGTCTTGCAGGGTGAGTTCTGCTCGCCGGGAATCCAGAAGAATCGACTGAATCTGAAGAAGCCTGAATGGTTTGTATTCAATGTGCTTTTCTTGAACGACGATAAACTACGGTGGGAGTTATGCGGACTTAACGAGCTGCAAGACGTAACCGCGAATCTCGGGGTTCAGATGGTTCCTGTAGAGGAAGCAGAGATCGACTTTTCATACACGGCAGGACAGCTTCTTGAGCGAGCGGAAGGAAAATATTCTTCCGGAAAGCAGAAGGAAGGGATTGTGATTCGACCAATCTTCCCAACACAATCTCTTACTACTGGTGGCTGGCTAAGCATGAAAGCGATCAATAATAAGTATTTGCTTAAGGGAGGAAATTGATGCATGTTCGACACAGAAATTGACATGGTTATTCGAGAACTAAAGCGCGAGAGTAAGAGGCAGAAAGAGAAAGGGAATGACGATGCCGTAGAAACGCTTAACGATTGCCGGTGGGATCTTGTAGCCGCACGTAATTTTGGAAGCGATGAGCGTTTGTTCGTATCGTTTTGTGATGCTATGTGCGTGCTTTTGTGCTGGCGGCTGTTTGGTGAAGAAAAGGAGTAAATATATGATGTTCCCATTTATGTTAAATGACGATGTGACGCTTGACGATCTGGTTTATAGGACGGGCAAAAAAGGAAAGACGGTTTCATTTGAAGATTTGTTCAACTTCGATTTGCCGCCAAAAGGAGAAGAGATGGTTCCTAAGGCGGACGTCGTCGCAGAGATTGAGAAATATTTCGCTGGAGTCTTGTCAGATATCGTCGACAAGATCGATCCAAAAGACACAGACGCAGCTGTTACTGCGATCAACAAGGCAGTTGACGCAGGAAAGCACAAAGAAGCGTTGGTCGAACGGGTTAAAGGTATGAAGGGTATGATTCCAGTTTCGGTTGGGAAGGGAGCTTAATTTTGTCAGAGCAGCTTAATATATATCAAAAATTGGCAAAAATCCGCAAGCCAGTAGAGGTCATGAAAAAAGACTCTCAGGCATACGGCTATACATACGTTAACGAGGAAGCTATTCTCGCACAGATAACAGGAGCGATGGAGAAATATCATGTATCACTAATCCCAAGTGTGGTTCCTGGGACGCTTCAGGTTACTCCGTACGAGTACACAAAGAAGAAAAAGGGCGAAGAGATTCCGGTCAACGAGATTTTGGTTCAGGCGGACATGCTATGGCGCTGGGTAAACGATGATGATCCGTCAGATTTCATCGAGGTTCCATGGGCGATGTCGGGTCAGCAAGCAGACGCATCGCAAGCGTTCGGCTCAGGGCTGACGTATTGCGGGAGGTATTTCCTCCTGAAATTCTTCAATGTCGCGACGACCAACGACGATCCTGACCAGTGGAGAACCCGCCAGAAAGAAGCGGAGAATCACGAAGACGCACTCGTGGCACGGAAAATTATCGAGCAGGTTCATCGCAAGGTCAACGAGTTAGTTGAAGCGAATGAAGATATAAAACCTGAGATCACAAAGCTGATCAAAAAGTACACAAAGAAAGAGTCCGGCAAAGCGTCGGCGAATTACTTCTCGATCAAGTCTCCTGATATCGCAGGAGAGCTGCTTGAGAAGGTCAATAGTTTTATGGAAGAGAGCGGTAAAGCCGCCAAGAAAGGAGCTTAAGTATGGGGTTTCGCGAAGGAGCCTGGGCGACAATCTGGGAAGTAAAGAAGAATCCGTCCGGGAGAAGTTTTAATGTCAATCTGTCAACGTCAAAGAAGGATCGCGACACAGGAGAGTACGAGACCGACTGGTCTGGTTATGCAATGTTCGCAGGTGACGCAGCGAAGAAGGCAGCGACACTGAAGCGCGGCGACAGGATCAAGCTGAACGGCTGCGAGGTTACGACAAAGTACGTCAAAGAGCAGGAAAAAAAATACACCAATTACACTGTATGGGACTATGAACCCTCTGAATTCTCTTCTGGCGGCGGTAAGAAGTCGAAGCCAGTCGATGATGAGGATTACATCTCTGAAGAGGACGTTCCTTTTTGATGCGGTAAAGGACACGCTGTATGGGAAAAGATTTAACTGAGATAGTAAGTTTTAGAGGGAGCAATTAAACATGGAATTTAAGAGTGGTTTTGATATGAGTTCATTTGAAATGCTTGACTGGATGATGCAGATTCCGAAGCTTTACGATCTTTCGTATAGAGCGATCGATTACGCGAAAGAGGCACAGTGGACCGTCGCAAAGGTCTGGCTGGCGAATGCTGTTACAGAAATCTGCGAAGCGCACGATGTCGACGTCAACGATTTCTGCGGGTATGTTACAGGCGATTTTAAGCACGTCAGAAACCCCGTATTGAAAGGCATGGAGGAAAAAGAGAAGGCAGAGCGGGTTGAGAAAAAACTTGAAGAGATCGGAGACATCCTCGGCTGGGGTCGATTTTGATGAAATATACCAACATAATCGACGAAATGACCTGGTCGTATTCGCGGATCGGATCCTTTAATCAGTGCCCGTATCAGTTTTTGATGCATTACATTTACGGAGAACACGAGAAGCCGATGTTCTTCTCGGACTACGGCTCGTTCATGCATGAGCTGATCGCGGAGCATCTGGAGAGTGGGACACCGTCCGATGATCTTGTCATAAAGTATCTTAAGGATTTCCGTAAGACGGTCAAAGGAGAAGCTCCGAACGACAGGATTTTTGAAAAGTATTTCGATCGTGGCGCTGAGTACTTATCGCAAATCGACACGGATCTCAAACGGTGGAAGCCACTCGCGATAGAAGAGCGGTACAATTTCTCTCTTGGCGGCAGAAAGTTTGTCGGCATAGTCGACATGGTCTGCGAGACCGACGACGGTGATCTTGTTATTCTCGACCACAAGAGCCACCAACTGAAGCCACGATCCGGCAGAAAGAAGCCGACCAAGGGCGACGCCGAGCTCGACGAATATCTTAGACAACTGTATCTGTACTGCATTCCAGTCAAGCAAAAGTTCGGGAGGTTTCCGAAGTGGCTTGTTTTCAACTGCTTCCGCAACGACGACAAGACTCGCTTCATAATCGAACCCTTCGATGAGGAGCGCTTCGAAGAAGCAAAGCGCTGGGCACTGGATTCGATCGAGCAGATCCGCCAGGAAGAAGAATGGGGTGCTGACGCGGAATATTGGAAATGTAATCACATATGCGGGCTGAGTGACCAGTGCGAGTTTTTCGGTGAGGAATGAAAGGGGCAATTATGAATTTAAAAGAAGCTTTTGCTTACAGAAACTATCTGTCAAGCATGTTTAACGAGCTGAAACGTAATGCTATGTCAACTGATGCATTTTGCGTCGTCAAAGAGGAGCACTTAAAGTCGAAGGCGAATCCTGGAGCCGATGACGAGTTTTTCGACTCGAGATCAGGCACATTACAGTCGCCGATTTCGATATACGAAGCACCGGGAGTTCTTGCTCAGGTCGACCCAGAGAAGATTGTTGAAGTGCTCTTCAGTCTGGAGTCGGAGATCGAAGCGCTCGACGAAAAGATTTGTGACGCAAAGGCGAGCCAGAGTAAGAACATCGACGTACTTGTCGCAACCAACAAACATATGCGTCAGATTGTAGACGTCCTGAACGCGGCATTGATGCACAAGACATCAGAGACGCGCAGCGAGGCAATCGCGTACAAAATCATCGAGTCAGGCGAGCATGCCGGTGAACAGGTCGCGTATCGGTATCCGGTTCGCAAGGTTACCACGATTGACTTTGACCGGAACAAACTAAAGAAACTGGCTGGTCGGTATAGCGACGAGGTAGAAGCTCGGTCGTACGAAATCGACGAGCTGATGCTGACAATCAAGATCGACCACGATCCAAGGTTTAGCAAAACAGACACCATGCAGGACATCATTGATTCTGTTGGGTGATGCAATATGGGCTCTGGTATAAAATCATCTCCTTTCTGTAACACGTTAAGGTTCACCAGAGAGTCGCGTAAGGGGCGGGGTATGCGACATAAGGCTGACGAGAAAACAGCTTCAGGCGCTGATGAAGTACGATGCAGCGCACCCGAGATCGACGATCCGTCGTCGCGTCTCAAATGTTTTCCGTCTAGGTAGAAATAGATTGGTCTTGTGGGGACTTTGTGAATCCTGCACTAAGCAAGTTCAACGCAATGGGGTTCTGACCGTATCGCACACATGGAACCGACGCTCGACGCAAAAAATTCGACGAACACGCAAATCCGCCAATCGACAAATCGAAAACACGTTTCGCCATTGGGCACTAGTTATGCTGAGTGAATTCTTTTTCGTGTTTTCTTGTCAGCCTTTTTTGAGGTAATAATATGAACTATATGAATTCAAATAAAAACGCATCAGCCGGAATCGGCTTTCTTGATTTACTTACATTGGTTTTTATCGTTTTGAAACTGTGTGGCGTAATCACGTGGAGTTGGGTTTGGGTTTTAAGTCCGATATGGATCAGCTTGGTTGTTGTTATCGTACTGGTATTTCTTTTAGTTAAAAAGTTGTGAGGTGGCGTATGGATGAAGACAGAATGATCCGCGACGTACAGGCAGAAGCAGCCGTCGTCGCGTCTGTGCTTTTGAAGCCTGATTTGATTTTCTACAGTGAGAATTTGACGCCGAATCACTTCACATCAGAAGACAATGCGTTCCTGTACTGGGCAGTCAGGGATCTGGTCAACAAGGGTCGCCAAAAAGTCGACACATACAGCATTGTGAACACGCTGTATCGGAAAGAGTCGATACGCCAGAAAGTAGAAGGGTTCATCACAGTTCAGACAGTCAACGAAATGTTCGAAGAAGCAGGTGCGATCGCCAGAGATACTCAGGTGGATTACATAGCCGAGGTCAACAAAATCTTAGACGCAGCACTCAGACGCGAGATGGTTTCCATGGCTGACGAGTATAAACGCATGGCGATGAATCGCGAGATCGAAGATGTTGAGTCACGTGCGTACCAGATTCTGGACGACACGATGAAGCGGTTTTCGATTGTAAAAGACATTCCAGAAGTCGCGGACATTGCAGATGAGATGCTCGACCAGATCATCCAAGATCAGGAAGGGCTTTCTGGGATACCGTTCAAATGGAATGTCTTAAACGATTACGTCCGTATCGAGCCTGGCGAGCTTGTGATCTTCGGAGCACAGGCGAAGCAAGGGAAGTCAATGCTGCTTCTGAATGAAGCGGTCGATTTGCTCAGAAAGGGCAAGGCGGTTTTGTATCTGGACTCGGAGCTAAATACGAAAATGTTCATGACAAGGCTGTACGCACATCTGTCAGGGATCGAGTATTCGCGCCTGAAGTCTGGCAACTACTCACAAGAGGAACATGCTAACCTTTTGGCGGCACGAGACTGGTTAAAGACGAAGACAATGACGCATTTGTATATGCCGATATTCGACGAGTCTACTGTTTATACAACCGCGAAGAGACTCAGGCATCTCGGCAAGATGGACGTTCTGATCATAGACTATTTTAAGTCGTCGAAAGATGAAGCGTACGCGAACTACGCGGAGCTCGGCAAGTTCGTCGATCTGGTCAAGAACAAGCTCGCAGGCGCGCTGAATATTCCTGCACTCGGAGCGGCTCAGGCTACGTCGACTGGACGTCTGGCTGACTCCGCCAAGATAGGTCGGAACGCGTCGACGATTATTATGATCGATGACAAGACTCCAGAAGAGATTGAACAGGATGGTCCTGAGTGCGGAAACAAGAAGCTTAAAATCATTTTAAATCGTAACGGTCCGCAGATGGGCGAAGGTGAGTACATTGATATGCGCTTCAATGGGAATCTGATTTCGTACGAAGAGGCGCGTCAGCACGAGCCTGTAGTTCCGTATTAGGAGGTGGTTTGATGCATACAGTATCAGTAGCACTTATTGGATTCGGTATAGCATTGATGATAATGAGTTTCTTTATCTGGTGGAGCGAATGACGATAGAAGAACAGATCGCGCTGATCGACCGAAATGTCGACATGGTAGATTATGTATCTCAGTATACAGATTTCCGCCAGAAAGGAAGAGAGTACTGGGCGCTGTCTCCGCTGACGAATGAGCGCACTCCGTCATTCAGCGTGAACACCGAGAGATCCGATCGGCATGTTTTTAAAGACTTTTCCAGTGGCGCGAGTGGTGACATTGTGGACTTTGTCAAGGTCTACGAAGGCGTTGGAACTAAAGAAGCGATTAAAATATTGTCACGGTACGCCGCGATCGACGAGTCGGAACTGACGCGCAAGACGCATCTTGATTCGGTGGTTGTGGCAAAGCGGTATCAGAAGAAAGACAGCAAGCGTAAGAGCAACGGGCATAAGATTCTGTCGAGTGACTACATGCGTAGATTCACGTGGAACGACGACAAATTACAACTCTGGCGGGACGAGGGGATCACGGACGAGACGATGAGAGTTTTCGAAGTCCGGTACGATCCTCTTTCTAATCGGATTGTATTTCCACTAAAAGACAATTCTGGAAATATTATCAACGTCATAGGGCGCACGACTGACACGGAATTTAAGCGAAAAGGTCTTCGCAAATATACATATTTTTTTCCGCTTGGAAATCTGGACATGCTGTACGGATTCTCCGAGGCATGTGATGAGATCGCCGCCAAAGATGAAATCGTTTTGTTCGAGTCGGCGAAATCGGTAATGATGTGCTATGGATGGGGCTTTCGGAATACCTGCGCGATCCTGACGTCGCACCTGAACGATGACCAGTATAAGCTGCTGATCCGTCTGGGTAGACCCGTGGTTTTTGCGCTGGACAAAGATGCGAATCCGTTCGCGGATAAGAACATAAAAAAGCTCAGACGGTACTGCAATGTCAGTGTGATCGTAGATCAGGAAGGAGTTCTCGATGAGAAAGATTCGCCAGCCGACAAAGGAGAAGAAGTATTCAGGAAGTTATATGAGCAGAGATTGGAGTGGTGATATGAGTGAGTAAATTATATGTGCCATACCATATGCACAGTGATCTGAGTATTCTCGACTCGTGTACAAAGTTTCAGGATTACATTGACGCGGCGGTCGACGAAGGGCTTAAGGCGATCTCGATTTCTGAGCATGGGAAGCCGTTGAACTGGGTCGACAAATGGGCGTACTGCAAGGAGAAAGGGATCAAGTACCTTCATTCTGTAGAAATGTACCTCACGGAAACGCTTGACGAAAAGGTTAGGGATAACTACCACACGGTTATGATCGCGCGGAATCAGAAAGGCGTCGAAGAACTGAATAGGCTGATCGCACTGAGTTCAGACGAGGAACATTTTTACTATAAGAATCGTGTTGATTTCGACACGTTCTTAAAAATAAGCGACAATATCATAACTACGTCTGCGTGTCTTGCAGGACCGCTCAATAAGCTCGACGAAAACAACCCATACTTTCCTCTTCTGGCGGCAAAATTTACGTTCTACGAAGTGCAACCGCACACAAATCCAGAGCAAGTTTCGTACAACAAAAAGCTTTTCGAATTATCACAACGATTTAATAAACCTCTTATAGCCGCAACTGACGCTCATTCGATCAATGAATACAAAGCTCAATGCAGGACGATGTTTCTAAAAGCAAAACATATCGACTATGACGAATCAGGATTTGATCTTACGTACAAAACGTACGATCAGCTTGTTGATGCGTTCAAGAAGCAAGATGCTTTGTCAGAAGAAGTTTATATGCAGGCGATCGAGAATACGAATTTGTTAGATGAGTGGTGTGAAGAGCTTTATTTGAACACAGAAGATATTAAATATCCGATCATAAACGGATCACCTGAAAGAGACACTGAGATCTTTGAGGAGAAAACGTGGGAGATGTTCAACGAGAAACTCGAAAGCGGAATCGTGCCGCCAGATAAAGAACAGGAATATGTTGATAGGATACAGGAAGAACTGAATGTATTTAAAAAGGTTGGCATGGGCGGATTCATGCTTCTCATGTCAGAAATCATAGTGTGGTGTAAAAACAATAATATTGCAATCGGTACTGGACGCGGTAGTGTTGCTGGTAGCCTTGTCGCATATTTGACGGAAATCACAGATGTGAATCCGATGATATGGGGGACAGTTTTTTCAAGGTTCTGCAATGAAAATCGCGTCGAGATTGGTAAAGATATTGCCAACGTTCGCTGATGTCGCTGTAAGCGTTCGAAAAAATACTCATTGAATTGCTGGAAACCCTTTAGAGCGGCGTCTGCTACAGCGTAATCATGAAATATAGATAAGCGCGAATGCTTGAAAAAGACGTCGATTAGGCAATCAGCAGCGAAGCTCCGAACAGGAGAACGTTCAACGACTAAGTGCCCATATGGGACAGCGGTGAGTGCTCTGCGACTTAAATGATAGAGTAAAGATATAGTCTATTCTCCATGGAAACATGGAGTGTTGTAAGGTTTCGTGGAAGGGAGGTGAAGTATGGGAAAACTTAAAGATTTAACCGGAAAAACTTTTGGACGACTTACTGTTTTAAGGCGTGTTGAAGACTATGTTTCGGAAACAGGTATTAAAACCCCAGTATGGGAATGTCGTTGTAAATGCGGAAACATAACAAACGTCAGAGGTTCGAATTTAAGAAGCGGTAATACAAAATCTTGTGGGTGTTTACGTGATGAAAAGATTCACACCAACTCGTTAACACATGGAGGCAGTTATGACAGATTGTACCATGTCTGGGAGAGTATGAAGGGAAGATGTTATAACACGAATAATCAAAAGTATGCAAGATATGGCGGAAGAGGGATAACTGTGTGTGATGAATGGCTGCACGATTATTCAGAGTTCAAACAATGGGCTATTTCGAACGGGTATGACGAAAATGCAGATTACGGAGAGTGTACTATTGATAGGATAAACGTTAACAAAGGGTATTGTCCTGATAATTGCAGATTTGTAGATATTAAAACACAAAGTACTAATAAAGAAAAAACAATTTTATTGGAATTAGATGGAGAGGTAAAGAGTGCTTGTGAATGGGCGGACGAATTTAGGATTAAAAAAGTAACTCTTAGAGCAAGAGTCGCTAAAGGAAAGTGGGATGCAGACAAAGCAATAAAAACTCCTGTTGCGGAATTGAATAAAAAGTATTCGTACAAAGGGGAAGAGTACACTTTAAGAGAGTTATCTGAAAGGTTCGACATAAATATACAGACACTAAGAGGAAGGGTGTATAAAGGTTGGAGCATTGAAGATGCTGTTACAAGACCGGTAAAAAGCAAGAATAGTCCAATAACAATCAATGGAGAATCGCACACTGTTAAAGAATGGTCTGAGTTGTCGGGTGTTAACAGCTCAACAATATGGAATCGCATTTACACGCTTGGATGGGATGAGGAGAGAGCAGTGTTTACTCCTGCAAAACATAAACAATCAAAAAGGATATCGACATCGATTGCATAGAAAAACAACGACCACGAATTTTTAAATACATTATTGATAGATTCGGAGAAAGATATACGGCGCGAGTCGCAGCGTATCAGACTCTCAAATCGAAAGCAGTTATAGAAGAAATCGGGAGAGCTCTCAAACTGGACTGGGAGAAGGTCAGTCGTATCGATAGAATTATAAAGAACGAAGATGCAGAATGTCCTTGGTCTGTAAAGAAAATTGATCAGATCAAGAAAGAGTTCGAAGCAGATGAGGAAGCCACAAAGAGTAAATATCCAGAACTGTTTTATTACTACGATGGGCTTTTAGGCACGTATTCCAGCTTAAGCATTCATCCTGCCGGGATCGTAATTTCGCCGATCCCACTGACTGATACATACGGAACATACAGGAAGGACAATGATAACATTCTGATGCTGGATATGAATTCAGCTCATTATGTAAACCTTGCGAAATTCGACTTTCTTGCATTAAAAACTTTGGAGCTTATAGACACAACATGTAAGTCCATAGGAATTCCATATCCCGTCGCACACGAGATCAACTGGAACGACGAGAAGGTCTTTGAAGATATGATGAGATCGCCTGTTGGATTATTCCAGTTCGAAGGTGATTTTGCATTTAATAGTCTCAAAAAGTTTCGTCCACAGAGTGTTCATGACATAACACTCGTAACGGCGGCGATCAGACCTTCTGGAGCATCGTACAGAGAAGCTTTGTTCTCTAGAAAATATAATCATAATCCATCAAAGCAGATCGATGAAATGTTGTCAGAAAGTTACGCCTGGCTAGTTTTTCAAGAACAAATCATCGATTTTCTTCAAAAAATATGTGGATTATCCGGATCTTCCGCTGACTCTGTAAGGAGATTTATCGCAAAAAAGAACCTTGACAAACTGAAGGAATGGATCCCTGTGATATTGGATGGGTACTGTATGAAATCAGATAAACCAAGGGATGTCGCAGAAGATGAGGCAAGGGAGTTTTTGCAGGTAATAGAAGATGCGTCTTCTTATATGTTTTCCAAGAATCATGGAATAAGCTATTCCATGTTGACATATTACTGCGCATACTTCCGTTATTATTATCCTGGCGAATTCATCACGGCGTATCTGAATACAGCCGCCAATGACGATGATATACGCAACGGTGCAGAACTCGCGAAAGTATACGGAATCAAAATGACAACACCAAAATTTGGTTTGTCCAGATCACATTACGAGTACAACAAAGCCGAAAATGTTATTTCCCGCGGGGTCGCCAGTGTGAAGTTCATTTCGAAAAGGTGCGCCGAGACCTTATACGAGCTAGCGCATAGCCGAACTTACAACTACTTTGTCGATCTTCTGGCGGACATATCCAACACGGATATTGATGCCAGACAGATGGACATACTGCGCAAGCTCGACTTCTTCAGCGACTTCGGGAATCAGCGGGAGCTCGAGGCTTTGATGTACATATATAATACGCTATTGAAGTCCGGCGACGCAAAGTCAATTCGAAAAGAAAAGGCACGTGACGCCGGCATAGAAGAAGTTTTCAGGTTGCATGCTGATGGACTGACCAAAGCAGGCAAAGAATCCGTAAGCTGGACTGGTTTTGACGCCCAAACAATCGCTCGTTCAGCTGAAGACTTTGTCAAGAGTCAGCACATAGCAGATCTCTCTCTGGCTGAGAAAGCCAGAAACTACGCTGACGTGGCTGGCTACGTCGGGTTCGTGACGGGAGTGCAGTCAGATCGGAGCACCCTGTACGTGAAAGACGTCCAGCCAGTGAAGCGCAAAAAAGACGGAAAGCTTTTCGGCTATGCTGTCTTTTATCAATCAATTGGATCTGGGATCGAGGGTCGCATGACCGTGTTTAAGGGTGCGTATGATAAATCCCCTATCAAACCTAATGATGTTATACGATGCCTGGAATACACGAAAGACGGCAAATGGTTCCAGCTCCGAAAGTACGCACACGTAGCATAATGGAGGAAGTATGAAAAAGAGACAAAAGATCTTTTCAAACAAAATCAAATGTAATCATTGCGGAGATGTGATCGAATCCAGAACCGTACACGAATACGTCGAATGCAGCTGCGGAATGGTATCTGTTGACGGCGGACACGAGTACTTGAAGCGCGGATTCACGAACAGCCCGAATGATCTTTTCGATCTGTCCATTGTGGCAGTAGAAGTGTGACGTGATTCACGGGGAGGAGATGATTCGACTCCCCGCTTTAACGAAAGGTATATACCAATGACGAAAAATGCATACGAGATGGAGATCCAAGAACTTTTAGACAGTGCGTTGAATGAGCTGTCGCCAGAAGTATTTAATGCGCTTCTTGACGACATCAGAATGATTCTGTCTGATTACGAATGGTGATTTTTCTCGGTGGCGGAATAGGTAGACGCTAAACTGTAAGGAAACGATTCCAGAAACGTAGATGATGGAAAGCAGCAACGGTTTCTATGTATGGTGCAAATCCACACCCGAGACCGCGCGGAGTTGATCGCCCGCGTTCTTTAATCGCGCGTGGCAAAGAAGGCTGCACGATACGCAGTTGCATATAACCCACGCGCACCGCGTACCCTTAGCTCAGTTGGGAGAGCGCCGGTCTCCAAAACCGGGTGTCGCAGGTTCGAGCCCTGCAGGGTATGCCACTAACGGCGTTCGGATAACGGTTAGTCCGTCTGGCTTTGACCCAGAAAGTAGTGGTTCGACTCCACTACGCCGTGCCAATTTGAAAGGAGATTGCGATGTATCGTGCAAAAATGTTTACTGATGAATTCCAACTAGCAAACTACTTAAATTTATATGAAATTGAAAAAGAAAAAATAGTGTCAATATCATTTGGAAGTTATGAAAGAGTAGGTCATACGCCAATATTGTTGGTTTACGAGGATGATTAATGTAATGGAACTCGTTGTAATTAAATGCGACAAATGCGGAAAGCTTGTCAGGCGACATAGCTTGATAAGGCAGATTTTACATAACATGCAGCCAGGTTACCAAAAGGTTGATTTGTGTTTTGAATGTGTTAAACAGTTGTGTATCGAGGTGATAAATGATAAGCGACAGCGTGTATAGAGTGATGTTTACAATCCTTACGATTTTGTGGGGAGGAACAGTTGTATGGACGGTGGTTCTTTTTGCATTTATGTTTGCGTCACCGATACCTCCAGACGGGACTATGAGCGTAATTATTCACTATGTAGGAACATGCACGGGTGTTATTGCAATTATCTCTATTATATATACAATCATTTTTATTATTGTAGAGATAATAGATTATATTGATAGTTGGTGTTGACATATGTTTATTAAGGAGAATAAAAATGAATGATACGATTAGCAGGGCAGATGCAATACATGCGATATTAAGTGAACCGCCAGAGGAGCGATATCCTGTATGGTATGCGTCGATATTAAAAGATCTGCCGCCAGCAAGAAAAGAAGGTCGCTGGGTGAAGATAAGCGGTTACGCAACTCCTGGAGGCGACCCGGTATGGTGCTGTTCAGAATGCGGAAAAGGCGTACATGTATACGGCATCGAGGCGCCGACATACGGTGGTGACATTGCAGAGCATCAATGGTTGTCTTGTCCGAACTGCGACGCGTATATGGGAGGTGATCAAAATAAATGAATTCACACCATATGATAATGAGCGCAATTACATCGCCGCCAAGATAAAGCAACGTAGGTTACAAATGCTTGTTCATTCGTACATATATTATGAACTGAACGACAATCTGATCTCTGACGAAAAGTGGGCGCAATGGGCGCGAGAACTACGATCTTTGCAGCTCAAGTATCCAGACATAGCCAAAGAGGTCAAGTATTCGCGCATGTTTGAGGACTGGGACGCGAGCACTGGGTATCATCTGAGGTTCGATGAGTGGACACGTAACACTGCAGCTTACCTTTTGGCGGTACGAGATATGAAAGGATGAGGATGGATGTTTTAAAGGAGATGGTTAGTTATATATAACGTTGAATTGATTAAATGCAAGAGATCAGACGAGCGTTATCAAGAGATTAGAGATCGTCATTACATTCCCAATAGGGGAACATTTGGTCAACAGATGCATTATTTAATTTCTCTTGACGGGGAGATTGTTGGGATTATATCTGGCGCATCTGCAGTATATGCCGTTAAAAGCAGAGACGAATATTTTGGTCTGACAAAATACAATAAAAAAGTCGCTCTGAATTGTATTGTAAATAACACAGTATTCAGGCTTGAGAAGCATCTTCCAAATCTTGGTACACAGGTATTGTCAATGTGGAGAAAGCGCATCGCAAAAGATTGGGAAGACCGTTACGGTGTTGCTGTTCATGGATTTGAAACTTTTGTAATCGAAAACGAAAGACGAAAAGGAACTGTATATAAAGCTGATAATTGGGATTATATCGGAGAAACAATCGGCAGCACAAAAACGCACAAAGGTATGGAAACAAAACATGAACGAAAGTCGACTGTAAAGAAGATGATATACGTAAAGAAGGTTAAAGGAACCGAATTATGTAAGGAGTACCATGCTACATGGAGAAAGAAAGGTAAGTAATGTCAAAAATTATAAAAGCGATTTCAGTAGTAGCTCTTTGTGCATGTTTGTTCTGCGCGGCTATAGCGTTCGGCGACACTCCGACGACTTCAGCATCGTCGAAACCGACGTATGAATGTGCAAAGCTCGAGACCGAGCATACGCTTACTTTGTTTTTGAATTCGAAGCATATAAGCTCAGAAAATATAATCTACATCGGAGCAGAAAAATACGACTTTGACGTAGAATACGTTGTCATATACAAGAAGTGAGGTGAATCATGAAAGACACGGTATATAGACTCGACGCTGTCAACGCGATATGTAACATATGCGGCATGACGCCAGATCCAAGCTCTTGCAAATTCAAGTACGGAGACTGTGAAAAATTTAGAATTCTCAGACGACTCCCGTCCGCCAGAAGAGAAATTGACGACGCTGTACGATTCGTCGAAGAGTCGCTAACCGGCGTCTACTGCGACACATGTCAGTACCAAGATTCTGGCGACTGTGATTACTGTCACAGAAAGTATATGGGCTGGAGTGTCTCGCACGAGGCTGCACTGTCGCTCGTGAAAGGAATCATAAAGTATCTTGATGGCGACGACAAAGAACAGGAGGGAGAAGATGATTGATACTGCGGTAACTTTGTTGCTCAGCGTAGCAGGCGGAATAATCAGCGGGTGTAGTTTTTACAAAAAGAGCTACATCGGAATTATTTGCGGTGTCTTTGTTGGCGCTGTTGCGGTATATAGGGCGATCTCATTATGACAGAAGAAAAATACAATCCGTACACATGCGGACACTCAGTATCTTTTGGCGGCATATTTATATGTTCACTCGAGACTGTTCCATGCGCCCTTCATAAAGAGGATATGTGCTACTCAGAGAAAATGGACAGATCGCTTAGTCGTATCGCAGAAAAAATACGCAAAATTCAGGAGGATGAGGATGTTTAAAAAGAACACTGACGAACGAGAGCTTGCGACCTGTCCGTTCTGTGGTGGAAAGGCAGAACTAAAGGTGTCTATGTTTAGGACGTCGCAGGACTATTCTTGCGACCCTGTGAGTTTAGCAAATTCATACTATGTCGAATGCACGCAGTGTACATCCAGATCGGCTGTTTATGTAAGCAAGATCTATCAGGACAGAGATGGATTCATTCGCATTGAGGCGAACGGAGCTGATGATGCGATAAACGCGTGGAACAAGAGGGAGGGCAATGATGATTAATCTGAAAAATATAGCACTCGATCTACTCAAAGAGTACGAAGCGTCATCGTTGACGGCTGTGTGGGAGTATTCGATGTGGACAGATCAGACGGAACAAGAAGTCATTGATGAATGCAATGAAATCAGAAAGCAGATAGAAGACTCGACATTCTCAGAAGATGAGCTGAATAACATCATCAAAGTGTATCAGAGCTATTACGGCTATTACGGCATGAGCATCGACGAGATCGCTGCGGAAGACGAGACCGCCAGAAAGGTATTTGTAAAGGTGGGGTTAATCGATGACTGAGTTCGAAAAAGGTCTGCGAAGAATGTTTAGGATGGAGCAATACTGTCAAGAAGATAAAGTTCTGTCCTAATTGCGGAGTCAAGTTAGTAGGAGAGCAAATATGAGAACGATTGATGCGGACGCACTGATAGAAAAGTTGCGGGATGATGCAGAACATATGGAGGTTGAAATACTTAAGCTGGCAACGTATGCGGCAATAAATGATATTAAACACGCTCAAACTGTAGAACCGGAGCAGAAGAAGGGGAAGTGGGTGCAGCATAGCACATATCACGGCGACGATACAAGCGGTTTTATTGATCCTGATTGGAGATGCTCTGAATGCGGCAGACAGGCAAATGTCAATGAGTGGTTTATGTATGATCTTACAGATTTCTGCCCGAATTGCGGCGCAGACATGCGAGGTGAATAAGATGGAGTTGAAAGAATTGATTGAGCGCCTAAATGATATGAAATTGCTTTACGGCAATGCAGTCATTCATGTAAAAGGTGATCAGAATGAGTACAGAATTAAATCAGTCGATGGATTTATGGGGGAGAAACGTCCGAATGAATGCAGAGATCCACATGTTGTTGTTATTAATGTAAAAAAAATATAAAACCATTCGTCCGGAAAAGAAATCGGGAGAGTATAAATGATGGTAGCAATATATAATTTTATGCACGAATTCCCAGAATTATTTGGATTTGCAACGTTCATCTTCGGCTTCGTATTAGGTGTAGTGAACGGAGTTATAAATAGTTGAAGGAGGTAGCTAATGGCATACAACGATTACGGCGCATTCGTTTATAAAAACGACGAGCGCAGGCCAGACAAAGAAGACGTAGCGGTATTCGCATCTGATGAAGAGACGTTCGGATGTGACAGTAATGACGTTCCTTCTGGCGGTAGGATCTTCACCTTCTTGTTGAATAAGCATCAGGATTATGACTACGACTGGATAGAACATCCACATCACGGAGTCATGGGCGACGGCGACATCCGCGTCGCATGCTACAAACAGGGACTACCGGATATCTACGAAGCAACTCCTGATAGGATCAAGAAGATCGACTACAGACGTGAAGGAATGGACTTGTGGGAGTACGACATAGTCACGTTCGACTATAAAGGGTATCGCTTTGAGTTCTCTCATTGTGGAACTGCCCCGTACATCGTGTGTATGACGGAGCCGGACGGAACGGAGTGGATATGTGAATACGGCTATGCATATGGAGCGGGGTTTGAAGGATGAATGAATTTATGGAACATGTGATCGACAAATTTGAAGAACTTGACTGGTATCACATCGGTCCAACTGGCGAGCTTGTCCATGGCGCAAACTCGGAAGAAGATGATGCTCTGTATCGTGCCGGAGATGTCTACAAATTGCTCGACGATCTCAAAGCATACAGCGATCACACAAAATGGACACCATGCTGCGAGGCGAAGCCGCCAAAGTCAGGATTGTATCTCGCGACGGAGCGCCGTGGAAAGATAGACAAGCATTATTACAATGTTGAAGATGGGCTATGGAGTATAGAGCGATTCACTGTGACGAGAGATCGCTGGGATCGAACGCCTGTAGCATGGATGGAACTGCCAAAGCCGTGGAAGGACGCACAAAATGATTGATATGTTTATGAATGCAGCAACAGTCGTTTGCTGCTGTTTTGCTTTTTGTCTGATCATTATTTACGTGGTCAACGTAGTCCGTGATGAGGTCGGAGTTATAAGCAAGATTAAAAAATTACGTAAGAAGGAGAAGCACTAATGGGCAAGGTGATTTACTTAGACAATTCGGCCACAACGCCGGTGAGCGAGGAAGTACTCCACGAGATGAAGCCATACTTCTCCGAGTTGTACTACAACCCTTCCGCCAGATATGGAAAGAGTCGCTCTGTAAAGGTCGCGGTCGAACATGCACGAGAGCAGGTCGCGGATCTGATCAACGCAAATCCGAATGAAATCTATTTCACTTCTGGCGGGACGGAGTCTGACAACTGGGCGCTCGACATTGCGATGAGCCCAGAGATTCGCGGAAGAATCGTCGTTTCTGAGATTGAGCATCCGGCGATTTTCAACAAGGCGATCGAGGTTGAGAAGGACGGATTCCTCTCGGTAATCGTTCCAGTAGACCGGCACGGATTCGTCGATCCGGCAGAGATCAAGCAGATCGGTGAGATCTCTCAGGAGCTTGGGAGCGACATCGGATTCGCGAGTATCATGCTGGCGAACAACGAGATCGGGACGATTCAACCGATTCGTGCGATTGCGGACTACGTTCACTCGTGTGGCGGATATATGCACACAGACGCAGTCCAGGCTGTTGGGAATATTCCGGTTGATGTAAAGGAACTCGACGTGGATTTGCTGTCGATGTCGTCGCACAAACTCTGTGGACCAAAGGGAGTTGGCGCTCTGTATATTGAGCGAACCGTTCCAACCAGACCTTTACTCTTTGGCGGCGGACAAGAATATGGAATGCGGTCAGGGACAGAGAATGTGCCAGGCATTGTCGGATTTGGCAAGGCGTGCGAGTTAGCCAAAAATAATCTCAAGAAGCATGTCAAGCGCATGGTCGCTCTGCGAGCAGAGCTATTCTTCCGACTGATTGACAGTGTTCCGGGAACACACCTGATCGGACCTGGAAGCATATCGAAGCGACTTCCGGGGAACCTCGCGGTCGCGTTCGATGGAGTAGAAGCAGAGTCACTTCTGATGGCACTGGACAATTTCGACGTGTGTTGCTCTGTCGGATCGGCGTGCTCGTCGAACAAGTTAACTCCGCCTAGAGTGCTTGAGGCGATAGGCGTCCCAGACGAACTCATTCACGGAGTCGTGCGATTCTCGCTTGGTGCCGCCAACACAGAAGATGATGTTGAGCAGGCAGCAGAGCGGATTAAAGAATGTGTCAATATACTGAGAGCGATTTGATAAGGAGTGGTGTGTTTGGAATTACATAGAGGAGATGTCGTCCAGTTTCTGGACGGACACAAATGGTGCGGATGTTTTGGCTGGGTCGACCGTATATATCCAGACAAGATTCTGATCGGTGTTCCGATGCCGACAAGCGAGAAGCAGGGAGTCACAGACGCGACATTCATCTATGTCGACCCTGACTCGGACGAATACGCGCCAGTCGGCTTTGCATTGATGATGCCTGTGGAGGAGGAAGAATGAGAAAAGTATTTTGTGACAGATGTGATTGTGAGATTGGGGATTACGACAAAATAGACTTTTCTAAACGAAGGTTTAACATTACCCATAAATTTGAAGGGGAAATTGATCTGTGCGAAAAGTGTGAAGAAGAATTGGAGCACTGGATGTTCAGACAACTTGTGATCAGATAAGGAGAAACAAGATGATCAAAACATTATACGAGAAATTTCAGCATTGGTCATACGGAGGATCGGTGTACCTGTACTCTGACCCACATTTTAACGATGCAGATTGTGTGTACATGGATCCGAACTGGATGCCGCCAGACGAGCAAGTTGATGTGATCAACTATATCGTGAAGCGTCCGGATACGTTCATATGTCTCGGCGACGTTGGCGACCCAGATTACGCACGGCAGATCAAGGCGAACAGGAAGATTCTGATCATGGGCAACCACGATCGGCGTAGCGACTACCGTGACATATTCGACGAGATTTATACGGGACCGCTGATGATCTCGGATAAGATACTACTTTCTCACGAGCCGGTACGTGGATTGCCATGGTGTCTGAACATTCACGGGCATGTTCACGGTCGCGGAAATGGTGGTCCGATCTACTCGGTCGACGGATGCAGATTTCTCAATCTGGCGGCTGATGTATGCAACTACACGCCGTACAGCCTCAAGGACATCATCAGGGCTGGCATGCTCTCAGGGATAAAGACGATTCACAGAATTGCGATAGACGGAGCGAACGATGCAAAACAGATTTAGGTGGGATGACCCAGACGAAAAAGAACCAGTCGACTACGCTGACGTATTAACCACAGTCTCGATCAACGAAGATGTGGACCCGCCAGATAGAGTAGTTGTGCAGGGATATTATGTAAACGGTAGTTTCTACGACGCGACCTTCAATACGGAATTAAACGACGTGGTCGCGTGGATGTATGCACCAGAAGCGTATGGTGATTAGGAGGTTTTGAATGGAACTGAAAGAGATTATGATCGACGGCGTCATATCTGCGATCGGATCAGAGCTTATGTCTCTGGCGGTATATCGCATGAGTGGCTGGAGAGAAGAAGACAAGCAGAGAATGTTAAACTCGATGGCTGATGTACTTGCACAGAATACGATCTTACAGACGGAGATTGGCATCTCTCCGGATGAGTTCAAGGATGCGTACGCGAAAAAGATGGACGAGATTATCTCGATGATGACAAGAGGCGAGAAAGATGCCGACAAGTGACGAGATTAAGAAGCTATCGACATTTGACGTAATAAAGATGGCGATATCGTGTCAGCTGATGAGATTCAAGTCGGTCGGCAAGCTATGTAAAAAGGGACTATCTCTGCGTGGATGCCGGAGGTGTCTTAAGAATTCGATGGATTTCCTTTATGAAGAAAGCGACGGTGTGAGTATGAAGAATTGCGAAAAGCACGCACAGGAAATTCATGATGCTGTTATGAGCGCCATGAAAGCAGGGCTGAACTCGTCATGTGCTATGTATAAATATCGCACGGACGGTGACGGTGTGTTCGATGGATCGTTCGCGACGTTGGCGGACAGCATTGTATGCGACGGTGATTGTGACAAGTGCAGCCTCGACACGCTTGACTGGTTGTTGGCCGACGCTGAGTAAGGAGGAGAAATGCCGAAAATTAGTAACTGCGAAATTTACGCATTAGATAGATCGATTTATAGAAGCGGCTATTCGTTTATGACTGTGCCGCCAAAAGAAGAAGAGTTTGATACCGAGGTCGCACAGGTCCGTGGCGCAATCGACAAATACAACCAGTCACACGATCCAGAAGACCTGCTGGCGAACAAGCATATTTCACGTGCGATCAGGTTAGCCAACGCTAAGGGTGGCGGAGAGGATCAGTTCCTGACAGGCATTAAGGTCGACTTCGACCTGACCGTTGCTCTGAAAGCGTGGACTCAAGTACAGCGGTACAAGTTCCTCGACTTCGTGTCTTCGTTTTCACTGATGCACAGAGCGGCGCAATTCAACATAGCGTCGTCTGTAAACAAATACGTGTACGGAAATTCTATCGATACTGTCAATGCTCTTTTGGAAAAATTCAACCGCGCAAAAGAAGGCGGAGATCAGGAGAGGATAAAGGAAGCAAAATTGGAATTGTTGTATAACATACCTACTGGGTTCGAACTTACGGCAGGCATGTCGACGAATTACAGATCGCTGAAGAATATCTATAAGCAGCGTCGCCATCATCTGTTACCAGATTGGCAGTACGTCTGTGACTGGATCGAGACTCTTCCTCTGGCGGGATGGTTAATCACAGGGAAGGATCGTAATGTCTGTTGAATATAGCCAGCTGTGGGAGATCTTGCTCGATAAGCATATGCGCAAAACGGAGATGGCACAGCGCGCTGGGATCGACCGGAACATATTGTCGAATCTGACAAAGAACAAATACGTGTCGCTGAAGTCGCTGGAAAAAATATGTGATGTTCTTGACTGCGACATAGGTGACATTGTGCATATCGACAGAAGAACTTACAAACCGAAGAACAGGCGCAGTTGGACCGTAGAAGAGATCGAAGAGGCGATTTTTGGCAAATGAGCCGAAAATTCGACGTGTTTACGCGTGTGTGTGAGCGTTTTAAAAACGATCTGGACCTGCAGGTAGTGAGGAGATTTTAATGTATTTGGATAATAGCAACTTAATCGTCGATGAGGTTCATGGTGGCTCCAGTGTGTTCTGGAATCTTAATGATTGGGCTGTTCAGAACTATTCGATAACGTCTTTCAATAATGCGTCTATGTCTGTAAGCTTTTCAAACGGGAGAACTGGAGTTATTAGATTCGAAGGAGTTGACTATGCTTCGACATCAAATGATATTGGCGGAAAGCATACAGTCGAGCTTCGTTGTGACGGACTTACATTGACGTTCATTGACGACAACCAGCTTACGGAAGCTGACTTCGAAGGAGTTGACGAATTGTTATGATCATGGGGTTGACGGAAGCATATGGAACAAAAACGACGACGCAAAAACTAGAATCGTGGTACGGAAGAGGAATTACCAAATCAATGCTTCCTTATGTTAACCGTTATATTAATTATTCGAAAGGTGCGGTTGACGAATGGGTCACGAATTATGCAACCACGACCACGGCGCCGAAGTACACATTCGATTGTGGCACGAAACCGCTCAGATGGGTTTTACGTTGCGACCCGCCGCAGATTGGAGACATATCAGAAGAAGATGTAGATAAATTATTGAAGGTGTGATGCTTATGGACGTTAAAGGAGGATTTCATCAATGTGTGTCGTTCATATCGAAGAACGGCACACAGACATTCGATGAGATAGGTGATGAGGTAAGGACAGCTGTAGTCACAAAAGAAGGAAAATACAAAAAGGCTACAGTTCGAAAACTCGATAAAAAAAAACAAATTTACAAAGTCACGTTTCGTAAGGGCGTGTATGTGAGTACAGATACGGCGATATACGCAGCAGCTGATCAAGAATGGTATGTTGCCGGCAGAGAAGGAAAGGTAGAGACGACGGACCTAGAACCAGGAGACGTGATCGTAGGTGAAGAAGGAGTCCTGTTTCCATGGGCTGTTGTCGGTGTGGAAGACACCGGAGAAGAACATGAAGTATGGTCTGTCAAAGTAGACAGGAGCGACAGTTTCTGCTTGAGAAACAAGATCGCTACTGCGTCAATATCTGTTGGTAAATAAGAAAGGACATGGTGATCAGTTATGGTAGTACTCAAGCGTGATGGAAAAAGAAAAGTACTTTTCGACAAAAGCAAAATCGTGGCAGCAATCAATAAGGCAATGGCGGATACAGGAAGCCTGAACTCCGACGTAGCAAATGAAATCGCTGAAAAAATCGAGACTGAGTATTTTAAAGGTCGCGGCATGGTAAATGTCGAGGAAATACAGGACGCCGTAGAAAAGGAACTGATGCTGTCAGGATGTGACAGAGTTGCGAAAGCATACATATTATATAGAGAGGACCATGCGCGTAAGCGTGGGATCAACAACGCAATTATTAATAAAGTAATGGAGCGAATCGACGCGAAGAATGTGGAGAACTCAAATGCAAATGTGGACGAAAAGTCATTCTCCGGCAGAGAAAAAGAAGCAAGTTCCGATCTTCAGAAGATGATCGCACTTGAGTATAACATGTCGTACGATGTCGCAAAAGCGCATAAAGATGGTCTCATTTATCAGCACGATCTGGATAAGTTCAACGTGGGCGAGCATAATTGTTTGTTTATCGACTTCCACAAATTGTTAACTGAGGGATTTACGACCAGAAATGGTGATGTAAGACCTCCGTCTAATCTGGCGACAGCATGTCAGCAGGTTGCTGTGATCATGCAGTGCCAAAGCCAGGTATGTAACAGTGCCTCACTGATCTGAGAAGATCAGAAGTAAAATTCGTGAACCCGGACAACCGGGGTGTGCCTGTAATGGTGCTAACAGGGGAAGGTTCTGATGTAGCCGATCAGAAAATATCCTGTGCGAAATAGATTGTTCTTTTATTGGAAATGTAAATTTGTGTTTTACTGGAAAACAAAACTCAACAAAAGGATTTAGATTTTATAAAGAACAATCTTAAACGTCAACAGACTATCCCATTGGCGGTATTGGCTCGCAATAGGAGTAGGGCTGGGTGTGATTCCCAGTGGGTGAAACCCCCTTAAATCGAAGCGCGAATCTCCGTATAAACGGATGAAGATATAGTCGGAGCTATGTGTGTAACATGCTACACCTGCACACATAGTTTGGCAGTACGGCGGTGTAGCTAGTGGGCATCTAGACTATGATCTTGCCCCATTCGTAAGGAAGAGCTTCATAAAACATTTTGCGGACGGTCTGAAATACATCGCAAACGCAAGTGACGAAGTGATCGAAAAATATAAGAAAGAGGCTGCTGATATATCTATTGGGGATTACAAGCAAGAAGATTATCTCTGGCACGAGGCAGTTTATAACTATGCGATGGATATGCTCGAGCGCGAGGGGAAGCAGTCATTCGAAGCGTTGTACCACAATTTAAATACACTTGAGAGTAGAGCTGGAAGTCAAGTTCCATTTACGTCCCTGAATAGTGGAAGAAATACTACATGGGAAGGAAGATTTGTAACGCGACACATGTTGCTCGCAAGCATATCAGGAATTGGCAAATTCCACCTTACACCAATATTCCCGATTTCGATATTCCAGTACAAATCTGGAGATAACGCAGAGCAGGGAGATCCGAATTACGATCTCAAGGAGCTTGCTCTGAAGTCAATGGCAAAACGGATTTATCCGAACTTTGTAAACTGCGACTGGTCAGAGGCGCATGAAGATCTGGATGATCCTGATACTTATTTTGCAACCATGGGTCAATATCGACACGACGGCCCATGTAAAACTCAAACGAACCTACACATGTAGGGTGTACAGACAACGGAAGGATCTGTAGGAAATGACAGATAGTGTCTGTGCTAACGGGGGAGCCAGCAATGGTAATCGCCGTGCTAAGCAACATAATCACACACTCCGAATGGGGGTGTTTTTATAAGAGAATACAAAGGATTTTTGGTAGATGATGATTTTAACATCTACAACTCAAGGACTGGAAATATTGTGACTCCTTTTGTCGGAACAGATGGTTATTATCAAGTTTCCAGAAGAGATGAAAACGGTGACAGCAAACACATAAGAGTACATGTGTTATTCGCTAATTTATTTATAGATAATCCTAATAATTATAAATATGTAAACCATATTGATAGTAATAAACTTAACAACTCTCTTGATAATCTTGAATGGTGTACTAATTCATACAATGTATACCATGGATGGCATAGTGGAAACAGAACACACAAAAACAGAACTAAAGTGGTTGCCATTAAAGATGATTGGAGAAAAGAGTACCCGTCAATAAGAGCGTTAGGAGAAGACCTGCATGTAGACAGACATAAGGTCGCGAGGATATTGAAGGGTGAAATAGAGAATCATTATGATTATGTGTTTGATTATGTTGCGGAATGTGGAACGACTATCGAAAAGCCGCCAGAAGAGGAATCTGGGTTACTTCTGGTACGGAACTGAGTAGAGTAGATCTGACGTGAAACTCGTTGGGTCGAAGCGTTTGAGGGGTGCACCAGACACCCATGATATAGTCTGGGCGGAAACGCCCGTGTCGCACGATGATCGGATATGATCGCAACGGACTCGGATATCGTAGAGTCGGTCGCGGCAACAACAACCCGATCACGATTATTCTGCCAAAGCTCGGAATAGAATATGGCATCTGTTTAGGTAAGCGCAAAGAACCAGATCTAGACGGATTCTGGAATGAACTCGAAAGAACATTGAAGCTCGTTGAAAAGGCGCATCTAGAGCGCTTTGAGATTATGAAACAGCAACCTGCTGAAGCGGCACCGTTTATGTATCAGAATGGAACAATATCTGACGCCGACAAATGTAAAGATTCTGTTTACGATGCTCTGAAACATAACAGTTTCGCCTTTGGGTATATCGGCATCGCAGAAATGTGTCAGGCGCTGTTCGGAGAGAATCATGTCCACAACAAAGACATTCATGATTTCGCCCTGGCGGTCGTCAGAAGAATCGCAGAGTTCGCAGCTGAGTTTAGCGAAAGAAATAATCTGAATGGAGCGGCATACGCGACTCCTGCTGAGAGTTTGTGTATGACAGCGAGGAACAAATTATATGAACAGTACGGATCTATTCCTAATGTAACAGACAGAGAGTATCTGACAAACTCTCACCATGTTCCTGTATGGGAAGAAGTATCCATCTTTGAAAAGCTGGAATGTGAAGCTCCTTTCACGAAGTATCCGAAGTCTGGTTGCATCACATATGTCGAACTAGACTCAACATTTGTAAACAATACGAAAGCTGTCGAAGATATTATAGACTATGCGTTTAAAGAACTCGATATTCCATACCTTGCATTTAATTTTCCTATAGACTCGTGTCTCGATTGTGGATATCAGGGAGAGTTTAACGACCGATGTCCTGAGTGCGGAAGCGAAAACATATTACAGCTCAGGCGAGTTACAGGATATCTGACCGCAGACTATAGGAGATTTAACGATGGCAAATATGCCGAGACAAACGACCGTGTAAAGCATAGTGCTTACACCGAGCTGTAAGGTGGTGATGTGCTATTCAATGGAAGGAAATAAAAGGATACGAAGGACTATACGAAGTAAGCGATGCAGGCGACATTAAGTCACTCCGCACTGGAAAAATCATGAAGCCAACGCTGGAAACGTACGGGTATATGCGAATCAGCCTGACGAAAGACGGCAAGCCCAAAAAGCTGCGAGTTCACAGAATCGTCGCAGAAGCGTTTGTTGACAATCCAGATCCTGGTAACTTCATATACGTCAATCACAAAGATGGCGACAAGACGAACAACCGTGCCGACAATCTGGAATGGTGTGACTGTTCGTACAACATAAGGTACAACACTGAAGTACTTCATAAACCGCCAAAGGTAAGCGTCAGGGTCGCCGTTGCACAGTTCGACGGTGACCTCAACCTCATCGCGACGTATCCGTCGATCGGTGCTGCGTCAAGAGCGACCGGAGTTCACCACCAAAGCATCAGCTGGGTCGTGAACAAGGAGCACTTCTATCGCAAGGCTGGCGGATACATCTGGATGAAACAAAAAGAAGCGAAGGAAAGGGGTCTGATATAGAACATGGATTATAGAGCTGTAAACATAGTGAGAGATTATATCATTGCACATATGGAAGATACTACAGAGAGTTTCACAACATACATCGTATGGAAAAGCAAGATCCTGCAGAACTGGAAGTATCTCATCGCGAGTTCTCTTCGTGACGGCATGTACTACGAGCTGACATACAACGGAGATATGGACGAGTGGTATTTGGACGCGTACAAAAAGATCGATAACCTTGCAATCGATGATTGACCGCCAGAAGGAGAATGATCATGGATGAGGTAATTCAAAGACTGTGGGATCTCGCAGACAATAGCCCAGATAACCCATACAAGCAAGGGATCATGGACGCGTTGAAAATCGTACTCGAAGAGAGACAACACGAATGCGAACAGAGAATAGACGAGCTGGAGTACAAACTGTGGATTAGCAACTTCGCTAATCTCATAGGGGACACTGATCCTATCAAAACATGCTGCAATGAATATATACACACATGAAGGAGTTGAATGAATGCTGTATTTAAGTGGAGTCGACTACGAATCTCTCGCTGATGGATCCGGGGTCCGATGCGTGTTATTCGTCTCCGGATGTGAACACGATTGCCCTGGGTGCCATTCGCCACAGACGCACGACTTCGAGAACGGCGAGCCAGTCACACCTGAGCTGATCCGCCAGATAAATGAGGAGATCATGAAGAGACCATTCCTCAGTGGGATCACTCTCTCTGGCGGTGACCCGATGTATAGCGCCTACGAAGTGTGCGAACTTCTGGAGCAACTCGAGATTCCAAACGACAACGTGTGGATCTATACCGGATTCACACTGGACGAAATATATTCCAACGCGAACATGATGCGGTTACTGATCAAGTGTAATGTTCTCGTTGACGGCTGCTTCGAGCAGGACAAGCGCGACGTGTCGCTGCGATTCAGGGGTTCGACAAACCAGAGAATCATCGATCTGAAGTGCGACGCATGCGCACATCAAAATACGGACGAGTGTCCGGAATATCAGCCACATGAACAATGGGGCAAAATCTGTTATCAATTTAAGTACAAAGAGGAGTAATCATGAAAAACATTGTTGGACTTAGCGCACCATGGGTGACTTATTACAGAGAGATCGAAGCGTTATTCGGAGCAGACCCTGAGATCACCGTGAAATACAACGAGCTCAAAGGCGAGATCAGGCTGCTTGTTGACAACGACGACAAAGCCGAGGCGATTGCTCAGCTCCTGCCGGCAGAGAAGACATTCGGAGGAGTTACTATTAAGGTCACGGTAGTCACGGCTAACTCATTCAGGACGGCGAGCGCGAACGTGTTTCGGAGAGCACTCGAAGGGAACCCTGCTTTCTCGTTTATGGAAACTGTTGATGGCGTGTTTACTAACCCTGTCAGTTATATCGTATTTGCTAATAAGGTAGTTCAGTTCTTCGACGACAACCTTGGCGATGTTCACGGTATGCGCTCAACGCTGTACGAGAATATTGCAAGCGATATTTTTGCAGAGCACGATGGAATCTGTTTCTGCACAGACCTGCCGAATGACGAACTGGTCGAACTGTCCGAGCCAAAGGTGTCGATATGACTAGGTTAGAAGAGCTGGATTTTCAGCTGTATTTGTCGCAGACGATCGCACGAGAGAACCCACAGACCTTTCTCGACCTGATGACGCTGACAAACAAGCTCGGTGATCTGTGGAATGATGTAATAGAAGAGTGGGTTATAGGACTGGAGAACAAGGATGAAATTCGTAGTAGTGATTAACGGGTCTGGAGGATCCGGCAAGGATACAGTAGTCGACATTGTGGCGCAGCACTATGAGGTACTGAACACATCGTCGATTGCACCAATCAAGGAAATTCTCTCTCTGGCGGGAGTGCCAGAGTCGGAATTCAAAACTGACGCAGGGCGGAAACTTCTTTCGGATGTGAAGCTGGCGTTCACGGAGTACAACGATCTGCCGTTCCGCTGCATGAAAGAAATATACGATGCGTTTCTGGAATGGGACGATGTCGACATTATGTTTGTCCACATCAGAGAGCCGTCAGAGATAGAGCACTTTGTCAGTGCGGTGACCGAAGTGCCTGTCGTGACATTGCTGATCGAGAATCGCGTCCAGCGCACATACGGCAACATGGCTGATGACAACGTGCACGACTACGCGTACGACTACGCATTCGTCAACAACGGTCCTCTGGAAGAGCTGCATGACAGATTCATGGAATTTTTCGACTGGATGATCAAGGAGGAGCATATTGAGGTTTAAATATAAGATTGGAGATACGGTCACGATCCGCCAGGAAGAAAACATCGACCCATCGTGGGACTTCGACGTTGAATCGATGGGCGAGTACTGCGGATCAACGACCAAGATCACGAGGAGAATTAAAGGGTTCGACGGCAATGGATATTACAACCTTGCCGCTGACGATCAGAAATATTTATGGACGGAGGAGATGCTTATGCCTGAAAACAAATCTGTAAAACAAGACTTCATCCCAGAAATCGAACTGAGGGATGTCGGAATGTGGTTGCTCGGATTCTCAGAAGAAAGTGGAATCGGCAAGATCGAAGGTAATTTCAGCGTTCACGTAGACGGGGATCTGCTCGACATGAGCGCCGACCTCGAAGGTGATCGCCACGTCGAAGTAAAGGTAACACGAAAGGAGCTGTAATGTCTCACTACGCAGTTGCAGTATTTCACAGAGAAGATCAGGACATTAATGAGTTGCTCGCGCCATACGACGAAAACATCGAGGTTGAACCGTACATTCAGTACACGCGCGACGAAGCGATTAAAGAAGGCAAAGAGCGGTACAAGAACGAGCCGAACATGACCGACGCAGATTACTATAATCAGATCGCGTCGATGTATGACGACGACATGATCGACGATGATGGCAATCTTTTGACAACGTATAACCCTGACAGTAAATGGGACTGGTACAGTATTGGCGGCAGATTTAGTGACTTGCTCGAGACGTACACAACGGTGTCAGAATGGTTCGCCGGATATAGCGATTCCGCCAAGGTGAAAAATATTGACTTTGCAGGAAGCCGCGAAATATACGACGAAAGCATCGTGGAATGGGACGACATCATGAACGACATCGCAAACACGTGGTACACGAAAGAATATTATCAGGAATATTACGATTCTGCCGATGACTACGCACGGCGCAACTCTGAGTTTAATACGCTCGCAGTTGTGACGCCTGACGGAAAGTGGCATGAGAAAGGTAGAATGGGCTGGTTCGGTTTGTCGAGCGAAACACCTGAAGAGGCACGTGACTGGGATAGAAACTATCGCGAGCGATTCATTGACACAGCTGACCCGGAATGGATCCTGACGATCGTGGACTGTCATATATAAGGAGGAGCGATGAAACTTAGAGGAAGAGATCATGTATGGGAGATCCGCAAGTACAAGATCGACTCGGCGTACTACATGCACTGTTCATGTGGATTCGAGCACGCGTGCCATACACAATATGCCGACAACGATGGAGTGTGGCATATCAGCAACAGCGTCTTTGCGACGTATAATTACTGTCCGAACTGTGGTGCGCGGAAGAAGTATGAAACCGGAGTGAAGCATTTCGACGACGCTCCTCCGTGGATGAGGTAATAATATGAATATCGCATTCTGGATACTTGTCATCTTGGCGGCTGTGATCGTGTGGGTCGTTGCGACGTACTCACTGATCTCCGCCAGAGTAGGAAATGAAGTAGTAAACATATACGAAAATGTCAAGAAGAATATGGAAATAGAAAGGGATAAAGATGTCGAACATTGGTAGAATCGGAGCTGCTGTTGTAGCAATTGTTTTAGTATTCACTTTAATCATGACGTTTATTTGCATTGAGAAGATTCCTGTCGGATACGAAGGAGTCGTGTACTCGATGAACGGCGGAGTTAAGGACGAGACCTTGCAGCAGGGCTGGCACTTGGTCGCGCCGACAAAGAAAGTAAAGGAGTTCACAGTCGGCAACGAGCAGCTGATCCTGACGAAAGACAAGCGCGAAGGAAGCTCCAAGAACGAGTCGTTCCGCGTCGCGACGTCTGACAACGCGTCGATCGCAATCAGCTTCCAGATGTCGTATAGGTTCATCCCTGACAAAGTAATCGACACGTACAAAAAGTTCAAGGGCATGGACGGAGAAGCGATCGTAAACAACCGCGTCAAGACAGTTCTGAAGTCAACCGTGTCTGAAGTAACAACTGACTATTCGCTGATGGATCTGTACAGCGGAAACAGGAGCGAGATTAACAATAAGCTCACTGATTATCTGAACGACAAATTCAAAAAGCAGTACGGCATCGAGGTCATTGATGCGTCGATCATCGACGTACATCCTGACAAGCAGCTCAAGACAGCGATCAACAACCGCATCGAGGCGCAGCAGAAAGCTGATCAGGCGAAAGCTGAGCAGGAGACCGCCAAGGTAGAAGCTGAGACTAAGCTGATCAAGGCGCAGAACGAAGCTGAGATTGCGATCGCGAAAGCTGACGGAGAAGCACAGGCAAACGAGCGTCTGTCATCATCAATCACACCGGAACTGATCGCGATGAAGGAAGCCGAAGCAAGGCTGAAGCACGGTTGGATAACCGTAGAAGGAGCTGGAACAGTAGTTACAAAAGATGAATAGATCGGAGGTAACGATGGCAAAAAGCAAGACGAGCAGTAGCAAAGGGCAGTCCGTTCCAAAAGACCTACATGATCACATATTTTACGGACTGTCTCTCGACGATGAACAAGAAGTATTCCGAGACGCGATCTGGAACACACAGAAGAAGATCATCTTTGCAAACGCCAAAGCAGGAACCGGTAAGACCACGGTGGCGCTTGGCACGGCTAACTTGCTATATGAATATGGACTTTACGATGGGATCGTTTACATCGTCGCGCCGACACAGGAACAGAAACAAGGTTATCTGCCTGGCGGCACGGAGCAGAAGACAGCCCCATATATGGAGCCACTTTACGAAGCGATCATAAATATTAACAAAGACCCAAATAGAGTCGTTGTCTCAGACGACAACCTCGAAGGCAAGAAGAATGGAACGGCGTTCATCCAGTGTATGCCACACACATTCCTGCGTGGGACGAACTTCGAAAACAAAGTCGTCATAATCGACGAAGCTCAGAACTTTTATTTGTCGGAGCTAAAGAAAACACTGACGCGTATGCACGACTCGTGCAAGGTGATCGTCATAGGTCACACGGGCCAGATGGACCTGTACCGCCATCCAGAGAACAGCGGGTTCGCCAGTACGATTAACCTGTTCTTGAGTAAGGAAGACGAACGTGTAGCCGCATGTACGCTTACGCACAATCACCGTGGATGGATAAGTACAGTTGCCGACGAATTGGATACGGAGATTTCATGTTAGAAGAAATAATGAATTATGGAGACGAGATACAGTTCACGATAGAGGAACTGCTCGACGAAATTAACATGCTGTACATGCAGCGAGAGGATCTCTTGGATCAACTCGGCAATGAGCTTGTGGACAAAGTGGACATGATGGCAAGGCTTCAAGCGATTGACGCCTTGCTGTCTGTCAACCACGGAACGTTGTCTGACATGTACGCAGAACTAAAATTTGTAGATGCTGAGATCGGATGCGCGTTTGCGGAACCGGAACAAGAGGAGGTACTATTAAATTGACAAACGAGAATTTTAATGCAAAAATACCAGTAGTGGGAAATTTTGAAAAGGTAAGCTTTGCCATTTTTGAACAAAGCCTTAAAGATCTCGGGGAGTATACAAGCAAGGAGGATGCCTTTGCGATATGGGAAGATATTCGTCTTCCAGAACGCAGCACTGCAGGATCTGCTGGCTACGATATTAGATCTCCGTTGAAGGTTACACTTCCATCAAACGGCGTTGGTGTAGTTATTCCAACAGGGATAAGAGTAAAGATCCGCGACGGATGGGTTTTTACGATTTGTCCAAGAAGTGGACTTGGATTTAAATACGGGGTAACGCTGCAAAACACATGCGGAATTATCGACGCTGAGGTAGCATAAATGCATGTGGAATTAGTATGCGATAATTGCGGGAAGACTTTTGACTGCAAGCATAAAGAAAGACTGGATCGCGAACATCATTTTTGCAGCAAACAGTGTGAAGGCGAATATAAAAAGAAGAATAATAAAAATCTGGTTCCTTGTGTCGTGTGCGGAAAGCTTCATTATGTGAGACCATCAGCTCAAAAGAAAATCAAGTATGGTTCTTGTTGCTCTATGGAGTGTATGGCTGTGTATAGAAAAACTTTATATAAAGGAGAAAACAACCCAAACTACGGAAATAGAGGGGAACAGAATCCAATATGGAAATCCGACAAGAAAGTTAACACTTATGGATATATACTCGTAAGAACACCAGATCATCCATTTGCCAACTGCGATGGATTTGTTCTTGAGCATAGACTTGTGGCAGAACAATATTTGTTAACACCTGAAAATTCGATTGATATTAACGGGAAATCATACTTAAAACAAGGATTTGTAGTTCATCACATAGACGGAAATAGAACAAATAATAATGTTGATAATTTAAAAGTCATGACATTGCAAGATCACACATCGATGCATGCATCACTGCGTAATAGTAAATCGGCGTCGGAAAATCCCGCAAAAACGGTAGAGGCTACGGGTGGTGCCTATGCTAATACCGTGACCCCACAGTAACCGCTGGGGGTTGTAACGCATAGGAATTGAGCGTTAAGGAAGCAATAATATTCCCAAGAGTGCGGGACATAATTGATTATGAAAATATATGCTGAACCGAGCTGGAATTGACCAGCCTAAAAGAGCGAAAGCTCCGGAACTATTGGATAAAAAGCCAGTAGGGTAACATGATTGGACTACTATTACGCAGACAACGAAGGGCATATTATGATTAAAATGCGCGTAACAGCAAGTAGCGATAATGTAATTATCAACAAAGAAGAGCGTTTTGCACAAGGCATCTTCTTGCCGTATGGAATCACTTCTGACGACAACGCAACTGCTGTCAGGAATGGTGGAATGGGATCTACGGGCAAGTAGAGGAGAGATAAAGTGGGCAAAAGCTTAAAAGGAAAAGAATTAGGAAAGGGGATATCGCAACGTCCTGACGGATTATACGTCGCGCGGAAAATGATCGACGGAAAGACGGTCTCCGCATCTGGGAGATCGCTGACGGAAGTCAGGGCTAAATTCAAAGAAGCGATTCGAGAAGAAGAAACACGGAACACCGGAAAAACCACGTTCGGTTCATGGTACGAAACATGGTTTAACACGGTGAAGCGTCGGAAACTGAAGTGCGATCTGGATGAGCTGCTCTTCCGGAAGAAGTACGACAATACGTATCCTGCGATGATCGGATCCGCCAGATTAGAAGATATACATCAGATCGACATTCAGCGTGTCACAAACGAGCTGATCGAGAGTGGTCGCGGTGTTACGACGATTGTAACGGGGTTATCCACAACCCGGCAGATCTTTAAATATGCTGTGGCGAACGGGCTGATCCAGACGAACCCATGCGTCGACATCCATATAAACACTGCCGTCAGAAAGAGAAATCCTTCGTTCGCGCTGGATGACTGGATGGTAAGATTGTTCTTCGACGTAATGAAGGGTCGCCCTGGGTACGAGGTGCTGAAGTTCATGCTGCTGACTGGGGTCCGCGTTGGAGAGCTGTCTGCGTTAAAATGGTCTGATATTGACTTCGACAAAGGGCTGATCCATATTCAGCGATCGCTTACATGTGCACACGTCGAAGGGAATATGAAGTGCCGATTCGTCGGACCGAAGTCGGAATCCGGCAACCGCATGATTCCTTTCATTGGCGGCATGAGAGAGCTACTAACCGAGTGGCGCGAGAAGCGACAGGCTCTGCATGAGAAGTTTATTAAGCGGAAGACACCAGAATATAAGGAAGAATATTACGATCTTGTCTTTATTGTGCCGCGCACAGGGAGACCGTACATCAGGCACAACTTCGCAAGTCTGATGATCAACAACCGCGAACGTATGATCGCACTGGAAGAGGAAAACGCAAAAAAAGAAGGGCGTCCTGCGCGTGATATTCCGCAGATACACCCTCACTTGTTTCGACATACGTTCGCCTCGAAGTGTTTCGAAGTCGGCATGTCGCCTATTTATGTCCAGACTATAATGGGACACTCGTCTTATAATATGACGCTTAAATATACGCATATGACGAACGAAACTATCCCAAATGAAATTAACAAAATTAATTCCGCAATAGCACGGTTTTAGTGTACAAAAATTTTTTGTACACGAAAGTATAAATCGTCCATCGGATGTGTTGCAAATACACAACTTTTGCAACTCGATTAAGATAAAGTATTTATTGCAAAGCTATAAAATCCTTTTAAAAATAATGCCCACAAACGTTGAAATTCCAACGGTTGCGGTTGGATCGAAATTAATACAAATTTCTGTCAATTTGCTCATGAAAAGATTATCTCGGTGTACACCGAAGTTCTACTTGGACGAGATTTTTGTACACTAATTTGTATACTAGACGGAGAGAGCTATCTGCTTAATTGCAGGGCTCTCTCCATTTTTTGCGTTATTTCATATAGTTATATCTATACAAAATCGTCACGAACCGCTCAAGGGTCAGATTCTCAAACCAGTCGATATCTTCACCTTTGCCCTTGACAAGTCCTTGCTGCACAGCCCAGTTGCGCGCATCCAAAGACCACTCATGTCCTGCCATTGGATCTGCCGGAGCCGGAGCCGGTTCTACGACCGGTGTGTCAGAAACTGCGTACACAGAAGCGTATGCGGATTCTTCAAGAGCAGTCTTAAGTACCGGATCGTAAATAACTCTCTCAGAGTACCACTCTGATACGTCGACATTCGTGCTAATGCCGTTTACTTTGCCAGACGAAGTTCTCTGCCAGCCGTCAAAGTCGTGATACGTAGGACGCTTCGAGTAGTTCGCGATCCAGTACCGATACGGTAATTCGTTTACGTCGATCATCGTCTTAAACCAGCTCTCGGACGCGTATACACCAGGGATATATCCATCCTGTTTGATCCGTTCGCAGAACGCCTTTACAACCGCCGTCCTGGTTGCCTTGCCGAGTCCGTCAGAGCGACCGTTCTTGTTCGCGTTAGAGTACTCTGTGTCGATAAAGATCGGATACCAGAGCTTCAGATTTTTGACTGCGTTCAGAACGTACTCAGCTTCCTCGACCGCTTCCTTCGTATTGATCGCTGTCGTGAACCAGTAAACGCTGTACGGGATGTTGTTCTTAATACAGCCCTGTATGTTTGCGTTGAACTGCGTGTCCATCGTTAACGTACCCTGTCCATAGCCACGATACCCAAGACGGACAATCGCACCGTCAACCTTTACCTGAGACCAGTCGACTGTGCCGTTATGTGAACTTACGTCGATGACGAACTTCGCCCCGTTTTTCAGGATCGTGTCCGCCAGAGAAGAAGTGTTTGTGCCCATGTTGTCACCTGTGTTTACCTTTACTTCGAAATAGAATTTTGCCTGATACTGAAACTTTGCAACCGGCGCGCGACGTCTCGTTGCCTTGGTCGAGTACGGGTCGCGAATCAGCGCGTAGCCTTCGTCGTCAATTCCGTACCATAACACGAAGTGCCCAGATGACGTCCAGTCGCCCTTGCCCATACAGGCGATAACCCAGTTGCCGTTCCGGACGGTCTGAGCCGCCTTTTCGTTCATCGACTTGGCTGAGTTCGACCCATGATAAACCGTCGATCCGTTCATCTGGTTACACTCGATTCCGTACTCCGCCATCTGTGGCTTAAAGTACGAATAATACGTGCCTTGATGATACGCTTTATAACCATGATCCATACTCCATTTGGCGGTCGTCGCCGGAGTGACAGACTGGTTCTTCAGCGTCGCGATAACCATTGCTGCGCAGGTGATGCCACATCCAGCTGATTTGATCGTGGATGATTCACCTTTGGTCGCATATTTATTTGAAGCCCACCGAGAGTCGGTTTGCATATAGTCAACAGGAACGATCATTATTCATCACCTCCGCGTGGAGATTCGTAGTACATCGCCATGTCAGAGTCGGCGATGCCAGCTGTGGTCGGGTCTACGATAATGCCGAGCGCGACTGCGACGTTGCACAGAGTTCCGATGATTTGCACAACTTCACTTTCACTTATTGGCGGCACATATCCTATGATCCCGAATATCTGATATATGAACGTTGCTACCGCAACGAGTAAAGTAATCAAAGTAGTCTTATTCTTAAAACGTAATTTCCAATTAATCATCTTGCGCGACCTCCTCTTCGTTCGAAAATACCTGTTTAACAGGCAGCTGTTTTACTCTTTCAACCATCAACTTGGCAGTACCGTTGCCGCCAGTGTCATAATATGGTGTGTATATATAAATCAGATCGTCCAGTTCTTCTGGTGTAACCCAGCCGCGCCGTAAATATCTCTCGCACTTGTCGAAAATCATGTTATGGGCTACGCCAAGCAGCAGCTTCGTCTCAGCTGAGTGCTGACTCGATCTCTTGTTGTAAATGTTCGTAACGAGCGTCCAGAACCCAGTGGACGCAAACACCGCGACGATAATCGTCGACAGAAACTCCCATGGTATTGTCACCTTGTCCACCCCCTTATTTCATATCAAAGGCAGACTAAGCCCTTATCTTCTCCATGCAGCGTCTGATCGCGTTCCGTTCTTTTTCTGTAGTAGCTTCTTCCATCATATCCTCGAGTGTGTCGAGCATGTGATCCTTCGCTTCGTCGCGACTGTAGCCACGTCTGTAATTCATCGGTCTCTGCATGTAAGACATACCATCGGTGTGTGTGCCGCCATTGGTATGATAGTTCCGGCCCTCGTGATATACAGGGTCGAACCAACCCTGTGAATATCCGTCCTCGTCCATAGCATAGCTGTATCCGTTTCTCGCGTATGGATTCGTCTGCGAGTAGCCCGCCTCGCGCATTGCGCAAATCGTTTCTATGTCTTTGATAATATCAACTGCTTTGTCAAGCATCTCGAGATCCTGTGGGTTAATGTCGCCCTTGGCTACGATTTGGTTCACCTGGAGCTCGAGCATGGATTTCAGATCCTTTAATTTATCCATTCGTATAACCCCCTCATGCGATTCTCGATACGGTCAGGTTCGAATTCTGTACGTTAATTGTCGGTGTTGTTACCGCTGTCGGATCTGCCGGTACATTCTCGACAGACAGATTCAGGCAGCATCCACGTGGTACGTCGATGATCGCCGTCGATGTGACGTTAAAGAACGCCTCGGCGACAGTCGGAGTTACGATGGCAGTACTCGTCGCGATCGGCTCACTGTCGATGGCGAGTGCAACTGCGATCGGTCCCGGCGTGCCTCCTTCGGCGACTGCGATGTTGCCGTTGAACGTAACCTGATAGCGTGCAAAATTCGAACACGGATTGTTGACGACACCGCGGAGAATAAGAATGCCACTCTCTGGACGGTGGTATATAAAACCTTTTGTACATCCAATGCTTGTGCGAAGCGCTACAGCAGCGCCCGGCGCAACGGTCTGGACGTCGTTGTTTAAATATTCAGCCATGTATCGTCACCACCTTAGCATCCGCATCCAGTTCCGTACTGAGGAGTGCAGCAGTTAGGATTCTGCACGATGTATGCAGGAACTGCTGTAGGGTTGACGTACTGTTCTACTTCTGCGGCGCGCTGAGCCTGACCCGCCAGAATAGAAGCGACGCCTGCGTTTTGTCCGGCAAGGAGTGTCTGAGTTTGATTTTCCTGCGTGCTTGTCAGCTGCATGAGCTGGATCTGAGATCTGAGGTTGGCGTTCTCACGTCTCTCAGCGTCGAGCTCGGACTGGCACATCTTGTCAATAATCATCTGAGCCTTGGCATCGACATTGTCGTTGACTGCCCTAAGTGCGTCAGTAACAGCGGCACGATCTGCGCATGCTTCAGTCGCGATGGTGTATTTCAGATCGGCGGAGTTCATCGCCTGAGTGCTTCCAATCATAGCGAGCTGACCCTGCAGTGCGTTCAGTCCCTGCGTAAGAGCAGTCTGGGACGCGAAGCTCTGCTGCATATCAGCCATCTGTCTCGCGTTGGCGGAAATCTCAGCTTGTGCAAATCCGTTATTGACAGCCTGATTTACGCCGTTGAAGCCAGAGCACATCGCCTGCTGTACATTCGCGAAGCCGTTAACCTGACCTACGTTCAGATCACCAAGCGCACCCATGACAGATGCCTGGTCGAAGCCACGCTGTACGTCTGCGTTTGTGTTCGTTGCCATCATGTACGGAACAGCGCCACCGTTGTTGCCGCCGCCAAAGCCCCAGCTTCCGTTGCCGACAAAGGCGAAAAGGAAGAGGATGATAATCCACCAACTAAACGAATCTCCCCACATTCCGTTGTTTCCATTGTTGTTTGTTACTGCCGCGATATCCGCAGGGCTCATTTCAGAAGATGTTAATGCCATAATGTTCTCCTTTTGTTAAAATATGGAAATATCTAATCATACAAAAACACTCATATACGTGAGTGCCCCTTATCTTCCATTAAGCATATTTTGGATCTGGGTCGCCATCTGCGCAGCCTGATTGAACTGTTCCTGCGTGATCTGACCAGAGTTCAGCATCTGCTGGACCTGTTGCTGTGGGTTGCCCTGAAAGTTCTGCCTGAACTGCGTGAGCGCTCCGAGCATATTCATGATGTTGCCAAATGGTCCCGGCATTTGAGGCATGCCTCCGCCGAGCATGTTGAATAATTGATTAGCCATAACTAACTTCACTTCCTTTTCTTATTCGAATAATCTGACATGGATTCGAGCTGCGCTGAGAGATCGTTGATCTTCTTGAGTGACTCTGAGAGTTGCGCGGATAATCCGTCGATCGTTGATGCGAAGTTCGCCGCGCGGGACTCGTATTCGTCCTTAGTTATGTACGCCGACATGTCAACTTCTCTCTCTGGCGGCATCTCGGTCGCTTGCACGCGTTCGGTATAGTCGAACGTCCGAAGCGGCAGCGGCATGCCAGAGGCGTCAGCAGATTTGATGTAAAAACAGTTTTGCTCGCTGTCCATCAGCATTACACTCTGGTTCGGTGCAACGAGGTACGACTTCGCGCCTGCATCACCTTGAACCCAGATGATTCCATGGTCGCTGCTTTGCGGCTGTGGCATTTGCTGAGTTTGGATAGCTGGCTGTTGATACATCTGTTGCTGTTGCATGTTGACGTTTGGCTGAGCCTGCTGGACAGGCTGCATTGGCTGAACCGACTGAATCGGTTGATAGCCTATTGGAAATCCATTGTTATAAGCCATTAATTATTCTCCTTTCGAGTCCAAAAATATGCTGGTATTTCTGATCCACTGTCCCATGCGTCGTAATAATCTCCATCTTGGACTGTTACGACGTGTGTGCCGGTCGCTAAGACGAATGTACCTATTGGGTTATCTTCGGCAAACTCGGCGACGGTGTAACAATCCGGACACATGTCTGGGATTGAATACCTGTGAAAATTTTGATTATATAAAAAAGATCCCCAGACGGAATTCGATGAAGGCATATCATGCATCATCAATCCCTGAATGGCGACCTTTACATAGATCTCCTCCCAGCTTCTGTTTGTTGCTTTTGATATTGCGCGTATTACACAATCGCCAACCATTCTGCCGGAAGGATTTGGGTTATAATATCTGTATCCCATATTATTCTCTTTTCTGTTCTATGACGATAACTGCGCGATTTAATTAAATGGCGGATCTGAGTTACTCATAACTAACTCCTTTCTATCGTAAAAGAGTGGACTATAGCGACTGTACCATGGGAATATTCTGGAAGGTTTATACGTCACCAATATTACAAGCGTCCAGACATGCACGCTAAACCAAAGGGGTTCTGGTTCGCCGCACGCAGGCGGCGAGATTTAGTGGTATATAGATCAAATCGAGAAGCCGAGGGCTACGCCACGAGTACTGCTGGCACCGCTGTCGTCCACGCCACCGTTGCTACGCACATAACGGAAGTTAGTGTCGTAGCTGCTATGAGCAGAACGCAGCCACCAACTGTCGGCAGATCCTGATGTATTGTATTTAATGCGAGCTGAATTTGAATTGAACAATGATGTGTAGTCACAGCCAGAATCTTCATATGACGTACCGCCAAACATCTCACGAGCAGATGGGATCCACACTGTGTCTGAAACCGATAGAGTAGAAGATGTGGTTTTGTCGTAGTATGTTTTTGTTACTTCCTTAATTCCACTTCGTATAGTAGAGTCTAAAGTTGGAAGTATTGTTTCTCTGAGCCACGTACGCATGCCGGATTGAGCCCAGCCGTTTGCGTTTGTACTTTGCGTATTCATGTTGTGCGTTGCGAATAGTCCTTTACTCAGCCACGTCGTTTTCGCATTCCCAGATCCATCCGCCAGAACGTCAGTGTCTTTTGCGATCAAAACCATATAATCATCTACGCCATTGATCGAAATCGCCTTTGTGTCGCCGACATTATACTTTGTCGCGTATGACCCATCGCTGATAGCCGCGACGATCTGTGCCCACGAATCAGTGATTGTCGAATACTCGCTCGTTGGATAATTTTCGTCAGATGTAATAAAATAATTCTTCCAATTGGAGTCAGCTTTGTAAGTACTCACAAGATCTTTTGGCACATAAATCGCGCCTTTAGTCATGCTGATCGGCGTCCCAGTAAAGGCTGATGTTGCTGACAACGTACACTTTGTTGAACTACCGAGGACCAGATGTTTTAATGCAGAACATCCGTTAAATGCGTTACCGGAAATGCTTGTAACATTCGGGAATTTCAGCGTCTCGATATGAGTGTTTTTGTGAAGCGCATACGACGGAAGAGATGTGACTCCGTCTTCTTCAAGCTCCGTTAGCGTACCATTAACCAGCCCATCAAGAGTAGCCTGATCTCCTAATGTATCTCTTGTATTTGCCATAATTAATCCTTTCTGTTCAGTGGTGGCTGAGCAATGAACCCAGCCACCGTATTATCGAACTTACTGATTTTCAGCAAGCCAGTCTTCAACCTTTTTACGCCAGTATTTCGGCACCTGATAAATCGTCATCTGTCCTGCAAGGATTTTTTCACCATAGAATCTTCCCATTATGCTTCGCCTCCTTCTGCGAGCTCAGAGATTGCGTATCCGAGATCTTCGATCGCTCCGTCCTGAGTTGCCTGACCATCTTCAAGTGCGTCAATACGTTCAGCGAGAAGCTGAGTATACGTCTTTGGAAGTTCTTCGTCAGTGTCGTTTTCTTTCAGATAGAAGTGAACTGTATATGTGTTGTTTGAATTAATTACGATCTGGATATTCGTCAGAACGCAGTTGTAGAAAGTTCCAACCGTGATTTCGCCACGCTGAATTTCGATCGTTTTCAGAGACTCAGAATTCATTGTTCCCCATGTGGACTCGAACGCTTCCTTCGTTTCGAAATTACAAATCAAATTCAGTGTGTAAGTGCCGTCTGCGATTGGAATTACAGTCCCATCATGCAAAAGTGCTGTATAGTTACTCATAAGAATTCCTCCTTAAATAATTTATCCATGTTTTGGATTGTACGATATGCGTCGAAGTGTGATGCATATCCACGCCAGCTCTGGTATGATGCGGTCACATCCTCGATACTGACAATTCCTTGTTGTTGCATAGCTGAAAGTTTTTTGATTTTACGCCTCTCTCGTGTTACCGAATTCTTGCAGATTTTCTTTATCACCTTGCCACTATCAGTAACAATGAACCGACATTTCAGCCATGTGAATCCGTGACTAATTTTTACGATTTGAGTTTTCTTTGGATTAAGCACAATGCCAAGTTCCGAACACAGTGCTTTTATCTCTTTTAAACAATATTTTAAATACTCTTTATCTTTGTGAATCAGATAACCATCATCCATATATCTTCCATAACCACGTATTCTAAGGTGTTCTTTTACAAAATGATCCAAACGATTCACTGCCGCCAGAGCGAGAATTTGGCTTATTTGAGATCCGAGTCCTAGTCCAACGTCGCCGAATACGTCGACAAAATGGTCGCACAACTCGACAATCCTTTCATCAGTAAATTCGTTTCTGATAATGCCCTTTACCATATCGTGCGGAATGCTATCGAAGAATTGCGAAAAATCAAAAAGTAAAATATATCCATCTCGACCACATTCTCTCAGGTGCTCCTGAATTCTGTTCATTGAAAAATGGTATCCTTTGTCTGGTAGCGACGCTCCGTTATCATATATGAACGTCCTTGATAACACAGGCGTGAGGGCGTAATCACACAAACATCTTTGAACAACGCGTTCGCGCATCGTAACAGATTTAATATGTCTGATTTTGCCGCGCTCGTATATGTCGAATTCGTAAAATCCGTCTGTTCTAAATTTACCTTCTCGCAGTTCTTTCAACGTGTTATTAACTTTTAGCGGAGCTTGAGCTATATAATTCTGCACGCTCGATTTCCATGATACGCTTCTGCGACATTTTTCATACGACTTGTACAGATGGTCAAATGTAAACACCTTGTCGAAATCGTCGTAATCCAACATAAATTCAGCTTTCTTTTGGCGGCGTTTTTCTTCACGTCGCTTTCGTCTTGCAGCATGCCTTTGTTCGCTTGTCATACAAATTCCTTTCGTACGCTACTCGTAGAGACCGAGTATGAAACAATAAAATATTGCCATGCAAGCAGCGTCCACTCTGTCTCGTCAGCGCATTCATTTACCCATACGGGAGGGTTATAAACTCCTTCTCTTCATGGACTGATTTCGCCGTATGGTTACTCTGTCTGCCTTGAGAGAATCCGAGGGCTACGCCATTAGTATTGTTGGCATTGTTGTTGTTCACGTTACCGTTGTTATTCACATTACGGAAGTTAGTGTCGTTGTTGCTATTAGCAGAACGCAGCCACCAATTGTTGGCAGTATACAGTTTATAACCCAAACTTTCTTCTATCATTTTTGATCACGCCGTTTATAAGAGATATTTCAGTGTTTATCAAAGTCATCCACTCTTCCATTACATTGTCGTTTATTGTGAATAGCTCTCGTGCGATTCCGATTTGAGAAATAAGACCGTAAAGTAATCCGCGAGCGTCGACAAGAAAATCTATTCTTATTTGTGCGTCGTGCTGATTCTTCGCATAGATATTATTTGCACGTATTACGTTGGTATATACTTCGGACGCCATATTAGCAAGCCGGTCGCTTATGAAAAATGTGTATCTCTTCGGAAAATTTACGCATCTTTTAATTGTAAACGCAGCTAACTTTCCTGCGTTATGGACGAACTCCATTTTCGATACGCCACGTTTGCTTTTAACTACTGAAATAATAATCATCCCCTTTACAACGTGTTCGCCGCACGCAGGCGGCGAGGTTGATTGATATTTAGATCAAGTCGAGAAGCCGAGGGCTACGCCATAAGTATAGCCGGCACCGCCGTTGCCCACGCCACCGTAGCTACGCACAAAACGGAAGTAAGTGTCGTTGTTGCTATCAGCAGAACGCAGCCACCAACCGCTGGCAGTACCTGATGTGTCATATTTAATGCGTGCTGAATCTGAGTTAAACAGAGAAGTATAATCACAACCTGCAGATTCGTATGATGTGCCTCCGTATATTTCTCTAGCTGATGGGATCCACACCGTATCTGTGATTGATAATGTCGAAGTGGTCGTCTTATCATAATACGTCTTTGTTACTTCTTTGATATTGCTCTGAATTGTTGAATCCAGCGTAGGCAGTATCGTTTCTCTGAGCCACGTACGCATACCGGATTGAGCCCAGCCGTTTGCGTTGGTACCTGTGTCATTCATTTTATGAGTCGTGAATAATCCCTTGCTCAACCACGTAATCTTTGCCTTGCCTGATCCATCAGCGAGATCATCTGCTTCCATGGCAACTATCTGCATGTAATCCTCGACACCGTTAATGGTGATCTTCTTTGTGTCACCAACGTGATACTTGTTCGCATACGACCCATTAGTCTCATTCGCGAAAATTTGCTCCCACGAATCAGTAATCGTCGAGAAATCTGTAATAGGATAATCGTCAATCGAGGCAATGCAATAATTCTTCCATATTGAATCAGCTTTGTACGACGCGACCAATCCGCTCGGAACATATATAGCTCCTGCTCCTGCAGAGATCTTTGTGCCTGCGAGATTGCTCGTGCTCGACATAGACGACATAGTTGTGCTGCGAATAAACAACGCGTCCAATTTCGCCTTACTTGCCAACGCTGTGGTCGAAATCGTCACAGGGCTTGTTCCGGTCAGATCAACTTTTGTAAGATTCGATGCGCTTGAGAACGCTGATGAATCAATTGTTGTCAACGGGCCAGAAACTTCTGTAAGCGAAGACATATTATAGAACGCGTTTGCTGCCAGGGTTGTATTCGATGTCGTTTCATACTTATCAAGACTATTCGTCAAATACTTAACAACAACCGACCGATTATCTTTGTACTGTGCATATACAGACATGTTCGCCTGTACGTTATTCGGTAGTGGATTCCAGCCCATGAACTCGTAATCTCCCGGATTGCTTCCAGGCTTCGTCGGAGTTTCAGTAGGTGGCACACCGTTCGCGCCTTGCGTAACCTGCTCAGTCTTTATTACAGTCGTGTCGTTGTAATATGTAACAGTATATCTTGGCAGATACGTCGCGTTATACGTAATATTGCCAGTCACCGGGCTAATCTCAGGGTCCCAGCCAGTCGATGTCTGTCCCTGATATGTCGGGGTCGGACCTGAGTATGAAGGAGTAACACCATACTCAACAGTGTCTGTCTTAAGTGTCGTACCCTGATTCTTCCAAGTAACTGTATACGATCTGATTGCCTTTGTGTACGCAGCGTAGATCGTACGGTCGCCCTTGACGTTTGACGCGGCGTCGCTCTGCGCAATTTCCGCGTTCTTGTCACGGCTCCAGCCGACAAAGGTGAAGTTGTACTGTGCTGTGGATTCCCTCGTAGGACCTGATGGACCGCTTTCCTGTGGCACGCCATCCAAGCACCGAACAGTCTTTATTGTCTGCGTCCCGTCGAAATTCATATATGTCAGCGTTGACTCAATATGCTCAGCGTTGATCTCGAGGTACGGATATCTCGCGTTGTACGAAGCAACCTGTGCGCCAGTGAGCGAACCTGTCGTAATAACACCAGCTACCTGAGCAGTATCATACGTATGGTAAACCCACGATCCGTCGGTGCCCTTCTCACGGTCAACACCCTGCATCGTGTCGAGCAAATCCAAGAACTCCTCGATCTCAGCAGCAGTTGCCAGTGTCAGCTCCAGACCGCTGATATAAACCTGTGCGTTCGGTCTGATCTGCCTAAGCACGGTCAGTGGATTCAGAACAGACTGATTCATATCCTTCAGCATGAGCCTTGACACGTTCGAGTAAGAGTCGATCTGCAGATCTGTCAGCTTGTTCTGGTTCATCAGCGTCAGCGTCGTAATCGTCGCAGGCAGGTGCAGCGTCTCGAGCACGCCGCCATCGACCAGATCAACACCTGTAATCGCAGTTCCGTCGAAGTACGCTTCTTTGAGCTTCGGCGATCCTTCGAGATTAACCGTAATCGTCAGCTGCGGACAGTTCCGTACGTCGATTGTCTCGAGCAGGGCAGAGTTCCGCACGTCCAGTGTCTTAAAGTTCGCATTGCTGTAGGTCGGTGATGCGTCGCCGATCTTCAGATTCTTGATACGGGTCGCCCTACTGAAGTCCAGTTCGTTCGGGAATAGCGGAGCCAGATCGCCAACGTCTGTGATCAAGTCGGCGGAGTAGACCCATGTTTCCATTTCGGTTACGCCCGTGTCCATCTGATACGGGAACGAAACTGGAGTATTCGCAGTTGTTCTCTTCAAGTTCGGAGTACTTCCACCGCCAAAGCTCGCTCCTACGTACATGTCGATCGCCGGGGTAATCGTCAGCGTTCCGTTATTGAACAGACGCATATAGATATACTTGTTGGCGGCATCGCCTGTGTTGTACTTGGAGTCGATATAGCGGAAGCGCCCGTTGAGCCACCATTTACGCTGCTCGGTTTTAGATCCCTGAAGCATAGTCAGGTAACGGTCTGTCTTGATGAGCTTGCCAGTTTCTTCGTCTACCGTAACGGCTTCTACAAGCGGAGTTAAATACTTCGCATACGCGTCCTCGTTGAAGATCGCCTCTGGCCACTTCGCCTGATGATTTTCGAACATTGTCTCAACGATCGAATATGACCATGCACCACTTCTCAGCGTTCTATACATGCTCATAAGTTCAGGTCTTGACGAGTCTCTAAGGTTCATCCAGAATACAGAATCCTGCGCGTTGAATACAGGCGCATCAGTTCCGCCTTCGTCGCCGCCAGAGATAATGCTGGATACATGGTCAGTATCTTCGAGGTAGTATCCGAACATCAGAACACCGGAGTTGTTAGTACCAATCGCGGTATCCATATCGTATGGCTCGAACACAGCCTTTCTCGTAAGCGATGATCCTTGCAACGTAACGTCGGATCCCTTGAAGCCGATGAACATATTCTTTGCACGAGAGTCGATCATTAAGAACAGCTCTGTGAAAAGGTAATAGAAATACGCAGACTGCATTTCGAAGCGATCACCGCATTCCGCTTTGAACCTCGTGAGTCGATAAGCTGGAGTATCTTTTGTGAACGTAATCGTCTTCTTGTTGTTGGCGGCATCGGTTACTGTATAACTCGTGTCGTCTGAATAGTTCACAAGCGTGAGCGTATTATCCAGAGTGTATGATACAGGAGAACTAAGCGTTTCATTCGTCGCCTTGGTCCTGTCGGTCGATACTACCCAGTCGAGGATTTCCTTGAGCTGAGTATAGTCGCGCCATGTATCTTCAGGGAATCGCGCCTCAAAGTCGTCGTACCATAAAGGCTTATACTGACCGGCTTCTTCATCCCAGATTTCAGTCGTGAAGTCTGACGCCTGGAACTTAACATTCGGTGAGTTGTTTCTTTGCCATTCCCAAGACTGCATATTACCGGAATAGCCCAGCGGAGTATTTGCACGCTTAGGAAGGTTGAAATTGTACTTGCCCCAAAAATACGTTTTGTCGTTGACGGTATCGTGCCAATAAAGAACAATTGGAATACCTTCAATACCATGACGCACCTTGGAGTTGGCCAGCATCTCACGGGTCTTGTAAGGACATGTATCGTTATAAAACATTGTCAGACCAGTGTTGTTTGTTGACTCGGATGACGCAACGTCAGCCTTAAGGACGAAACGATTGAACGGAATTGATCCTTTTCTGAGAGCGTATACCGGCACATTACCAGACGCTGTGTCGAATCCGCAGGCTTTAAATTTCATATCGAAATTCTTCCTGTAGTATGGAGCGGATGATGTACCCTGTACGTCCATTTCGCAGCCATCAAAAGTAAAATCCATTGATGAGTCGACTGGATCAGTAAACGAACCTTTGACAGTCTTCTTCTTGTCACCTTTGTACTGCGGAAGTTCGTCGCACTCAAGGATCATATATGGAAGATCCTTCGGCAGCTTGTTGATCGATACACTACCGTACTCGTCGTACACGTCGTTGTGGTTATAACGTTCGAGCATTGTCGGACCATCCTGAGTATCCGCAATCCAGTTGTCCAGAATCTGTTCTCTTGACAAACTATTGTCGTAGACTCTGATCTTGTAAATGTCGACACCACAGTCGTCAGATCCGATACTAATGCCAACCGGACTCAGCTGTGAGAAACGCTCACCAGACGCATACTGGATCGCCCTTGACATGATGCCGTTGATATAAACAAGGATCAGTCTGTTCTCGTTCTGCTTCTCAACAACGATTGACAGTGTGATATGCTCGTTCTCTTTGTAAAGAGTATTCGTCGATGTCTGTGCGCCGCTGAATGTTACCATCTGCGGTGTGATCTGAAGACCAATGCCGTCAGAGAAACAAGAGATAATAGTCGCTGTGTAGTCTGATACCTGACGAGTTGCGAACTCGATCTCGATTGTCTTACCGGTCGACTTAAAGTCAGTTCCGAACAGATTGTACGGAATTGTGACACGCGCATCTCCGTCGACTCTGAGAACGTCGATACCTTCGTCATCCTGCTGCCAGCCGTCGATAATGTAGTTGAATCCCGTCAATGTCGCCTTGATGTTGTTGTACTGCCAGATCGATGGATCGGCTTCTGCGTTACTACGGCTGATCGCGTTCAGATACAGAGCAAGATCCTGCGTTTCAGCGTGAACGTCAGCCTCGGCTTCCTCTACTGTAAGCGTGATCGTCTTATTAACGTCGCCACATGTAAAGAGGATTGTAAGCGTGCCAGGGGTTGACGGTCTATAAGTAAAGATCTGCTCTGAACGGTCGACTGTAAGTTCAGCTTTTGTCTCGCCGTTAACCTTGATCGTCACAGGTGACGTAGACGAACTCGGTGTATATACTCTGTACGGAATGTTCAGAGTCGTATACTGCGTCACGGTTGACTGGTTGAACGAGGATGAGATGATCGTAGAGGAGCTTTCCTCATTGATGCATGTGATCTCGTAGTACAGTCTGTTCGAAGTTACGATCTGACCGTTGATGGTAGCGTCGAAGTAGCACTCGAACACGTGAACGCCGTGAGACTGTTGTGGAATAACGTATGATAATTGTCTGTTCGACGCAGACGTTGTCAGTGTGTCAAGCTCCGTCCCGTCAAGGATGAAGTGAATTGTCTTCGTCGCCGCGCCGACAGGAGTGTAAGGGAAGGTGATCTTCCCGGAGAAAGTTGCCGTTGTGTCGAACGTAGAACTGATCGAAAGCTCGATTACGGTAATCGTGTAATTGATTTTACGATTCGTTCCGTATACGTCAGACAGAGCAACCTGTACCATGTTCGTACCGGTGGCGAGATAAGGAGCTACGTCGATTTCGAATGCACCCTGTGCTACGTTTCGCGACGATTTCAAGACTCCGTTTACGGAAACCTTTACAGTACCATCGCCTGTAGGCATGTCATCTTCAATAGAAGACCATGTCATGCTGACTTTGCACTCGGCATCTTTGACGACGGTATTCGAGAGCCATCCAGTCGTGTTTGAGACTCTCATTGTTGCGCCGCCTACTGACGAGCCACCGCCGCCTCCGCCGCCACCAGCGAAAGGTCCGTATGGCCCTTCTATTCTTTGTCCATTGTTGAGCAGCCACACGAGACCGTCCTCGTCAACTTCCAGTGCCTGACAGTATGTCTCACTGTTCTGGTTGAGCGTCGTAATCGTCTCAGCCAGTGGCGCGATCTCATCTGAAAGTGCGACCTCGATCGCTGTGTCGGTCTCTGTCTTGTCGTAAAATTCGGCAAGGCGAGACTTAAGCTGGTTGATGAGGGTTCGTGTGCCTGATTCTCCTAAATACTTTATGCTCATTAGACACCCCACATTCTTGTAATTTCATCTTCTTCGATTTGAGCAAACATATCGTCCACCTCTTCTTTTGTGTAATAAAGTTGTAGGTATTCTTTAGAGATAAATGTTGCTTTTGAATATTCTTCAACACGATCGTTTCTGCCAGTCCACTGTAAGAAACGATACGTGGTGTTGTCCATTACGCCAAGGTACATGACGTTGGTGCTGTCGCTGTAAATCGTACACTGGAACACCATATTCGTTGGCGGCCAGTATATCGCGACCTGCAGTCCCTGTTTGAGCAAGCTCTTCGCAGTTCCGAACGGAGTCTCCGCGTAGTAATAACCATCGCTCTTCTGTTTACAGTTAACGATGATCGGAAACTTCGGCTTGTCAGACAGGTCTTTGTACGATCCGGTTGTCGCGACCTTGGCAAGATCAGCAGAGTTCGCCTTTGGGATAAGCGCCTCTGTGACCACTGAATTGATCTTTCTGTCGGCTTCGCCACGAGTATAATAGTCGGACAGGTCCGTCTTGGTAGTTCCGACTAACTCGAAGACGCCGTTAACGTATAAGAACTCGTCGAATACGTTGTTTTCCTCGCCCTTGTTCGCCTTCAGATAAATCGTATCTGTGCGACCAACGTCAGGGAGCTCCTCGACGACAGCGTAGTTCATACCAGTTCCCATTGGCTGGTACGCGTTCGAATCTGTGAACGCTGCTGAGCCGAGTCCTTTGACGCGCACGTCGACGCCGTTAACAGAGATTGTACCCTCGGTTGCTCCGGTGCCGATGTCGCGAATCGTGTTTACTTCCGCGCCTGCCTCGATCCCGTCCAGCTTCGTCTTGTCGGCTGCTGAAATCGCGCCTGCAGTCTGCTGTGTCGCAGGCATCAGCAAGATTCCGTCTTCGCCAATGTCAAGTCCGTTCGCCAGTACCGGGTCGATCACGACGGATATAGTAGGGGATGTGCTCGTGCCGCCAACATGAATGGACGGGTCCTCTGGGGCGATATCCGCGACTTTGTCGCTTCCGTCGCGCAGTACCAGATTGTTCTCAGCGTCGACCGTATACAGGTGCCACTCGTCGTCCACAAGAACCACGATCTGGCGGCCTACGCAATAGTACGAGTTGACCCATGCAGTCGCTGCTTCCAGCGAGCTGAACACTTCCTTCGTCGAGAGGGCGCGCAAGTTTTTCTCTTTGTCATAATAAAATAATTCTGCTTGTTCGTATGGATCTGTGATCTTTGTCACGATGAGACAATTCTTCGGGATCTTCTTCGCGGCGATCGCTCCCCGTATATCGTCTTTTGCTCCATACGCAATATGCGATCTACTAATCGTCATCACCCCCGTCAGAAAAGTATTACATCGTTATACGTCGGAGTCACGTCGTCCTCCGTGTCGAGGATCCTTGCAGACAGCTGATAAATAGCCGTAACCTGAGAATCTGTCAGAGAGTCTGTCACAGTAGGATGCTCGATGATATGAAGTCCGCTCGTGCCAGTGCGCAGCACGGTCGGATTCGACGCAAGCCCTGCAAAGAACTCGAGCCAGAACACGATCTCACCAGGATACCTTGTGACGGTCTCCGGGATCGGAACGACGTACTGATAATAGTCGTCGTTGTAATCTTCCTCCTCGCGCTCGAGGTAGACAATATCCGGATGGCCATCCGCTCTGATGTAAACGAGGTACGCAATCGTCGACTTTATGTCCAGTTCGCTCACGATTTTCGGAACGATGAACGTGACGGATTTTGAGAAATTCTCGCCTTGGTAGATCGGCTCTGCCTCAGTAATTGCAAGATCTAATTCATCATTTACTTTTACATATGTCATTGGATCACCTCCCGTTATTCTGCCCACATATTGATTACATCTTCACTTGTTATCATCTTGTGGTTCGCTTCAATAAGTTCCGGCATCTCTGCTCTAAGACCAGCTATCGCGTCTCCGGTCGCCTTTGAGTCTGCCGGCAAATTCTCGAGCCCAAGTGATTTGTCAGTCTCAACAGCAACTGCGTTGTATACTCCGCCAGAAACCCATTGTCCGGAATCGTAATAGTACCAGTTGCCATTCGTATATCCATCCTCAGATCCTGTATAGACATAAATCTTTTTCTGATTTGTCATCTCGGAGTGGTTCTTCGCGATAAGAGGCGCTCCGATGTCTGCCTTCAGCGCGAATCGCTGCTTGATCTGATTGTAGAAAAATGTGAGACCGGGTAAGTCTAAATAGTGTTTCATTTAATCACCTCGATTATCAGACCCCGATATTCATAGGGAACTCGCACATAGCAACAATCTCATCACTGCCGGTAACGGTCAGGTCGTTCTTGCCTTTGACCGCTCTGAAGAAGTTGAAGTTAAAGTACTCGTACAAATTCAGACCGCCATCAACATCCGTGATAATCTGGTTCGCGTTGTCGACCAAGATGTTTGACACTGACCCCGGAACTCCAGCGAGCTTAAACTCCCTGTCGCCATCAGAGTGATTCACGATCGAGCAGTCGCCGCCAGAAGAAAGATGGATGAGTAGCGTCGGCTTGTAGTACATCTTGCTCGTGCTGATGTTGTAAAACTCGTTCTCGCCCCTGTGCCATGTGTATTCTCGCGGGTACATGTACGCATACGCAGAATCCGCGACGAAGCTAGCCTCGAACGCATACGGATACGTCCCATTGTGCAGCAGCTGCAGCGACTCGAGAACGACCTTGTAACGATACTCGACCATATCTTCCTGCTTGATCTTGAGCCAGTGCCACCGTCCGTCAGCTGTGAGCCATTCTGCGATGTGCGCGATTTCCTTCCGCGTCAGCCAGCGGTCCTCGTCGAGCCGTCCCTGATTGACACCGAAGACAAGATGCGGGGCAAGAGTATCTTTCTGCTCCTGCCCGTACAGCAAAATGTCATCGCGCCCGGCTACGGCATCGCTGACGATGGTTCCTTGAGCCACAAAGTCCGACGTCGACCCTTGATCAGAAGAGTCGAAGTCGTAAATCTGCAGCTCAAGGTTGCTCGCCCATGACGAGTCGTATTTGAAATCGCATCCATAAAATGCCATATGAGATCACTCCTCATTGACGACTTCTGGCGGCTCTGATAATTTGTTCAGTGTCTCCTGCAAGATGTTGATACTACCAACAAGATTGTTGAGATTCTGCACGCCTTTGGTCTCTACGTTGTTAAGTGCATTGATTACTAATGCGATGTTGTTTTTAATAGTTTCCATAATTATTCCTTTCACCCGTCCTGCTCGTTCATCATCGTCAAGATGTCACGTTCAGGGATTCTGTCAATGCCGAGATATGTTGCATCGTCTTCGTCGTCGCTCGGCTCGAGCGTGATGCGATCCTCCCACTCAGCGTCGTTGATTACCATATATTTCTTTTTGGTCGCTCCGACAATCCCAGTGTCACTGGTCCATCTGAGCTGAACCGATATATAATCCTCGCGACAAGAGAGGGATTCATACTGAGTTAATTGGTAGCCGACGGTCGTTACACCGTTCGAGACGCGTACGTATTTCAGTGCGTCCTTTTCGTGCTTATAAACGTCGTTGAATGTGTCGATCCACATTTCGATATTTGTCGACTCGCTGATATCCTGATCGACCGTTACTTCTAAGACGCTGGTCGCGCCGCGTACAAACTCATCCATCGTTTCTCACCTCTCTTATCTGTCGTTCTAATTCTGCAATGCGGTCTTCCTGTTCTTTGATGATCCGCGTGTGTTTCTGGAGCTTTGCTGTGAGGATAGGAACGAATGCGTCGTAATTCAGCCCTAAATAACCATCTTCTGGATCTCCTTCTCCATGTTTAACCCCAACAAGCTCAGGAATTACATCGCGCACATCTTGAGCTATAAATCCATAAGTATAATCTGTTCCCCAGTTATACATAAATCTTACCGGTTTGAGTTCATCAACAAGGTCTCCGTCTACTGAATATTCAATATTTTTCTTCCATCTTATGTCGGAAGGACCGTAAGACCCGTCTGTATATATCCACATTTGATAATTTCCAGCGCGTATATCGACGCCAGATCCGTAACAATTTACATACACAAGTGTGTCATACGAAAGTCTTGCATTTGTGCTGTTAACAGAAACAAACCCAGTATTATCGAATCTCATCTCAACGCCAGAATTGCCGACGTTTAGATATCTGTTTGTTCTGTATTGCATATAAGCTTCTGTTGTTGTTACTTTGATATATGGATGCTCATAGTTTGATGTTGGAGTTTGACCGTGAAGCCATATACCTTGTGATCCTGCTGAAAGTCTTGTTGACCCGCCTGACTGTATGACAGTTGAGTAACTACCACTTGTATTAATAGTTGTCCCGGCAGATGCTGTAATACCTATTGAAGTTCCTGTCATTGTAAGTGCCTTGCCTGAATCAATAGATATTCCTGTTGACGAACACGCGACAGAAGTTGACGAATACTGCATTCTTGCTTCGGAATTATTTGATGTCCATCTGACATTCCCAACGTAGTCTTTTATCTGTACATTCGCGCCAGCGCTATGGGTCGCCATGATCTCTGTATACGTTGCTCCAATAAGCGATGCTGTTCCACTATTTGCTTTTAAGCCAGCGTTATTATTTGCCGATATAGAAATATTTGTTTCATAGCCCTTTGTTTCTATATTAATACTGCCACCAATTTCTATTTTACTGTTGGCTGTATACTGGATGGTCACGCCTGAAATCCCAGCATCCAAAAATACTTCGTCTGTGTAGCTAACTATTGCGTCATATTCTGTAAGGCTAACGGTTGAATATACGCCAGATGTAGATGTGGAATACTGCATTTTCGCTTCACTAGACGTCATCTCAACAATCGACTTAGGCGTTCTTGTTCCGCTTGAATTTACATTGAAATATCCGCCGATAAGTCTTCCATTGTTATTTTCTAAGCCAAGATACAGTCTATTACCACTCGCCATATAAGCAGACGATGACATTGTAACAACACTACTCCAGCCGGTTCCTGAATTATTGTTAACAGTTCCTGTCTGAAGCCTAGTCCCAAGGCTTGTACAAATTACGTAATGGTCGTCATCTTGTCGTAGTCCTACGCCTACTGTGTATAATTTACTTCCGTCAGACTTGTATTTTCCAGCCCATCCGTTAATCTGACCCATCGTTCCTAGGATGGATTGCGGGACAGCAGTGCCTTCGCTTCCTTGAGTAAACCCGTCGACGATCTTAAAGTTGATTGCGTACATGTCGTTACCAAGGAACGACGGAGAGGTTACCGCTCCCATGTCAATATGAGTCTCTTTGATATATGACGGCAAATACGATCCTGTTGTCGTAAGAGTTGGCTCTCCGTACTTTATGATTTCCGTAAGATTTCCCGCCTGGTCGCGCTTTGTGTACTTCGTGACAGTTCTGCAGTATTTCTTATCGTTTATACCTTGTGTTGTTGTTGCCTGATATTTGAACGGCGACCCAGTAACAGCACTGCTTTCACCATACGACGTGCCAAGCGTAAATGGAATGTTTACAACCGGAACATCGCGCTCTGAGTCTGACGTATATTTGCCGCCAGAAGTGAACTTATAGTCGCCGCGTACTCGTCCGTTTACGTTAAATGTCAAAGTACATAGTGTACCATTCCCTGAAACAGTACTTGTCCCGTTGCCGAATTTACATGTTACACAACCGGTTGTCTTGTCGTTTTCAGCAATTACCGATGAGACAGAACCGTTCGTGATAGAACCAAATTCAAGGAACTCAGTGTCGTAGAAGATTTTGACATTTCCTTGTTTTATACCCGGATTGTTCACCGTTGATACTACAAGCGTAACCTGATCCTTATTCTCAGCGACCCATGTGATTCCGTCATCAGAATACTCGTATGTCGACCCAGGGATATTGTTTCCCCAGATGATGCTACTCAGTCCACCTAGATTTAGCGTACCGCTCATCGTGATATTACCGGTCTCGCCCTCCAGCTGTATGCCGCCGAGGTCAAGAAAGTTGCTCATGATACGGTTGTGGTCGTCGAGAACACTTTCAAAATTACCTGTTGTCGGATCTTTGAATAACAAATTGTCTGCGCTTACAACACCCGTAAACGTGCCGGATGTCGCATACATGTTACCCTGCGCGTCTACATAGAACGGCGCCTCGAGACCTTCTTCTGTGGAGCCATCAACCTGACTGCCCGGCTTATAGATTCCGCCAAGAGAAAGATTTCCGTTTTCGTCGACATAGAGTCCATGCGTTTCACCAGTCAGCGATCCATCCGGATCTCCGACCTTGAGCGATCCTGTGAACTGACCATCTGCACCTTCGAGCGTTCCTTTGAAATGAATACTGCCATCTAGGTCAACCCAGAAATTCGTATTACCATCGTACGAGTTGAGACCACCGCTCATAATGTCTGAGTTCCACTCTCTGATCGATCCGTCGTCTGATGTAAATATAATCCCGTCAACTTGACCGGAATGACCTCTCCGTGTCACATTTTGCTTCGTGTACGCACCTGAGTACGAGCCGATACCGATGCCAAGCTCAGGGTCGAGGACGATATTGCCGTAATGACCAACGCCATCACTGGTCTCTCCGAGTGGTGTAATAAGTTCGAACTTCGCGTTGTATAATGACGCGCCATCTCCGTCGACTCTGAATAGCGACGTTTCGCCAGAGCTCCCCGGAACACCAGCCTTCTTTGACTCGATGACCAGATTCTCTCCTGCGAGCAGTGTTCCTACGATGTTCGGCGCAACGACACCCCAGCCATCTCCCGTGTTATCGTCATGGAAATGACCAATCGCAACCTTTGCAGTGTTCCAGCCGTCATCAGTAAGAACGATATTGTTATTGATGATCCACATCTGCTCATCGTCGAATCCTCCAGATTCATCCGGATTTCTGAGCCGAATTCCTGACTCGTCGATTTTGACGGCTTGATTAGCGGCGTTTACGACGGCGTTTTTAGACGCGTCCAATGCAGAAGTCATGAAATCTTTTACCGCTGTGTTCGCTCCACTGTTTACATACGCGCCATACGAGTACTTGCTCAGATCAAGCTTGTGACCCATGCTGACGCTTTTCTGCAACAAATCCACCAGTCCGAATGCATTGTCGTCTCCGTGGTATGTGTCGCTGAACGAAAGCGAGAAGTCTGTCAGATCCTCGAATGACATCTCGACTCCGACTAGAATTGGCTCCAGTACTTTTGTTCCGATATCTATATATAAACGCTGCCCCAACGAGAGCTGCGATGCAAATTGTTTAAAGTCTTCCAGTGCAAGGAAGTTCGATGTGTCGATCTTGAATGTGTACGTCGGATACGCCATCTTGCGCAGTTCTTCCTGTGCGAACTCGTACAGATCCAGCTCGACGTCGTACTGCTCGAACAGCGTCGCCTGTGAGGTCAGGTACATGTCGCCTTCTGAGACAGAGCATGTCAAGGTCGATCCTTCGCGCATGACGTTGATCTCTGTGTCTGCAACGTCCGACTCGGTCGACTCGTGCTTGCCCAGGATGATCAGCGTGCCGTTCATGAACTGCGACACATTGTTTTCCTTGTTGTCGGTCTTAGTCCCTGCGCCGACGACGATAGTCTCGGTCAGGCGTCTCGTCGTTACGTCATCTTCAGTCGTGTCGTTCAACTCCGCAGAGCCGCGTTTAATGCTTGCGGTAATCGTAAATCGTGGATGTTCAACATCGTCATCGTCAGTATAACTGCCGTATGACACCTCAACCGTGCCGTCAATGAAGGAATAGATCTCCTCGTTCGTTCCTTCGCGCGGATCAACAGTTGTTACCTGTGAACCAGTAACCGTCGACGTGATCGGCACATCAGCCGCTGTCTGTGACTCGTCCGAAAACGATGTGTATTCATTAACCGCAAACGACGACTCCTCAAGCGCGTTCTCGATGAAGTAGTGCTGAAGCTGCTCGATTTCATCATCCGTAAAGAAGCTTTCAAACGCCGTTGCCTCGTTGATTTCCTTGAGCTGTGCAAGGATATCGTCGAGCTCAGACTGAACTTCGTCGATCTCGAGCTGTGTTCCAGTAATCGTCGCACGCTGCTGTGGGATCAAGTCGTTGAGTTCGTCGAGTCTTTCCTGAACCGCGCCAGTCTCGTCTCCGTACGATAGCTGACGGATGTTGACGCCCTGCTCAGTCTCGTACGTTGACAGGACACCTTCCTCGTCGGTCTTTCGTGCCTGAAGCGCAATCTTCTCAGATGTCTTCATAGCGCGACGAATCGACAAATCATAATACGTCTGGCGGTTCTGCTCAAACGTATCCTTCCACGCGTTCCATTTGTCGATGGTCTCTTGGTCGAAGTGGACCTCGTTCATAAAGTAGTCCAGATTGTAAATCTTGTTCGTGCCAAGCGGGTTCGCGCCTCTGATATCAACATCGTCTGCGCCGTACACATCCAGCACCGTGATCAGATTCTCTGACTGTTCGTTGATCTCGATCTCTTTCGCAAGGTTATCCAGCGAGATGAAGATCGGGTTGGACGGAGCGTCTGAGTTCGCGTCGATGACATTTATCTTCCTTTTATATGTGTCGAACGAGAAGATACAGTTGTACGGAACCTGCAGCGTATTCATCATGACATTGTACGCATTATCCTGAATCTGATCGAATGTACGGTACTTGCCAATGAGCGCATTGTCGACGTCGCCCATACTCCAGCCTGGACAATACTGCAAGATGATACCCATGAGTGTGGTAGGGGAGTCGCCGGCGGTTACGCCTGAGTCCCAAAAGTTGTACGTGCCTTCTTCAAGAGACATCTGCCGATGAGTCAGTTCGTATTCTAACGAATAGGCTGTACAGGACTTCGTTTCTTGTATGCCTGTGTTTGTTGTGCTCGGATTCTGAAGGATGAATAATCCCCATCCGACCAAGTCAATAATCATCTCTCCGACGACCTTATCGTAATTAGGTGTCGGTTCGCCATTTACATATGCCGGCAGGTCAAAGGTGAGCTTGCTCGTTTCGCTATAGTTAAAGCTGCACTCGATATTGTGCGCGTAGCCCAGTGTCTGAATGACCTTGCCGCTTGGCGCCTTCAAGACCAGTGTCGGCTGCCTGTCGTAAATGTCTATCGTCTGAAAATCGACAATCACCAGCGTCCCTCCTTTCATTTATGTGAAGAGGTGAGAGGACAAGCCTCCCACCTCGTAGTAGTTTTATCGTTATGCATTCTGCAGTGAGCGCGTGATGCCTTTCTGTGAGAATGCCTCTTTGAGATTGCCCAATGTGAGATCGGCAATCGATTTTGCATACTTCTTGGCTGACATTGGATCCTCAACACCGCCAGAGATAGTAACATTGATATTTGGTGCGAAATTCACGCTCGAGTTAATCTGATTCGTCGGTTTCGTAACTCCGTCAAGATCCATATTCTTCAGGTCTCCGCTAGCAGAAAGCGTCTTGCCACGGAGATTCACGCCGAGCTTCTCTGACAGATAAGATGCCAGATCGACCAGCTTGAACAAGCCTTTCTGACGCTCTTTGTTCAGAACCATCTCGCCCTTCTGGAGCTTCGCCATGATCTCATCCTGCTTCAATGTTCCCTTACCGACAACGCCGCCAGAGTGGAACTTGGTGACATCGTACAGTTTGCGTCCGTTGTAATACCATGTACCGTCCGATCCCTGGGTGACTCTTGCGCCAGTATACTGACCAAGCGACTGAGCAAAGTCAGCGTTCTCTTTCTGCGCCTGAGCAGACGTCATATCTCCGGCGATTACCTTCGCGTCGTTTTCCTTCATCCGGTTAACGACCCATTCACCGACATCCTGATTGTCGTACAGAAGCTTGTCGGAATCGTCGATATACCAGCGTCCGTCTCCGCGACGTGTACTCGACACGCCGGTCAGCTGCTTAAATTTGTTCGACAGTCTGGAGTTCTCGTTCGCTTCTTCTGTGACAGATCTACGCTGGTTGTTCCGCGTCGCAGTCCACCAGTCCATTGAGTTCTCGATCATGCTGTCCAGCACCTTCTGGAACTCAGTCATGTCGAGACCGTTGTAGTAGCTTCGTCCGATAATGTCGTTCGAGCCAGTATTCGTCGTGCCGACACCTTCGGCCATTACTTCTCTGACGGTATCTTTCAGTGACGAATTCCTGATCGCCGCGATCGCGCCTACGAGAGATCCGTATCTTTCAACAAGGTTGTTAATGTCGATCCATGTATCCTTAATGTTCCGCTCGAGTGAGTTGCCTGACTTCAGGTTCCAGTCGAGCACTTCCTGAAGCAGTTTGTTCAGATTCTGCTCTCCGTACTGCATGATGCGATCCATCGCCAGTCGGTGGAGCTTCTCTGCTGAACTTACTTCGTCGTTGATTGCCTCCTTGCGTGCATCGGTCGATTCCTCGACTGCCTTAACGTCCGCGTCGAGTTGATCTTCCGTAGCCGCAATTGCGTGATCTCTCTGGTTGTCCGCAAGCTTCTTCGTCGCGTTGGCAAGCTCTTCTTCCAGCTTGGCACGCTTCGCGCGTGCCTCGTTGCTGTCATCCAGCGACAACTGGTCGATCTGATTTTGCAGCTTCGCAATCTCTTTGACCTGATCGGCGACCTCTTCTTCGTAGTCTGCCTCTTCCTTCGCAAGCTTCAGGGCTTCCTTCTTCTTGTCGACAATGTCCTTGTACTTCTTGAGCTGCTCGTCCAGAGCTTTGCCCATCTCGTCGTACTCAGACTTGATCATATCCTCGACGTAGCCAACCATGTCGTCGAACGACCCAGAGAGATCGTCCAGCGAACTGGTATTTTCCGGATTCAGTGCCACGTCGATATCGAGCACGAACTGGTCCTTCAGCGAGAACATCTTGTCCAGATTCGCCACAGCTCCTTCGAACTGAGTCTGCGTCAAACCTAAGTTCTTCAGCTGGAAGTAGATCAGTTCACGAGTCGCGGATGCTGCGTGTTGTGTTCCTTTGGTCAGCTCGTCAATGAGGTCGACCTGATCGGTCATGCGTGCTTCGCGAATGCGCTCAAGGTAATTCAGCGCAGTATCAACAGCAAGCTCTTCTGCTTTGGCGGCAAGAACCTGTTTGATGTTCGCCTTGTTGATCTGCAGCAAGCCGTTAGTATCAGTAATGTATGACAGATATTCTGGACCAAGATCGATGATCGCCTTGAATGAATCGTATGAAAGCGCTCCATATTGTCCATAGTCTTCCGCCGCTTTAAGGAAGTCGTCGTAGGCTCCCTTCAGAGCGTCGATCGACTTGCTTGCTTCGTCGACCAGATTCTGGAACACATCAAGAACTTTGTCTTCGTAGTCCCACCACTGATCTTGAAGGTCGCGAATAAGCTCGTCGTTTTCATCGATGCCCATTTCACGATACTTGTCAGCAGTCGCATGGAGCTCAGATTGGATGCGCTTATATTCGTTTACATATTCCTGATATGAATAGTTTCTACGGTCAAACACCATTGATACAGTATGCTCAGATACTGCGATGATGTCGTCCATCGCTTCTTTGTAGGTGTTAACGATTTCGCGCTGTACATCCCACCATGCTTCCTCGAGCTTCTGGATGACTTCGCTATCTTCGTTGTAGCCCAGCATTCTGAGCTGCTCTGCCAGTTCGTGGTACTCACGCTGCTGCTGTTTCAGCAACGGAATAGTCCGTTCAGCTGCCTCTGGGATCGTGTAGTTATTCTGGATCATCTTGATCTGATGTCCAAGACGGCGGTCAATCTCGCTCATGGCGTCAGAAGCACGGTCCTCGATCTCATTGATCGCCTCGAGCCATTGCTGCTTCAGTGATACCATTTCGGACGAGTTCTCTGCGTATCCCATGTTGCGCAGAGCACGCATCATTTCTTCGACATTGGCGCGCTCTTCATATATGACACGGACGAATTCCTCGAACGGATATTTGCCGACTTCGAGTTCCTTCTTGTACAGGTCATATACGTCGATCGCCTGCTGGAGCTGCTCCTTGTACGCATCCTGCTTCTTCTGCATGTAGTCCCAGTACTCGTCGATCGTACTTTGGACCTCGCTACTGAACTCTCCGTAGCCGAGTCCGTAAAGCTGGTTGCGGCGCTCCTGTGTGCGCTGGATCATCTTGTCGTAGTACTTCATCATGTCCTGCGGAGAGGAATGATAATAGTCCATGATCGTCTCTTCGCGGCGGTCGATCTGTGCCTGAATTTCAAGCCACTGAGCGTTCGCCTCGACGATCGAGTTACTCAGCTCAGCGATCTGTTCTCTCAGAGAGTAAATCTCCTGATCTGTTTCTCGATAACCCATCGCCGCCAGAGCAGAAATTTGTTGTTGTAGTGCTGCCTGCTCGCTGCGCCATGCGCCGATCATCGACCTCGAGTCTCCAGTGTGCGCCGTAGCGTACTGTGCCATCGTCGTATTGTGCTTTGCGAATGCAGCTGCGTTCTCGACAACTTCCTTCTGTGTCTCTCGAATCGACGCGTTCAATGATGCGATCTGCTCACGGAGCGAGTAAATCTCTTGGTCTGTCTCTTGATAGCCCATTGCCGCCAGATTGGAAATTTCCTGTAGCAACGCGCGCTGTTCGTTTTGATATGCGCCGATCAACTGGCTCTTGCCGGAGCTTCCTACGATGGTTGACTCCAGCATTGTTGTCTGATGCTTCGCCCATGCAGCCTGTTCTGCGTATACTTCCTTCTGAACTTCCTTGACACGGTCACGATAGTCGTACCACTGGCGCTTGAGTTCGATCAGGTACTCGTTGTTTTCTGACGCACCTTCAGCTCTTACTCTGGCGGCTTCTGCTGAGATTGCACTCATCGCATCTTTGTAAATCGAAACGATGCCATCAGCTGATTCGCCATCATGACGATCTTTTGAAAGTACGTCAGCCTGCAAGTCTTTGAGACTTATGTTGTTTTTGAACGCATCTCTGCGCGCATTCTCCATACTGCTGATCGCCTTGCGCATTTCTGCCTCAAGCGACCTGACAAATTCTGAGTTTGGCGGATAGCCCTTCGCCAGAGCTTCCTCGCGCATTTGTGCCGCGCCTGCGTAGATATCCCGATAGTCGGACAGGATCTGATCTTTATTCGTAACAGCATCGCCGAACGGATCCTCCTGAAGTGCTGAGACAGCATCTTCGCGCATCGATCTCTGCTGATCGTAGAACTTCTTGTCGTAGTCCAGCATTCCTTTGAGCGCATCGTTGTAGATCTTTTTCTGCTCAGCCATCTCTTGGTCTGTATCTTTAAGACCCTGCTTTCTGAGAGCGTCCATTGTCTGACTGGCGACGTCCATCTGGTCACGCCATGTCTGTGCGTACTCTTCTGAATAATCTCCGCCGTCAAAATCAAGGCTACTCTCGATCGCACCACGCATTGCTGATATCGCATCCTGAGCTCGCTTCGACCCGGATGTGATGTCGTCGACGACAAGCTGCATCGATTCGTTCCACTCGTGCGGGTTAATCTTTTGGTTCTGCAGGAAGTCGCCATACGCTTCAGTGTCTGGCATCATGTTCCACTTATCGTTCGGATCTAACGTCGACCCGTTGACTTTCGCCTCGATCTCAAGTTCGATCTTCTTACCTTTCAGAGATTCGATCGCGTCCTTGAGTTTCTTTGTGTAGCCGGTGCTGCTATCAGCCTTCTTCGCGTAGTCTTCCATCGCGGCTGAAAGATCGTCCTGTGTCAGCTTGCCTTCTTTGACAAATTGATCGTAGACTGCTCTGACTTCGGATTCCTGATATCCTAATGCCGCCAGAAGAGAATTGAGACCCTTTGTGTCGATCGTGTAGTTGCCCGTTCCGGATCCGTCCGAGAATACTTTCTCTTTCGCCAACCCGAGCTCTTTGATCGTCTCCATCGCGGCGTCGGCACCTGACTGCAGGTCCATGAATATGTAGTTGCCGCCTGTGCTCTTGAGCTCCTGCTTGAACTGACGGAGCTCTTCCTTCGACATGTCGAGATTCTTCGTGTCGATGATCTCGGCGCTGGTGAACTTCTTAAAGTCGCCGGCTGTGTTGTCAAGAACGTTGCCTGTGTCGCGGAGCTTGTTGTAGACTTCTTCTGTACTGAATGTCGTCACGTTCGCCCATTCGCGCGCTGCGTTCAGTGACTGCGTGAACAGTTCCTCGCTGATGCCGAGCGCGTCTGCGATCTTCTTGAAATTCTCAGCACGCGCATCTATCGTCGTTTTGCCGTTGTCGTCTGTCAGAACAGTTGCAACCTTTTCACCATTAATAACGACGTTGCCACTTTCGTCAGCCATACTTTGCAGCTTCTGGATGAATCCTGCGCCTGCTGTTTCAGCGTTCTTCAGCATCGGGGCGAGCTCTTTGATCTTGTTCGCGACGGCGTCTGTGTTGTAGCCCATCGCCTCGAGCTGATCTTCTCCGAGGAGGTACTCGGCTCCTGCCCAGAAGTCTGTCTGACCAGCACCGGTTCGACCCATCTTGGCTGCTTCGAACGCTTTCGAGAACGCCTCGGACGAGTTGCGGAATTCCGCGTCGGAGTTACCCTGCGACATCGCTGCGTCGTATTTCGCTTTGGCGGCTGCGACTCTGTCGAGCGCTTCCTCCATGCCGTGGAGCGACTTGTTCAGATCGAGAGCCTTGCCTGTAATAGAGGCAATGCCTGCTCCGGTCTGGTTGAAGTCAAACTCGTTCTGTAAGACATGGGCGAGATACTCAGCACTAATGCCATTCTCGTCGAGGATGTCTGAGAGATCTTCACTCTTGGCAGCGAGTGCTTCGACGTCGCTTGCTTTGATGCCGGTAGTCTGAGCCAACTTCTTCAGATTCTTTACATCTGTTTTGTTGTTCTCGTCGTTGAGGATGTTGGTCAAGCTTTCGCGGAGTTGCTGTGCTACGTAATCAGATGTCTCACGGAAGTTGAGCTCTTCATTTACGGCTTCGCGCAGGTCTTTGATTCCTTTAAACGATTTGCTCTTGTCTAGAATCAGGGAGTACGCGATTTCTAAATCTTTTCCTTTGAGCTCTTTCGCGACCTGATCCTTCAGATTGTCCATCATGCCGCCGGCGACAAAGCTCTTACCCTTTTTGCCGCCAAAGAGGGAAGAGGTGATCTCGTCGATTTCCTTCAGTGGTGTGATCTGCTCTTTGTACGCATCGGCATAGTTTGACATGACGAATTCGTCGATTGCTTGATTGATGTCTTTCTGTGTATAGAGACCTGCGTCGAGTGCGCTCTTTACATCACCAGACGCTTTGACAACTTTCTTTAAATTATCTCTATACTCAACTAGGCTCTGGCTTCCTTCGTCATACGGATTACTTAGGATTTCACCCTCGATAATCGTATCAAGAGTTTCCTGAGCGTCTTTCTTTGTGTCTCCAAGCTCGCTATTCAGCTTTGCGGCATCAGATGCCAAACCAGCATAAATTGAGTCGCTGGCATCGACACCATTCTTTTCGAGCATTTTGAGGATGTCATTGAGTACGTTAAGCTGATCGATCGTTGACTCGATTTCATCTCCCTCAATAAATGGTGTGATCATCGTACCTGCAAATGAGAAATACTTCGCATATTCAGACTCCGAAAGAATATCCCTCGTTCTTGTCGCAGACTTATCATCGCCAAAGAATATATTGTCGAAATTTTTCGACTTATTCATTTTATAGTTGGCTTTAGATAATTCTATATCAGCAGCTTGAGTTTGTGTGTTTGACTCTTTCTGCGTTTTGTTTTGTTCTATACGAAGCTCTTTAAGCTTCTTGATCTGATCGTCGTATTTCCCGTTAACAAGGTCAATTTTAGAAGCCTGCCCGCCAACAGCGTCATTGAGTTCTTGCTGAAGTCCAATCAGAGTAGCTCTTGTTTCTGCGTTCTTTGTGGCAGAGTCTGATTGCAGTTTCCCGTACTGTTCATAACGTTCAATTACGCTATCGACGTTTTCTCTTGTCTCTTTGTTCGCGTCTGAGATTTCTCTCGTTTTATCCGCAACATCAGCTGCCTGCTCTGCGGCGTATTTGTATCTGTTCGCGATTTTATCTACAAGTGTTACGACATCCTGAATTACCATGCCGATTGCGAATGCACCCATAGCCTGTAAAAGAGCTATGCTAATTTGTTTCACCGCAACCTTCATTGCCGCGAAACTCACATTTAATGCAGTAGCTGTTGCGGCAGCGGCTTTTTCAGCGACGTTTAGACCGACCATCTTTTGTCTAGCTTCGCCTATAGTGTTTTTAATCTTCTTCCATGTAGCTAATGGTTTCTCGAATTGATCGCCATTACCCATCATGCCGCCTTCGAACATGCCGCGCATTTCAGCAGCCATTTCAGGATTTTTCTCCTGAAGATTTTTGTAAAAATTTCGTAATTTTTCACGCTGCTCATTCATTGCGTCAGTGTTAGCCATTACACCGACAAAATCATTATTGTTCATTGCATCAGCAGCTGCGGATTTATATTTCTCAACGGCCTTTGATGCGCGATTGATATTGCTAACGAGCTTATCTGTGGCAACCCCTTGATCAATATAACTTTTTTTGATTTCAGTTAATGTTTTAAGTGTGTTTTCACTAAGCCCAACTTTTAAGAATTTATTATCAAGCTTTGGTGTGAATGGACCAGAACCTGCAATTGTATTTGTTTTTATATCCTGTATTCTTTGCCCGAATGGTTTCGCTTCTGCTGCGTCTTTTGCTTTGTTGTAAATTCTCCATGCAGCAGTTGCCATAGCGAGTGTCGTAGGGAGCGCTCCAAATCTATCAACAAGTTTTGACACTAAATTAATCGATGTTGTAAGACCAGAGATCACAGACTTAAACAAACCTGAACTTAACACAGAATTTGAGAATGCCTCGAACGACGCTTTGAGCTGTCTGACTTTACCTTCGATGGAATCCATCTGACGCTCATTTTCTTTGGCTGCTGAGCCAGCAGAATTGGTTGCTGTCTCCATGGCTTCTTCCGCTGTTTTGAAGTTCGTGATCAGAGCAGCGGTTGCGTTTGCGTTTCTCTTGCCGCCAAGAGCCTCCAGCAAGGAAGCTTTATTTACGTCGGTCATCTCTCCCCATACTTTTGACAGCTCTTTAAATACCTGATATGTTGATTTTATTGTCGTCGGATCCTGCATGATGTCGACCTTTTGATTGGTCAAACCTAATATCAGCTCACGAAGCTTTGCAGTACTCTGAACTAGACCGTCTGTACTTTCACCGGCTTCTTGAAGTTCTGCTTTTGAACTCCTAATATACATAGAGACGGTCTTAAGTACTGTACCTACTTTCTCCGGGTCTTGCAGCACGGAGTTCATAGCGGTTATTAACCCTATACTTTCCTCCATGCTATTGTTTCCGGCCTCAAGTGCCGAAGCCGATCTCTTTAACGCCTCTCCGACTCCATCTGATGAGATGGCAAAATTATTCAATTCTGTTACTTTCGGGATTCATCCCTACTGACCACATATGTGGCGGGCAGTCATTTCTGGCTACCTCTACGGTTTCATAGTTAGGTTATTGCCGTAGGTCAGACTGTATATTCACCCTTCGATTATTCGAAGGGGCGTAACTTCAACATACATGTTGCCATGTACATCCTGCAGTCGTTACGGATATGCAATGATTGTTCAATTCGTTAGTTATGACTAACTCAATGTCATTTAAAGACATGCTATATGGTATTCTTAAAAGGTCGATATTATTGTCTGCACAATAATCATTTTTTATATTGTCATTATTTTTTCTAATAACAAATCCGCTTTCTCCACCAAAAAAGTCAACTGGTTTATTGTGCTGGTACCCGTCATACTCTATTAAAAATGATAGAGAGCCATGATTATCAAACACAGCAAAATCAAAAGGCAATGGTTTTACATTTCTGCATTCTGGAATCTGATACTCTGTTTCAAATTTGATATTTTCGTTGGAAAGTAAATTGTAGATGTATTGTTCGTGAAAAGATCTTTTTACACAACCGCACGATTTCGTTTTCCCTGTAATAACATTAGCTGGGAGTGCTATAAATTCGTTACCACACAAACCACACTTACAGACCCAGTAATTATTATATGGACCATTCGACTCGGCTTGTCTTAATATTTCTACATTGTATTCACTTTTTATACCTGAATAATCTTTTTTCAATGAAGGTTGCTCTAATAACAAACATCCGCATGACTTTATTTCGTTTCTAACAACATAACTGAGTTTTGTAATTTTTGTATTACCACAATCACAAATACATTTGGCCGTAATATCTCCTTTCTCGTCATAGTAGATATCATCGATTGTAAGCCTATTATATTTATGCCCAATATATTCTTCCTTCAATTTTATAATTTTCTTTTCTTTTCTTTCACACCCACATGATGTTGTCTTTCCAGATGTTAGTCTATCAGAACCAACAATATACTCGTTGCCACACTCACAAATACATCTACACATGGTCTTACTGCGAGTCTCATCCTTCCAAAGCATTTCAACAACTGTTAATCGACCAAAAGTCTGCCCGGTCAAATCTTTTCTCCTGCTTTTTCTGATTCTCTTTTTCCCGCACTTTTTACATGTTGGAATTTTGCCGGATGTAATATTGTTTGCGTAATACTCAATTTCATTTCCACAATCGCATCTACATTTACACTTTGTCACTTTTCTTCCATTTATAGTAGTTCCATAAATCATTTCCGTGACAACAAAGCTGCCAATCCTTGTACCTGTAAGATCTTTTCTCATAGATGGTCTTGCTGTTCCATACTCTTCACAACCGCAAGATTTTTTCTTTCCAATTTTTAAATCACGCGGATTTGCAGTTGTTTCTCTTCCGCAATCACAGATGCATTTGCAAAGAGTTCTTCCTTTTTCACCATTTTCTTTTGTAAAACCAACCACTGTTAAGTGTCCATATTTTTTGCCTAACATTTCCTTTGTTTCTTTTCTCATATTATTCCCTTTCATTCATCATTGCATCTTTCCTCGGTCTTAACGTCCTCACGCCTTTAACCGATATAGTTACGTTTATTGCCCGCGTATTACTACGCGGCTCGGCAATAATTTTTACCGACTTCGTTAAAGCTATCAACTATATGTGTTGCAGCTTGAACTTGATTTATGCCATCTTCACTAGTGTTATAAAACGCTTTGAGCGTAGATATAATGCTCTGCGACGCGTCGTCAATAGAGCTTATATTGTCCCCTACATGCATATAAATGTTTGCAACTTCAGCCAGACCTTCAGCATCTGAGATGCTATATCCAAGCCTTGCGAAATCAGCAGTCGCATTTATCATTTCGCTCACTGTGGCGCCGATCTCTTTTGACCGTTGTACCGCCACATCGTAGAACTGATCATAGGTCGTTTTTGTCTCGTCGGTGACTTTTCTGAGTTGAGTCATTGCGGAGTCCAGATTCACGACATTATCAACCATGGTGTGAATCACAGTTATGCCTTCCATCAGCACAGACGTGATCAACATCCATCCGCCGAATTTCTCGAAACCCTTCGTGAACCGCTCAAACATCGTCTGACCAGAAACACCGAACTGCTTAACCGACAGACTCGCCTGCTTAAACGCAGTAGAAGTCTCTTTAAGCTTGCCTTTGGTTATTTCCGAGTTGGTCTTTATCGCGCTGTTCAGTCTATTGAATTCAGTCTCAACAGTCTTGTAATATCCGCTCGTCCTACTATCAGCACCTGCCTGACTGTTCGCATTCAGCCAACCCTGCATCTGTCCAGCCAGATTACGCATAGCTACAGGATCAGCCGGTTTCGCACTATTCTCTGCTTCAGTCTTTGTCCTTCTGGTAAGCCTGTTCTGCTCTGCAACAAGTTTCTGCGTAGCAACAACCTCTCGCTCCAGCGCAGCACATTCTTTATTAATCGCTTCTGCAATTCTCGTTCTGGCGGCTGGAGACGCAGCTGCCTTGTACTCTTCTTCCAGCGCGATGATCTTCTCGTAATGCGCTTCTATAGTCGCGTACTGTTCACTGTCGATAAGACTCTTTGTGCCGCCAACCTTTGAAGCGGTCCCCATAACCTTGTTGATGTTTTTCATCGACTCGGCTACATTCTTTGCTTCGTCGACCTGAGCCTTCATCGCGTCTACGTCGAAAAATCCAAGAGGAGTTGCTGACGCGTCGTTCATCTGTGGCGATATCCCGAAACCTTTCAGCTCTTTGAGCAATGCGACTACTTCGTTGTACTTCGTGACCATCTTCTCCAGCTCAGGGATCGAGTTCTTCAACGCATGTGACTCACCGAATGTGATTACCTCATCCGTCGCGATCTTAATCTGATTCTGAATCTCGCGCCATGCCCCCTGAAGCTTCGACAGGGTCGCGGTATCCGTGATCGCGTTGCTCTTCGACGAGATCTGATTATTCGAATTAGTAGCGCTCTTCGCAAGATTCTGGATCGCAGGGACGTTCGTTTTGGCGATCATGGCGTTTAGTTCGCCGATCTCTTTCTCAACATCTCTGGTGATCGAGTCGAACGCTTCCATGTTCTTTGTGACGTAATTGATATGCCCGCCGATCTGCTTGATCTTCGCAGCTATCGCGTCACTCCGTCCGAGCAGTCCTTTGTTGCCTGCTGACGCAGATATGCGATTCAGCTCCTTCTCCATATCCTTCAGATACTTCGTCCGAGCTTGTTTTACAGCAGTTGCTTGCTTAGCTTCAGCGATTGCCTTATAATCAGAAACAGTCTGCTGGACAGGAGTCTTCTTTCCAACAAAGCCACCTTCCTGCAGAGCCGCTCTCAGTTGCGCCTGTACATCTTTGATTGCCGCAGACGCGTCAACTTTTGTAATTTTCAGAGTATAACCGCCAGCACTAATAGCTTCGGCAACCTGCTTCCGTAGTGTATTTGTGTTGGTTATGATTACATTTTTAAGGTCAATCTTGTCTGGTGTAATCGCACCAATCTTAATAGGATCCTTCTTTAGTTTCTCGTTAATACTAGACTTAAGTCTCCTGACACCTTCTACAGTAGCATTTATATAATTAATATTTAATGCATCTTTTGCAAGCGCCTTATTGATGCTACTCTTGATTGTCCCGATGCCTTTTGTAGTCACATTAAAACTAGATAGGTCGATCGGTTTATTTTCAAGTCCTTCTTTTATTTGCTTTCTTATACCGGTTATACTTTTTTTATCAACTTTAAAATCGAGTATAATACCGTCAAACTTGTCGCTCATTCACCTTCACCTTCCTTACTGGCAATAAGTGACAGAGCCACATGACTACTTACTGCCACGACTTCTACCTGATATAGCTTTGTTTATCGCGGCATACAATTCCGCTTCGTATTTATTCCTATTTTGATTAGCTTCTTCCTGCGCATTGGTGATGACTGGCCTCGGGAACGGATGAGTAACTCTGCTCATGTGATACCAATTATCGAAAGACTTAGACCAAAATCCAAGGTTACCCTCCTCGAGCAACCTAAGAAATCCACCAACGTATGGCTTCCACGACTGTCTAAGTACAGATTCAGATGGCTGTGCATTTGTCGACACTCGCAGTCTCCATACATCTGTTCCTGCGTTATAATCGACATCGATATATTTGTCTGCTTCATTGAGGAGACCTTTTTCACGTCGTCTTTGATAACCATCGTGAAGACTATCTTGTTTAGTTCCCCAAACCCACTCACCTTCTGGTTTGTAAGCCGCATACACGTCTTTCTCTATGTGGTCTTTTAGAACTTTCCACACCTTTTCCCCGATCTTCTTTTCCAGAGCTGTCCTGATTACCGCATCGAGTGATTTCGCCATATCATTCCTCTTTCATATTGGCGGCATGAACCAGACTAACAACTTTCTCTTCGTCCAGCGAACCCGGCATCTCTGCAACATTCTTTACGAAAGAACTCAATTCATCAGGATTCACTTTTGAAAACATACTCTCTGCGTTTTCATTAAACGCATCGAAGGAATCCATGATTTTCTGAATCTCTGCCTGAACGCCGCTAGCGAGAATGTTGAGTCTATAATCTAACGCTTCGTCAATCGCCGCCTTGATCTGATCCAGCTGTGCCTGATTAATTACCTGACTGACGAAATCGTATGCGTCAGTTGCGTATACCAAGTGGTACATTTTGTCGAACGACTTCGGCATATTGAAGTGTGCATAACGCTCAAGAACCTGTGAACGGATCAGTGCGTCTTTGACTTCCGGGTGGTATTCGCCAGTCTGCTCGTCGAATACAATAGCGACTACATAGTTCACCATTGTTCCTGCTTCTTCCCATGAAAGAGTAGGGGAGACAGTGATCTCGAATTCTTCTCCGTTCGCAGTGAGTGTAACTGTCTGATCCTGATCTGCGATCATCTTTTCCCACTTTGTAATTGATGTTGCTTTCACCTTTGCCTTTGCCATATTATTTGCTCCTTTCGTCCATGTGATTTACGGCGTAATGTCCTATCAGAATTGCATCCGCCAAATCATCATTGTCGAGTTCCATGTTAAATATTTTCTTTACCGCCAAAAGAGAATCTCGTTTGGTTTGTCTAAGACTCTTATACGGTGATGTCTCGTTTAAATATTTTTTATATGTTTTCTGAGCTTTTGTAAGCTCCTTGTCTTTATATTTGTACGCTGCCTGCCACGTTCGCGGCATAATCAGCTCATGCGGAATACTTCGCTTTGCCAAATACGCGATGAGCGCACCCTGCAATCGCAACAGCGGCTTGATCGCCATGCTGTTCCTTGTTATCGGTACGTCCTCGAGAAACACCATCTTTATGCTGTATTTTCTGATGAGTTCCATGAGTAACTTCTCGACAAGAACGATCGACTCTTCATATTCGTATTTTTTAATACGTCGCGTCTTGTACGAGCCGTCCTTCTTTTTGACCTGCTCGCGCTCATACTCAAAGTCGTACGTTCCGTAATGAAGCAACTCTTTTTTCTTCGAGTCGTACACAGCCCATGCTCCTTTGCGCGCTTGGTCCATCGATAATATTCTCAATTAAATCAACCCCTTTTCTCCTGAGTTGGTCACGCAGGATGGGCGACTACACCATCATCTTATATCCGGGTCTTTCCGGGCTCTGCGTTAAAAAAAAGGGGAGAGAGTATACCCTCCCTCCCCAATGAGTTAGTCTTCGTAAAAGAACGACATCATGTTCGGTTCATCCTCTGGCTCTTCTTCAATAAGCTCAGGTTCTTCTTCGATGACTTCCGGTTCTGTCTGTGGTTCCATACGAGATTCTGTAACTTTTCTCAGATACTCCTGTCCGCATTCAGGGGAGCACGCCACTTCGCGCCAATGGAAACTGCCGTCGAAATGCCGGTTGGTATTACATGCAACATATGTCTTTCCGCATACCCTGCATTCTTTTGTTGCCTTTGGCATTGGTATCACCCCTCAATAAATTAGTCCTGGAATACTGTGTAAGTGAACAGATAAGATTCGCCTTCGGCACCACATGCACCAGCCAGTGAGCTTGCTGTAAATTCGTGTACAGCCTGATCGTCACCCATCTGGATATCGAATGTACCGTCGAAGTCAGCCTTTGGAATGTAGAACTGGATGTGATATTCGTTTGCACAAGTATCTTCACCAGTTGCATCAATGTACAGAGCCGCCTTCTTAGCGTACTTACCAGCGTCGTTCTTCAGTTCGTCGCCGCTAACTTCAGCCTTGTAGTAAACGAGGATGGTCTTGCCTTCAAGAGCCGCTCCATCAGTGCTGGAGAAGGTGATAGCCTTTGTCTGTGTGTCGTAAGTGAATTTCTTAGAACCTGTCGCAGAATCTTGAGTGTAAGTATCACCAAATCCCTGATCTTCTACAACGTATACCTTGTAGATTTCGTTACCAGCTGTACCAACAGCTACATCAGAAGTAGTAGCTGTATTTGACTCAACAGTCAGTCTTTCGCCTTTAAGAACCAGTGCGGAATCGTTGTGTACGAATTCAGAACCAGTCTGAAGTTCCATCAGACCGCCAGAGATAAGACCGTTTGTTCCGGTTACCTCGATGGACTTATTAGTCTTCAGAGTTGAAAGTCTCCGACCCTGTCTACCAGTGATTTCCGTAGTATCTTCAGACTGAGATACAGTTGCGGACTGAAGTTCGTCCAGAGTGAAAAGGTAATCATTGGTTGTGATATCGAAGGCTGTGATGGAATCCAGAGACGTTACAATAATGTCGTTTGTGGAAACTGCCATATTAATTCCTCCTTATTGTTTGATCCAACTCAAGCGTTTTGGACTCATGCCTTTCGTGTCGACTGTCCCCGCATATACGCCGATCATCAGCTTGTCGAAGTTGACCTTGTCGATGATCTGGTGTAAGCTCGCGTTGAATTGATATATAGTGAGATCAAGTACTGTTGAATAATCGTACTTGAATTCAGCTGTGTTTACCAAAGAAATGATTAGTCCGTTGATCGGATTCTCCTGTTTCTTTGCTTTCCTTTTCGCCCTTTTCTTCTTCCTTCGTTCCTTTTGTATGAGGTAACTTTTCGCAGCGTTATTGCCTGCTTTTTTATTGTTTCTGGTTATGAAATTGATCTTGCATAATGTATCGCACAGATACATGTATTTAAATTTGTCAATATAGTTACCAGTGTCCTCGTTCAGTAAGATAATTTCTCCACTAGGAGATTCAGCAATGTTATACTGTGAAAAGTTTAGACCGCCAAAAAGAATAGATGTGTCCATAGTCTTTAATGACTGAGATAGCATCAAAAATAGGTCGTACTCTTCAATCTCGTTGTAGTCAATTCCGAGATCGTCCAGTTCGACCATAAGATCACGAGGGGTAGCGGTAAATGTTGAAACTATAGCATCATACAATCCGTCGCTCTTGATCACTTCGCCGACAGTTGGGATAGTCAGTGTGATCTCATCGTCGACCTTGATATGATCAGAGTACAATAAATTAGTCATGATTTTTGCGGTTGCGCGGTGTGGCTTTCCTGTTCGCCGCAGTACGATTCCATTCTCTGGCTGTGTATGCTAATACGTGCCCGAGGTAATTCTGGATCGGGGCGAATCTCGTCACTGTATTCAGCTCGAGTTCTCCCATTCCATAAATTCTACTGCCGTTAAGAACATGATCCACAGCAGATGCTAGTCGGTCGATACGAATACCGCTTCCATCCGGCATGCGCAAATTGCTCGTGTGAGTAAAAACCCACACATAGATCGCCGGTATGTATATCGTCTTATTCGGAACATACGTTACATCCACATCAAAACAGATGAACGACTTCGCGTCGTCGACTGTCTCTGGAATGTATTCGTATGGGAAAATCTGCCTGTATGGTAAATCATAATTCGGGACCGGAGCATCGCTGCTCTTTGTTACCAATCGAACGATTTCCTCGTTCTCGCAAAAGTCCCTCATCAGCTGATTTTTATAATCGTACAAATCGTCTAATAGCATCTACAACCACCTTTTAGTCCCTTCTATCCGCTCTTCCTTCGTTTCTTCCATTTCTTCTGCTCGTTCTTTGATGTCGCCAAATGGCTCGCCGGTACGTGTGTCTGGTTCCGGCAATTCTACCTTCGGATACCAGCTATAGTAATCAGCAATACGCTTCTCGATGTTGTCGTTATCGGTCACGTTAACTTCGTTCATGATGAATCGGAAAACACCTTTGCCGTCATATACATTGAACAGCTTATTTGGCTTCGATATTTTGTACGCGAGTACATCCGTCGTATCCATGTCGTCAATCAGGAAGCGCATGCCACGCACGAGCTTATTCGTATCTTTGTCCTTGCCGACAGTGACAGCGATTCGCGCGTCGCCAACTGTGATGATATCTTCCGATCGCTCACCGATCAGATACTTCGTGCCGTCAACAACGATAACCCATTTGCTGATAATATTTCCTTCAGGGTCGATCCATTTCAGTTTATAGTTACATCTTACGATCTTGCCTCTCGTATAGACTTCGTCGTGTGCGTCGATCTCAGTGATCAACCAGTGCGAGTCAGCCCATGAGACAAGTCCGCCGTGTTCTAAACTCTCTCCGGGGAGAGAGCAAATTTTCTTTTCATCATATCTCGTCGTATCGATGATCGCGACATCCTGATCTTTGTTGTTCACCAGCACATGTTGATACGACAAATTTTTTGTGAGCCCGCGAGCAATGGCATCCTGGGTCCTACGCAGTTGATGTTGTCGCTCAACTGCTCCATCAACACTAAGACGGGCTCGGTAGCGATCCCATGCTCCCATGTCATGCTCCTTCTTTTTCTGCGTATGTGGCACGCATCTTTTTGCAGAGCGATATTGCCTTAAAAACTTCTCGCTTGACAACTTTTACATCACACTCGTTCTCTGTCATGTATTGCAGGATCGAGATGAGCGTCAGCCACATCGCATCATCATCGAGCTTGGCTACAATATCCTTGCACCCTGACAGCTCGATCTTTAAACTCGACATATACTCATTCAGACTCGGTTCTCCCGTTTCCTTCATTGGTAGTATTTTGAAAAACTTATTGACCAGCCCGGATAAGTAATTGTCTACCATTCTATCCGTTATTACATCCATAAGTCAGTTAAGTCTCCGTAATCGTATGAGTATTGTCTAATCATAAAAATAAAACGCTGCCTAGCCGTCCGGTAGGCGTTTGTTGTTCTATATAACAGTTCTGCCTCAGAGTAAGATGTGAAATCTCGCGTGTTCAGTACATTTCTGTAGTGCTCCGCTTTGAAGAAGTGCGGCTTCAACCACTGAACGACCATACCTTCAGAGACGATGTCAACAATATCATCTATCTCGTCTGGCGGCACGTCGATGTTGAATTCACGTGTGCGATCATCGCGGTCGGTCAGGTCATACTTGCAGACCTTATTAAACCGGGCACAAGCACGCTTCATGTATCCGTCGACTTCTTCCTGCGCGTCATACTCAGAAAGCTGCAGCAGGTCGCGATCCTCGATCTTGCTCAAAAAGGCAGCCGTGAAGATATCGTATGATACAGCCATCGTGTATCACCGCCTTACCTTTCAACCAACTGTACACCAAGCGCAGATTCAAGCGCATCGATAACCTTTAGTGAGTCGATCCGTCCGTCGGTGATCAGTTGTTTAGCTCTATATCTGACAGTGCTCTTTTGACCACTCGACAGAGAACTAACCTTTGCTTTGATTTCTTCTGGATCCATATCAAACAGATCTTCAAAATCTTCTACATCAATCGCGTTCTTGTAGTACTGACCAACATTCAGATACTCGATTACTTCTGGGTCGTCGATGAGGAAGTAGTTCCGCTCAAAGAATGCCTTCGATGAGTTCCGCGCGTTCTTCAGTTCTGAAAGTTCAAGATCCTGCTCTGCGCCGAATTCTTCCCATGTGAATTCCTCTCCAGTTCGCTTTGATCTGTAAAACAGCTTCCCGGCGAATCCGTTTCTGACAGGAACCAACATGTTTGGATCGAGGTCGATCTTCACACGTAACTTTTCCTTCTTTGGCGGCGTTGCCTTTTTCTTTGTGCTGCTCTTAGTTGTAGTCTTTTTTACCGTTTCATTTTCCATTTATAAATCCTTTCTTTCAAATGAGCCCAGCCATCACACAGACAGCTGAGCCCAATATATACATTATGCCCAAGATGTTACTTCGTATTTACCAACACCAGCACTGCCGCCAGCGAGAACAATACCGAGACCATACTTAGAAGCTACAAAATACTCGTAAGTGAGATCTCTGTTCATAGTCGGCTCTCTGTTGATGATAGTAGTGCCACCTTCGTATACGCACTTGATCGGCTTCTGGTCGCCAGCAACGATGACAAATTCCTTGTCGTCGAACTGGAACTGAGTAGTGCCAACCTTATGACGCTGCGGAATACCAACAACATCAGTTCCGTAGAACTTGCCTACATAGCCAGTTCTGTACAGTTCATCTGCTGGCAGGTGAGTATTAATGGAAGGAATCAGATGCTGAATACCAACCTTAGTACCAAAAATAGTTGCAGGCCTGCCATTAGCAGAAGCTTCAACGTGTGCTACCAGTTCGAGCAGATTCTGTTCATCATATGTGCCGGCAGTAGGGAAGTAAGTTGCGCCGCCAAAGTCAGCAGCAGTTGCGTTGTCCCAGATGTTCCAGATGTCGTTCATCAGTTTTCTTTCGAAAGATTCAGATACCTTTGCGATCATCTTATTGAAGTCAATCTGACCAGACAGAACTCTGTTCAGCTCTTCGTAGATTCTGACAACCTTCAGAGTTGTCGGAATGCTGGTCTGGGAGATTCCGCCGATTCTTTGTCTTCTGATACCCTGAGTACCATCAGCAGCTTCGTCTACTACGAACAGGTCGGAATCTTCTACTTCGAAGATTGGCTTGTCGCCCATGGCAACATTTCTGAAATCAACGAGGTTGTTGAAGAAGTCACTTCTCTGGAGACCTTCGACAACAGTTACGTCGAGGATTTCTTCCAGAAGAGTAAAGAGACCAGCGCACTTGCCGTCTCTGATTGCTTTATAATCTAATTTTGTGGATCCGTTATTCAGATCGATGAGCGCCTGTCTCAGTGTATCCTGAGATTCTGAAACGCTGTATTTTCTAGGTACTCCATGATATGCGTCGATGGCTACCTGTGCAATGTCCTTAATATCTGGCATTATTCGTCACCTCCGGATATAATTAAGCAGTCGCGAATGCTTCTGGTGTAATTTCGATAACGTAGTATGTATAACGGCTAGTCGGCTCGATAGCTCTCAGTGCCCCGAGTGCTTTACCAGAACCGGAAGTTGCGATCTTGCCGTTTGCGCCAAGGCTCAGTGCTGTGCCTACAGCTGTCGGAGCAGTGCCGCCAACGAATGCTTCCTTTGTTACAGAGAACATATTTCTCGGTCTTGGAATGTAACCTCTACAAATCGCATTAGCTTCGTTGAAGAACTCGTCGAGATTCTTCAGACGTTCGTCATGCATAACTTCTGGTGTAGCTACGATTGCGCAAGCGTTCAGCTCTGAGCTAGCTGTAGCTAACTTTGCTTTGCGAATTTCTCTTTCGCCTTCTTCGTATCCTTCAAGCTCTACAATTGTGCAGTTGTCAACTTCGATCGGAGTTGTGCCATTGTACACTCTCAGAGACACGAGATCTGCTGCGACATCTGTGCCTGACATGAGGTCGCTTCTAAATACTGCATGTGCCATAATATAATTCCTCCTTGTGTTTATTTATGTGGCGGGTATTTTTCAAAGATGCCGCCGTATGGTTCATCTTCCTGCTTCGGCTGCTTTGCCGGGATGCGGGCCGATGGCTTTTCCTTCTTTGCAAATTTGACCTGTACGTTTCTTCCACGGATGGAGAAACACTTGTCCTCGATTTCTTCTACAGACATATCGCCGTAGTCTGCTCTGAGTTCCTCGAACGCTTCGACGCCTTCGAGATCAGTGAACTGCTCAAATACAGCTTCCACTTCTTCGACTCTTTGGGCCGCCAGAGTAGAAACTTTGAACTGTTTCAGCTCGTCGAGCTCTGCGTTAAGTTCGCTCATTTTCTCAGCTGCGTCCGCTTTCTTCTGTGCAAACTCTTCTTTGGCAGCAGCAATTTCAGCTGCGCTACGTTCTGCGACTCTGTCTGCAACAGCTGCAAACAGTGACTGCGTTTCACCTTCGTCAAAGTCAACGTAAGAAATCTTTTTGCGTACTGGGGCAGAGAAGTCAATCTCTACATTGTCACCATTCATTGCATATGTGAGTCCGTACAGATTGTAGTCGGACTCTGTGTCGACTGCGTAAACTGTGTTGGACTCAACATCATGGTCAATGTAGATGTATCTGGACCACGTTCCCCATTCATCTGTGTAAGTTTCAGTACGCAGAGCATCCCGAATCTGTTCAGCAAGTTGACCTGCTGTCAGGGAATACTCTTCGCACTTTGCCTTCAGGTCTTCCTCAGTGCAACTTTCGAGATCCTCGATTCCGAGTTGCTCAGCAGTAAGACCGAATTCGGCAAGAATTTTTTCCTTTTCCAAATTCTGTTCCTCCTTCCGAGAGTCTGGTATATCTATGTCAACCTTCGAATAAGAAGCACTGACATTTTTCAGATCCTCAATCATCTCGTCGAAAGCTGTCCTGAATTTGTCGATGCTGAACAGAATCAGACCTGCTCCTTCGTAGCATGGCTCCGCAGACTCGAGCAGGCAGAACGCGTTAAACTCGAACTCGTCGATCACCATGATGCCGTCCTCTTTGTGGTACGCCGTCACAGAAATCTCCATCGACTCATCCGTAATGCCGTTTTCTTTAATGTGTTCGTACGCTTCCTGGCGCTTCCACAAAAGCACGTCGACACATAAGTACTCACGACCTTCGTCATACTCGAACCACCAGTTCGCTCCTGCCGGAACAACGCCGATCGGGTCTGTTTCGTTTATCAGAGAAGGAGACCCATCCTTCATCACGATGCTCATGTCGTGCTCTCCGATTGAGTCTGTCTCTCTGTCGTAATTGCATACGATTGGACAGTTGTAAATTGTGTGGATACATTTCTCAAAAACCTCTTTCGAGATACTGGATCCGTTTCTGTTGTCGCCCGTGTAGCACACGCGCAGAACCCCAGAGTCGAATGAGCTATTCACACTATCAAACGATCCGATTGATGATTTGTAGGTAAGGTTCATTCTTTCCAACGCCTTTTCACCTCCTTTGATTAGACGAGGCTAACTAAAAGGTGAGAACATTGGATGTGATAAAACTGATATCCGACTGTTCCAGTTCGTCATTCAGACCGAACTTAAGAGCTTCGTCTTTGTTTTTGAATATAAAAATCCTGCCCTTCGAGTCGCTCTTTATCAACTCGTAGCCAAGGGCAAGCATTTTATCTTTGTTGGTTTCACCTTGTACATATACAAAATTCATTTGATCCCTCTCATTCCAACTTGCGATCGTCTCCATCGTCTCCTTCTCTGGAAACTTCGCCGCCTTCCGATAATTCGTCTATGTCAGATTGCGGTCTGCCGGCATCTCCTGTTGAGGAGGAAACCGTATTCGAACTCTGTAAAGGTCTGAATCTGGAACCAATATCCAGAACGTCCTGTTCTAAGAAGTTCATCTGATCTATATCGTTTTGGGAGATGCCTTGAGACACACAATAATACGTGACGGCAGGCATGCCATATGTAGCCGCTTTTAAATACTGATCGCCAACTTCTTTTCTGTTGAAAGGAGACACGTCGAGAAAGGTAGTTTTAAAATTCCGCCCATAGGACTGAGATTGTATATATCTGTTTATCACGGCTTCAATTTGCTGAACGATCGCATATGTCATGCACTGGTCCGCCTTTATAGATAAGAGCAGCGCGTTTGAGCTCGCCTTTGCGTTGTTGAATAGCAACGACGATACCCCCGCCGCAGTGAATATTTCTTCTTCTGCATCCGCGGTTGAGCTTGTATCTTTCGCGTGATTCCGCTCGAAGCCGATCTTGGTAATCTCCATAGGGGAGAGGACACTGCCGATTTCTTCCGGAAGGATCCCGTCGAGATTTCTCCAGAAGTCCTTCGCCTGTTCGAGTGGCATCTGCCAGTCTCCGTCAGAGTTGATCCCAAGCTTCATGACCAGAACCGCGTAGTTCTCAAGCTCTTCCTTGGTCATCTTGAGCTGCTTATAATCTTCCAGATCGTATATGCCAGCGAATATTCCCGCCAGAGGAGGAATGGCATAGTCAAGGATGTCATTGTTCGCCTTGATCGCAAATGCGTTAGGGGAGGACAACTCCTGCCACCTCATGCCGGTGCGATCTTTTAAGTACGCATCATACTTCTGGCGGAACTCAGCCGGATAAAAATCCAGCAATACTTCGTTGCTCGAGAAGTACGCAAAGTCGAATGTTACATTGAGTACGTTATTCTCGATGACGGATATGTCGCAGTAGTCAGCTGGAAGCTGCTGCAGCGTGATCACGTCGCCGAGATCGTCACGAAGATAACCAAAGAAGGTATCCTCGCGGAAACATACGACCAGCACCTTGCGGAACTGGTTCTCAATGTCCATACTCGTCAGAATGTTTAAGCACTTGCGGTACTTGCTCTCGATGCTGGATGGCTTCGCTGTGCTCGTGTCGACCTTGTATGGAGCGAGAACGTAGCACAGATCTGAAAGACCTGCAAAATAATTTATGATTCTCCGGTAGTGGGTACTAACTCCGTACAAATAAATAGACGCATCTCGCAGCGCCTTCTGATTTCTGTACGGATTCTCTAAGTACTCCATAATCCTGGATTTTGTATACCTGTAAAAAGTAGGTGACCTTCTGTTGTTATTGAGATCGCGGAGTATCACCTTACTCATTTCTTTGAACCGCTCTGGTAATCTGGCGGTATCATCGCCAAAAGAGAACTTCTCAGATGGCTGGGATCTTTTCGCTTCTTCTCCCATTGGTTGTCACCACCTCTTATTCTTTTTGATAACCGGCGCCCTGAACATGAATGAGTCGCCGCTCTTGACAGCAGCTGCATGCTTCTTCTCGAGCTTCTCTTCCAGTTGGCACGCCAGCCAGTAATTATATGATATGGAAGAATATCTATCCTTCCGCTTGCTTTTCGCCTTAATGATCCGCACATATCCTGTCTTTTCTTCGTGTCGCAGGTTGATCATCTCATTGACCAATAACGTCGTATTTACGTACGGCAGCTCTAGTGCGAGCTTGTCTTCTGTCGCCATGCTTTTGAATCCTTTGATTTCGTTCAGGCGTGACTCTCCGTCGTACTCTGTTTCCAGCAGACGAATTCTTCCAGATCGCATTCCGTCTCTTAGCAAGATCGCGCACTCTGAGTTGAACTTCTGGTCTGCGTTTACAACCCAGATCGCCTTGACCGAATGTGGATTCAGGCATCGCTTATCCCATTCTTTGTTGTTCTTGCAACCAAGCCCCGGATACGTCTCTCCGGTCTCCGGATCGTTGATATCACGAACTAGCGCGTCGACGATACCAAAACCTACGCCCTTTGCGTCGATGATTATATAATCAGCATCGTACTCCTCGTAGAGCTTCCTGATTCGCAACGCCTGATCTTGCGTGTGCTGACCTTCGGACGACTCTGTGTACACGAAGTTACTCATGTACTTGTTCGCCTTTGTCGGCACTAACTGATTCACAAACGTCGCGGATGCGTCGTTCTTATTGTTCGCTGTCGTCATCAGCGCCAAGTCGCACGAGATGATTCTAAGTTCGCCCGGTTGCTTCGGCGGGATCTTGACTTTCTTCGAGTTGCCAAGCTTTGACGCCATATCTGATGGCAGCATTGGGTACTTGATCTTGCGATTCTGCGCGATCGAGTCGAAGTCGAAAAACGTCCCATCTGCGTCACCGAACCAACGCGTCTCCATCTCCATCTGCCACTTCGTCTCTGAGAAGCCGGCTTCGGACATTTCGTCCTCAACAGCTCCGCGGCTCAGAAGTCCTTCCGCCAGAGAGAGTTGATATGGAAACCCACACGCAAAATAGCGCCGTCCGCTCAACATCGCCTTTACGAAGTCGCGCACTTTATCGTACGACCAGTGTGACTTGAAGAACGCGGAGGACAAATATATCTCCTTGTTTCGCTCTGCCAAGTGCTGGTACTCCGGCTTCGCCATATACCCAGGCATACGTGGTGCTGTCAGGAATCGCTTCAGAACTGTGTCGATTGTGTTCTTGTCGACCATACGGAACTCGTCGATCAGCAAGATGTTCGCCCTGTTTCCTCTGGCGGAGTCTCTCGCTGTAACGACCTTAATAACCGACCCGTTCTTCCATTCAACAGCTGCTTTGAGATTGCTTGTGGAATATGTGTCGATTTCGTTCTTGAGCAGTTCTGACCCGGGAACAAGTTCGTTCATGATCTTCTCGATTACGTTTGTCGCCTGATCACGTGTGCCTGCTGCGATACAGATTTTCGTACCTGGGTACAAAATGCATCTATAGCAACAAAAGACCGCCAGAAGAAAAGACTTCCCTTGTCCTCTGGCGGCGATGTATACTGAATTGTAATTTTCGTTAAACGCTGTCAGCAAAATCTTCTGGAACTCGCGCAGGTTGATCCGCATATAGTCGCTCACGAATCTGTGCGGATTCGCTCTGTAGAATGACGTCCATGCCGCGACACCTTCCAGAATTCTGTCGATATGTTCCGCTGACGGCTTCTTAATAATCTTCGTCTTCGTCGGACGGCCCTGATGTCCCGCCATTCGACCTCACCTTTCTTCCTTCTTCTTCTGCTTTTTCGAAGAGCTCGTCAAGAGAGATGTCGTCATCGTCGGCGTGATATTCAGGCTTCTCGACTGTATATTTCTCCATTGCCTCCTCGAACTTGTCTGAGAACGCGTTCGGGATATGCATCATCCATTATGTTCACAAATAGAACTTACTGCATCATAGCACTATATCGCAGTAACAAAGCATAATTGCTTTATGCATTTAGTACTCCGCAGCTTTGAGGTGTAATGACACCTTTAGACCGTAGCCTGATTATCTAAGCTACGTATCTCATTAGATTAATAGCAGCGTTATAATCACGATCTTCTACAAATCCACACTTTGGACAAACATACGTTCTATCACTACGTTTTAAATCCTGCTTAACAGCTCCGCAGTTAGAACAAGTTTTGCTGGATTTAAAATACCATTCTGCTTGCACAAACTGAATTCCATTCCACTCGCATTTGTATTTCATTTTTTTTATAAATTCATACATTTTAGCATCTGATATTCTTTTTCTCATATCTCTATAATTATTTCTTTTCATTCTTTGAATATCTAGATCTTCCATTATAACAACATCTGGTTTCATTTTTATTAAACTATTTGTTACCTGATGTATATAATTTTCTCTAATGCAAGCTAATTTGTGATATAACTCTCTTAACTTCTGCTCTTCTTTAATAATATTATTGGTCTTTTCATAATTACCAGTTCGTTTCTTAGAAGCCTCGTATTTTCGAGATATACTTCTTTGCACATGTTTTATTTTATTTTCAAGTCTTATGACTTTTTGTGACTTGTTAATATTATGAAATACTATCTTTTGATCACCAAACGCTACTACTGCTAATTCTTTAACACCAAGATCAATCCCCATATGAATATCAGTTAACTCTGGCTCTTGTTTTTCGACACCCATAGTTAATGTAAGCATCCATATGTTGCGTGCTGGTTGATATTGAATCCGCACATTACGAAACTTGCACGCATTTCTTCCTACAGGGAAGTCAAAATCTGTCTTATATTTAACACGTCCTACTACTGAAATTTGGCAATGTTTATTATCTGCAAAATAAAACCTATTTGAATCAACAGGATATGACGCTTTTGATGTCTTTTTGCTTTTAAACCTAGGATGTCTTTTTTCTTTATTAAAAAAATTTTTGTAAGCTTTATCTAGATCTCTGCATACTATCTGCATAGAAGTATTCGCTACATCATACATCCAGCTATGTTCTCCATCATTCTTTAATATTGTTAAAAGTTTCGTCATATCAAATGCTGATAAATAATTGTTTCCAGATTCATATCGCTCTTCTTGTAAATTCAACATATAATTCCATACAAATCTACATGTATGTATATGTTTCCAGATTAATTCTTCCTGTTCTTTTGTTGGATAAATCCTGATCTTAAAAGACTTCATTATCTTCATGTCATTACACCTCCTTTCGTTCTATATTCGGGGCGCTACTCCCGTGCGGCTGCTAGGAGGTAGCAGCTCCTACATGTTTCCATGCAGTGCAGACCATATCTTCATCCTCTGTGTAGGATGCACACCACTTCCACGATCAATCGCTTACCGTGTACTCTCTTTCGAGATGGTCGTTGAACCTTCCCCTCATCAGGGCTTGGCTGCTGATTGCCGATTGTTATAGGATTTAGGATTTAACCTTGTCCAATCTGATTTTATTTTTTCTACTTTCGTAACCATCGTGCTTGTTTGTATCTCATAACTACACTGTGGCAAAATCAGCTTTACGGGTTTCCAGCAATTCAATGTGATTTTTTACGAACTCATTACTGAGAACGGCAACTATTTTGCTATATATGTCAGATAAGACTATATTTAAAGCTTTATAATTGCACAGACCGCCAACGAACCAAGTCTGGATGTAGTCCTTCAAATGGTCAACATCAGCGAACTGTTCTTCTGCCTCCGGAATAGGGCGGTCATCCTCAATCTTACGGATCCACACCCCGAACGGAGTCATCTCTGTTTCTTCATCCATTGCGTCTTCGACCACTGTCTTTTGTGGCTTCTGGACTGGCTTCAGATTTAAACTGCCGAGCAGCGAGTCGATCATCTTTGCTGTCTTGTCGATCGGACGACCTGCTGCTGCGTCGCGAGACAGGATGACTTCCTGTATGCATATCTGGCGGATCAGCGTCTCTGTCGCCTTATCGACTTTGTCGAAGTCAAGATCCTCGGTCCAGTAATCGTAGCGCTGGTCGAGCTCTCGGTAGAACAGAGGATCAAAGCCAGAACCCCATGTTCTAATCTGCTCAGGAGAGACATCGATATCTTCTGTCATCTCTTCGCCAGCTCTTACGAGGTCAATCTGCGTCTGTATCCTTGACGCCTCTTCGTCTAGTGTTGTATCGTACGTACTGCCACGATACTGGTATAAGTTGACTGTCTTCAGATATTCGCCGATCTTAAACATTCCACCTCTTGTGTCGCGCTTCTCGAGAATGCTTTCGTAGATGCGCTCATTCCAATAGACGTCGAATTTCATACATATGCGCTGGATCGCCTTTTGGGTTGACCCTAATGCGTTCTTATATGCTGAAAACAAGTCTTCGAGGCAGCTCTTACAGACGGGTATGTACCCGCCGTTTCCTTTATGAATAATGCTGTTAGACTTATAGTAGCTCGAGGCATTTCCCTTCGTTCTAAGGACCCTGCCACACATGCTACATTTGATTTTGTCTTCCGGCATCTTCTCTATTTTTAATTCAATCTCTGGTCTCGTCGCCTTTGGCTTGGTTGCTCCGGGGACTGGTACTTTGCTTTTCCTCGGCATCGCATCAACCCCTTATGAAACCGTTAGCCAGTTCAGACTTTAATATCTCGCCCGGAAGGAACCGAATCGTTTTATGCGCCGGTATGATAATTCGCTCTTTCGTTCCTGGGTGGATGCTGGGCCGCTCATTAATCTCACGAATAACGAGCGATCCAAATCCCATGAATTTGATGTCGTGCCCTTCGACGAGTGCTTCCCTCATCACTTCGACAACATCATCCCAGATGATACCAGCTGCATATTTCGTGTAGCCCTTCTCAGACAAGCGATTGACGAGATCTTTCTTCGTCACTGCTTCCCTTTTCATCTTTACTCCTTTACTTCCCATAGCATTGTAACTTCAGAAATGACACAAATGGCTGTGCTCACCGCAAAACCATTTCACAATCAATTAGCCACTACAAAAATTCTGCTATATATTACGCATCGCATGAACTTTCATGCTCCTGAATCAAGGCAGCTCTCCGTAATTGCGATGAATATGAGGCTTTTTGAATGTTTATTTTTTTGGCACACTCTTTACAATACTTCTGATTATTCGTCTTACGTCGTACCGTCAGTCCGCAATTCTCGCATGTCATGTATGGCTCTCCGCAGAAGCGGCGGTACTGATTTCCGATATTCCGCAGATCGTCGACTGTCACAACAGCGGGTGAGTCGAAATCCATGAATGTGACCTTGATCGATGTATTGTCGATTGTATTCGCGAATTCGACGTACTCGTCCTGCATAAGCTCATTCAGCATCAGCGACTGGCGTTTTGCGTTGACACTGACGTTCGCCAGTTTGAACAGCGTCCCGTCAGGGATGTTGACCCAGCCCTGATTTTTCGGATTCGCCATGTGATAAAATTTCGCCATGACGAATAAGGTGAACATAAGACGCTCCTTTGGATTGCTGTCCATGGATTTGCAAATGTCGATCTCGAGCTGAGTGATCGGGATGCTGTCGATCTGGATCAGCTTCTTGTCGCTGTACCTGATCGCCCAATCGATCGTCTGGCTCCATCTAGGTAATGATGTGTTCGGATTGTGTTTCAAGATCAACTCCTCGAGAAGCGGGCGGAGCATCTCTTTATCGTAACCGTCTTCACGAAAGAGCCTTGCCGCCAAAGAAAGGGCTTTGGATGGTCTTTGTCCGAGGTCGCCTCCGTCGATCAGCTTTTCGATGTAGTTTCTTTCATTTAATATAATATCGTTAATTTGCATACGTAATCTCCTCTTCTTCCTGAATATATGGAACACGGTCAACTCTGTATGTGCGTCCTTTGAACGTAATGTCACCCTCGTCGTCGCGGACTGGCATATTGATCATATAATCGTTCTTCTTCAAAAGATTCTGAATGATCTGTTCTCCGCATACATCCCACGCGAACTGACGACTGCGTTCTCTTGCGTACGTAATATCGATAATGATGTCGCACAGCATTTCGCTGTTAGGGCAGACCTCTTCGCACCGCCTCTTAAAATCGTCACGCATAAGTGTAAACTGTTCGTTTGCGTCGTAAGAATCAACACGGTTCTTCTTGGCGGTCTTTGCATACGTCTCAGCACGCATCTTGTATTCCATATAGATCTCTCTGATCTCTGGCAGATGATTCCCTTTGTAGTTTTTATCTGACTTCAAAATCGTGTAGTCGAACTCAGTTTCCGCCTTACGCCTAACAACGTATGATTGAAACTCTCTTTCTACGCGGTGACATATCCTGTTGACCGTATCGGTGCCGTCAACTACTGGATTGTACAATTCGTAGTCAGACAGGAATTGCTTCTCGTCAGGAGAAAGCTCTTCTTCAGGAGTCGCCTTTAATTCGTCGACATCTTTCCTAAACAATCTCAGCGCCTTCTTCTTTGTGTTCATGTCGTACTCACGGCACTTCTTTTTCAGACTACTGTAGATATACTTCTGGAAGTACGCTTTTTTGTCAGCAACGATTGACAGCTGAAACTGCTTTTCTTCTTCACTCATATCAGACTGGAGAATTTTCTTCCTCGAGTGCCAATACGCCGGAAGATCTTTGGTAATTATGCCTTTTGCCTTATCTATAGCATCCTGTTGGGCGAGCTGCCCGAAGAAAGTGCGTCTGGTGAGCTCTTCATATTCCCTAGATCCCTTTGGGAATTTAGATCTAATCACGTTGCGGGCGCTAGTTCTATTCGTTATAACGCCGATCATATCCCCATACCCGTCTATATTCGACTGGATAAGATCCTTCTCTGTTACGATTTTCTTTTCTGCACGTCTCTGTTCACATACAATAACCGGTCGCTTTACAAAGTTTCGCATCAACACAGGATGATTTGTCGTAAATATTAAGTCGCCGTCCTTCTTTACTACCTCATGTCACCATAAGGAATAGACTATCTCATCATGTCTGAGACATGTCTGGCACTTCCCATGCCGGAGTTTCACCGACACAGTACGGATCTCATCTTCTCGGTGAGAAGGTACATCCTAGTCGTTACACCTTGCGGTCTGTCACCAGTCCGCCTTGGCACGGTATTAACTGTTGAACAGTGCTTCACCGTTAGCACAGTTATGCTGTACACCTGAGATTTCTCAGTTCACCAGATGCGCACCACCCTGTCGCCAGAGTGGGGGACAAGTTTGTTTATCGGCTCCATTCAGGCTATGACACTCGCCTGAAAACGACGACATTAATGTTACGTTATTGATATGTGAGTACCAGTCAGCCGCTTTATCGCTGTCGGATACATGCATCTTGACGATGTTTTCTGCTGTTGACATTGGTGCGCGGAATGCGACTACATCGCTGACACCTTTCTGCCGCCAGAAGGAAGAGTAGATTGTGTGTGGTGGGAGCAACCCTGTGACCTCCATGCCGAATGTGTTCTGCATGAGTGACCACGGGTCACCGCCAATAATGGAAAAGTTGCCCGGTACGTCGACCACACCGATCGACAAATCGCGGATCTTCTTTTTTACGAGATTATAAATACGATTCATTACATACGGATCGTTGTGGAGCCTGCTGTCGATAAGAAGCCCTTTGGAAAAATCGTTGACGAGATCAACCGGATTCCTTTCGGCGACTCCTGACCCGTGAAGAAAAAGACTTGCGGTTGCAGAATTCTGTGATACAATGTCCTTGATAGTGTTAATCGAATCGCTCAGGAGCTCGTCTATGTCGTCGTCAGACAAATCGTACGGAGCAAGAAATTGGTAATTGGTCGCTCTAACTGGGTCTAACTCGCTATCAGCCCATTTAGTAACAGCGAAATCATACTTGTTCTCTTCGCAACAATCGACATAGTGTTGACAGCTGTCGTAACACTCATACAGCTTGAGCATACTGGCGGTAAGAATTATATCTACTTCAGAGAGGTCGATCTCGTTTCCCCAAACATCATCGACCTTTCTTTTTTTTGCAACCTCATCTGCGAACCGGATAAAGTCGAACGGGAATACAGCCCCTTTCGCCCATGACGATCTTATGATAAACGCGCCAGGGACATAATCTAACCCAAGGTCCTTACTCCATTGTTCCGCCATACTCGGAAGGATCAGTCCGTATCCGTCGCTCTCAGTCAGGCTGAGCTCTGCATTCTCGACGAATTCTGACACCGGCTCATCTGCGTCGCCGTACGATAGGAATAGCGTGTCTTCTTTGAAGTGCGTCTCGCAATCTGGCACAACGGCGATCCTCGGAGTGGTCACGCGCTTACTGCTGCTGCATGTCAGCGCCCGGTATGATTCCAGCTTTGCCGGAACTAGCGGGATCTCTTTGTTTCTGCCGTTGTCGATTCTCCGATTGATCTCTTCATATAATCTCTCGCTGATATATGTAGAGCTTCCGGTCTTGACTTGTCCGGCAGAGCTCAGGAGTCGCACGTATTTGATTCCGTTGATCGTGAATCCTTTCGCGGCTCTTTTGAAGTGAGCCATCTTATCCATAACTATGATTACGTAATCAGGTTTGAATTGCAGCTCATCAAGTCTTTCGTAGATTCTGCGGATTTTCCGCTTGTTTTCGGCGGAGTTCTTTTGCTTTTTGATAAATTTCAAACGCTTTTTGAGCGTTATTACTTCGTCTTCGATGTCGCTCAGTCCGTTCAACTCGTCGATCCATCTGAGAACCTGACTGCTTGCTAAAGCAACTACTTCATCATTCTTATGCGCTTCACTTAGCGGAAGGTCCAGATTCCATTTATTTTTCGCCAGTCTGTCACTGTGAATCTTCACGACAAAATTCTGGACAGTCATCTTCCCCAAAATATCGCCTCCTTTTACCAACTAAATCCATCAGGGTCGTACTCTCCGTACGCGTCCTCCGCGGACTCGAACCATTCTCTGCGAAATGTCGCCTTGTATTCGTCGCACTGGACGTAATCCCTGCAGTATTCGATTTCGCACTCACACACATGGCTAAACAGTTCGCACTCGTGGCGGTTGAGGCATTCGTGACAGTTAATCATACAAATCCTCCAATGCGGTCGCTCCCTCGCGGAGCATGCGTGCGTACTCGAGCCCTTTTTCTGTAAGGACGTATGTCGCGTCGAAATCGTCCCCTAATTCCACTTCGTCGAGAAAGCAGTGCCGTGCGTCGCGGAGCTGGCTAGGTGAGTACGATGACTGTACCTCGTAGATCTCTCCGTCGTCCGACATGACCTTCGCGTTGACGGTCAGCGAGACTGCCTCTGTTGGCACCTTGATAATAATGTTCATTTCTTCCAATTCGATCGTTTCGTTCATGTTGATTCCTCCATTGTTAGCAGCATATTCATTAGAGTGCTGCCAGATCAAGACAAAAAATTAATACTTCGGTGTGTTCCTAGAAGCGATTGCCGCCAGAAAGAAGATGAGTAATAGTGCGCAGATAATTTGCATCGTCATGGTATCCCTCCTTTCTTCATTATATAATATAATGTATTCGTGATATAATGTCAACTAGGTATACGCAAATACGGAGTTGCTATCCACTGTTCCAGTAACGACCTCATTCGTTTCGATGGAACATAGATCCAAATTTCATTCGACCCATCTGTTGCCTGTTTTCTGATGCGCGACCGCCACATCCATTGCAGCAATGTAGAAACAGCATACAAATCCTGATTATATTCAATATTAAATTGCTTATAATACCTTATCTTCTCTGGCTGCAAATGTAAGTCACATAAATAACTAAGGTAACATCTATTGGCGTAATCGTTCACAGCTCTTTTGTTTAAACTCACAAACTGATTTTGTATTCCTGGGCTTTTGAGTTCATTAAGTGCGTTCTTGTACACACTCCACTGACACAGATCACGCGTTCCGCCGTGCTGTTCAATCATCCTATTGAAGAACGTTCTTTGATTGTTTCTTATCTCTTTTATAAGTTTCTCGTTCTTTTTCTTTTTGTTGTAAAAAGAGTGTGAGAGATGAAAGTCTTTTTCAACATGAAGTCTTCCTTCAAAAGTGTAGTATGTGTTTAATTTCTTTTTTCGACGTCCGCGCCCAGTTGCAACCTCTTCGTCGTTATCGTCATATATGTGGATAAGGTCTGAGAGGTTATTAACATACTCAGGTATATATGTTCCTGTCTCTGATAGTATGAAGCCAGTTCCGCGATCGATCTTTTCTATGCCGATATACTCATATTCAATTCCATGTGCTTTACACATCGCGCAGAGTTCGCTCCCCTCGAACATATACGTAAGAACAAACACTTCATTGAATGCTTTTATAAAGTCGAGCGGGAGAGAGAAGTAATAATAAGCATCCTGTCTACTAAATTCAGTGCCTTTATCTGTGCAGAGATATAAATTATTACATCTGGCGATCCTACAGATACCGGGGAAGACACCTGCCTTATCAGGATAATCTGGGTCTCCTATATATTCGTACATCAGTGTATCTTCGTTTAACCTCATCTTGTCTGTGTCAACAAGGACTTGTATGTCGTAATATGAGATTTTCGATGTCACCATCAGGTCGACAACCTCGTCCATAACAAGCGTATAATCTTTCTCTTTTACATCCTGAAGCATCTTCGGGGTGAAGCACCTGAACGCGGCATGCGTTGTTGAGATATTGCGCCCTTCGTCGATCAGTGCCTCAATGTGATTTATTTTACGCCTATCGTACTTCTCGTAGTGGTCTGGGAGGACGAAGTGTAAATCCGGACACTCGTTTTTGATCCTCTCCGTTTCATCGATATATGGTGCGATGTATATGAATTTGTGATCTGCATGCTCTCTCATATATTGAATACAACCTTGGCTTTTCCCTCCGCCCATGATGGCGTCACATACTTTCATCATAGCTTTTCCTTTCTTGTTAAGTAGTGCTTGCAAAAATAATTTTGACGTGTCGATGTACACCGGATTCTTACACCCTTTCATCAACAGAAAAAAGAGACTATAGTTGTCAGTTTTTTATTTATATATAAATGTATGTATTAATTTTGCATAACAGCATCACCTTCTTTACAGCTTGTCTCTCAGCAGCTCGCACGGATTAAAGAATGCCGCCAGAAGAGAAGACTGTGTTGGTATGGGTCGAGACTCAGATCCGTGCGAGCGCCTAACGAAAACGCTACTTATTATCATTACTTCGTGATCTATACCTTATATCGTAAGTATAAATCAGGTCGATAATAATAACAAGTAGCGCTCAGCGAAATTTTCGTCATGCAGTTTTGTCGTTGAATGTCAGGTCGTTATAAGCGTTCTGGATGATGTCGGCAGTGAAGCCCGCGTAGGTAAGTGTCTGCATCTCGGAAGAGTGTCCGAGCATTTTCTGTAGCATTTTGATATCCGTTCCATTTTTAATCTGCCACCAGCAAAAAGTTTTCCGGAGGGTGTGAGTACTCACATGTACGCGATCCGCGATGCCGGTCTCCCGTGCAGCCTTCTTTAGTAGATCCTCGAGGTTGTTCCGGTGGATCGGGACGTTGTCTCCGTCGCGCATCGCCCGGTCGGAGCGGAACATGTACTGGTCTCGCGAGATGACGTATCCGCGGGCGTCCATGTAGCCGAGGTACTCCTCAGCGGCGTCACGGACGGCTTGGTTGATCGCGATATGTCGATTCTGCCGACGCTTGCGCGTGGTCGCGGTCTTGCGCTCGAGGATGACGATCTCGGGACGCCAGCGCAGGATCTCGTCGATGAGATCACCCCAGCGCAACCTGAGCAGGTCCGACGCACGCAACCCGAAGTTGATGCCACAAACGAACAATAAGTAATTACGCCACTGTCCTTTCTGGCGGTAATACGCGATCATAGCCTCGATATCGGCCTGTTCCTTCAGCGGCTCGGCAGCGTGCTCCGGGGCGGCGAGCTCGACGAGGTTCGCGTCTGGGCTCGCTGGCTGGATCAACCCGGAGAGCGACCCTGGCATTCTGATGATGTTGTTTTCTTTCATTATAAGCTCCTCCTGTCTTTATATTGTCGGCTCGGTGGTTCGGCTCTGCGACTGGTCCGTACTGGTCGCGACGCGACGCTGGATCCCAGTGCCACCTTTTTTGTACCGAAAGTATAACCCCGTCCGACCGGAATAACAACCCCCGGGGAGCATCGAAAATTTCAGAATTTTTCCGGAAGTGCCACGACGGAGCGTTCAGCGGAGCACGCCGCGGTGGAGCATGGCTTTTCGCGTGTTTTGGCGTGTGTACGGAAGAGTAGGGGAGAGAGTCGATATGGAATACCTATTTGCGAGTCTGTGGGATGTGGCAACGCCCAGCGATGCCTGCTTTCCAGTTTATGGAAAATATGGAAACTATCCCCGGTACTCATGGGGAAGTGGTAAAAGACAATGCTAATAATTCGTATACAGATAATATGCAGTCAGCACCTATGCAAAAATCAGATCATCTTTTCATGATATAGTATGCAATAACAACAATCTAGACTCATGTTTTCGTGATGTTCATCCTAGTGGTCGGCTTTTAAAAAAAATAAAAAAATTTATTAAATTATTATTGACTTTTCAATCTCACATGTTCTATTCTATAGACGACGAAAGCCAACGACAACAAAACACATCCGCTAGACATTCGGAAAACATTCTAACACTTTCCAATCTAGCAAGGTGCAATCAAAGTCCATTCAGGGCAAGCACCACAAGGCTAGCGCCAACAAAGTTGGTCTAAGACCAACTAAACCCAACTCATGGATGCAGTCAGAACGCGTGAACTGAACGCGTTCCAACTAAATCCAACTCGATCCTTGAAAACTAAATAAAATGCACTGTTTTCAAGGCTAATCAGTCTATAGGAGGACTAAAATGACTAATTACAATGAATACACCGATATGATCGTAAAAGCTAGCAAGCACGCTGTAAATGCAGTATTCCTCATGAAATCCAAAAGAGGAAGCGAACTCCCTTCAAAATGGAATAATTGGGACATCTTCACAAATACCATCACAATTGATGATAAAAGCGATACTATCACTTTTAAAACTGCCTCGGGCTATGTAGACAATGTTAGTCGTGACGATTTAGAGCAGATCGCCTCATTAGCTATCTGTGAAGAACTCGCTTGTGCTGAATCCACAAAACAGTTCGAATATGATGAATTGTTTGAAATTGCGTTTATCGCCATTAGACGCAAGGTCGTTCAGGTCCAATATAACACTCACGGTCGTTATATTGCTAAACTGAAAAGCTCAAAAGCGATTCAGACAGAACTTGAAAAAGCTAATCAGACAGATTTAGTAAACGCTATTGTCAATAAAACAGATAAAGCCGTAACAATAGCTAAAAAAGCGGGAATTGATATTTATGACCGCACTACAGGCCCGGCTTATAATCAAGCCAGAATGATAGAAAATAGGGATTATGAAAACCTTCAAACTAGAATCTATCAAAATGAAAAAGAAGAATACATTCTTTCTCATATGAAGCCGGAACTTGCTAGAATATACGCAATCTATAAAGACGGGTTCGAACCGTGCAATAGCAAAAAATCAGAAGTCACAGCCGAGTACATCCGCAAAAAGATGAATTACGGAAACTCGATCTCACGGCAAACAATCAATAACCGTGTGAACGAAATGAAATCATCTTATGCGGTCTATGCGAAAGAATTCGACATTCTTTCCTACAATGGCGAAAGCGAAAGAGCAATATCTAATACGGGTGAACTTATCCGACTCAATAGACATAAGACTGAAAAAGTCGTGCTTAATATCATCGAACTTAACAAAATACATGCAAAATCAGCGGAAGGCTACAAAAACGTAGCAGACCATGAAGGATACTACACAACCGATAAAAGCCGTTATATTCCGGGCCCGAACCACGGGAAAGGGATAGAATGGGAACGTAGCGAACTTAAAGCACTTAAAATGAAGATTATTAGAGAAAACAATCTTCATACAAACATCGTTAGCA